TGGTTCTTCAGGAACAAGTGGTATTGCAGGTTCTAGTGGTTCTTCAGGAACAAGTGGTATTGCAGGTTCTAGTGGTTCTTCAGGAACAAGTGGTTCTAGCGGGTCTAGTGGTAATACTGGCTCTCCTGGAGTTGAAGGTATGGATAGTTCAAACTCAGGTAGATGGGTTTATAATGGTGCTGGAGCAACTGCTGACCCTGGTTCAACTTATTTTACCGCAAATTATGATCTTATTTCTGATATAACAAATATCTGTATACATAGTGAAAATGAGGATACTGCTGATTATAGTAAATGGTTTAACGCAGAAAAAGAGTTTTTTGATGCTGGTTCTGAAATTTATATTGAGCTATATCAAGTAGGTAGTAGTGATATTTTAGGTTTATGGAAGTTAACTGAATATTGGCAATATGGTACATGGTACGAATGGGTATTTGAAACATATCTTGTTGCTAATAATAGTTTAAGTCAAGGTGAAATATACACCATATCTTGGGTAGCACATGGATACGAAGGTTCTTCAGGAACAAGTGGTATTTCAGGCTCTTCAGGCTCTTCAGGAACAAGTGGTATTGCAGGCTCTTCAGGTTCTTCAGGAACAAGTGGTATTGCAGGCTCTTCAGGTTCTTCAGGAACAAGTGGTATTGCAGGCTCTAGTGGTTCTTCAGGAACAAGTGGTATTGCAGGCTCTAGTGGTTCTTCAGGAACAAGTGGTAATTCAGCTGCTATTAGTGGAACTGGTAATACATATACCAAATTTGTAACTACCACAACAATTGGGAATACCGTATATCCAGTAAAGGAAAGTACATCAGTTCCTCTTGCTCTTTTAATGGGTTCTGAAGCAAAAGGTAAAGATGAAAATAGTATATCACATTCAAACACAAAGTTTGCAGCTGCTGGTGATACACAAACAAATCAGGTAATATACTCAGGTACAATTCTTAAAAATGCGACTACGTCTATATTTATTAATAGTGCAGGTGATAGAATAACAGTTCCAAATAAGTGGTTTATCGGATTTGAAATACAGATGATAGTAAAAACATCAGGTGGAGATTTATCATTTAGAACATATCACGGTGCGGCTAAATATGATACAGTAAGTGCAGAAATTGTTGGTAGTGTTACTGAAATGATAGTAGCTGAGGATAATAATAATCAGTTAAGTACATCAATTACTATTGTAGCTAATGAATTAAATATAGCTGTTACTGAAAATCTAGGATTTCATAACCTCCAAGTCGTAGCGTATGTTAGATATACAGAAACATATTAAATATATAGTATAAATAATTAAATAAAATGCCTTATATAATATCGGGAAGTGTTGGTATTAATTGTATTACTGGAATTGCAGATAATGTTGAATTTCAAGTTGATTCCACTAGAGGAGCCATATTAATACCTAGAATGAGTACTAGTGAAAAAAATTTACTTACCGGAGTAAGTGGTATGATATTATATGATAATACATTAAATAATTTTCAAGGTTATGAAGATGGAGCATGGGTTTCTTTAACAGCAAGTGGACTTGTTGAGTTTGATGATTTAGATACTGATCTCGTTGGATCAGCTCTTATTTCTGCTAGTGCTGTTGATTGGGATACTGCTATGCAGTTTACTAAAGATTTAACTGGTAGTACAACATTAACATTTAGTAATTTAAGGGTTAATAAAACAATTACACTTACTATTTCAGGAGATGAATCTCTAACATTACCTGCTTATGTTGATATAATTTCTGGAACCTACGCTACGGCTTCCCCTAATTTAATTGTATTATATTGTGCTGGTGCAACCAGTGGTTCTGAAATTGTGTGGGGTACTATAAACCAAGAAGGATAAAATATGATACCAAGTATAGGAGTAGAAAAATTATTTTTGAGTGGTACTGGAGGAGTAGCTCCTCCCGTGGACTATAAAGAATTTGTAGTTATTGAAACAAACGCAACTACCGTTCATTGGTCAGATGATTATTTTGAAACTGATGATAATTACGCAACTTATACACATTTACATAGAGCTGGGTTTGTTGGTGGTAATTCAGGTATTGGTTGGTATACAGGTGGAACTAGTGCAAGTAATATGACATTTTATTGGACAACGAATGGTGGTATTAGTTGGAGTAATACCACAGCACCAACTAGTTGTGCAAATGCTGCGCTATCTGATGATGGAGACTATATAGCACTTGGTAGTGATAGTTCACAGTCAGCGCTAGCGGCACGTCAGAGATTTTATAATCCGACAGATGGTTGGTATAATATGCCAGATTCTGTGATGTATAGTACTAAATATGGTGGTAGTGCAAGGTCGGGTATGTCACGTTCAGGTGAGTATACATATACTGGTAGTCGGGGTAAGGGTATTGCTCAAAACAGTAATTATTTAGATGAAAGTAGTTGGAGTATGGGTTATTCTAACGGTAGTTGGGGTGCTTATCGTGGTATAGGTATATCGCCTGATGAATCTGGTTGGATGGCTGGTGAAACTGATTGGGAAACTCAAGTAAGGTGGTCTAATGTAATGGGATTTGGTACAATGTATAGTAAAGTCCAATCTGGTGTGGGTCAGACATATGCTTTAAAAAATAACGTATATGGATATGCATCTACTGATAATAAATATTGGGAAGCTAATAATGCAACGACAATGACACAGCAAGGTAGTACAGAAACATTTTTAGTGACTGACGATGATAATACTGTAGAATGGCTGGTAAATATGGATACTAGTAACTCTGTATGTGATGGTAATGCTATTAATGGATTATATAGACATGCTGTATTTATGTCAAGAGATGGTAATCATATAATGTATGTTAAAAGTGGTGATGATAAACTATATTATAGTGATGATTTAGGTGTAAGTGAAACTGACAGAACCCCTAGCACCTCATGGTCTCCAGATACAGGTACTATAATGTTACAACAGTATAATAGGGCTTGGTATTAAAAAATTAATATATTATGTACGCAAGATTAAAAAATTTAGCAGATTGGACACAAGGACTTAAAGTATATCATAGATTACCTTTAAAATGGAAAAAAAATGATGGTGCGGTTATATATAATTTTAGATCAGCACATCCATCTATTATAAGTGATGAAGGATTTCGTTTAGTTGTAATAGAGGTTTTACTCCCTGATTATATCTATGGACCTGTTACTTATGATAACCAAGCTGATACTTTTACAAGAACTCAGAAATCAATATATGATGGTATAACTTTAACAGAATATAAGAAAAGTCGCGCAAGAGAAATAGTAGGAATGATTAATGATATTATAAATCTTACCAGAGAAGCTTATGATTCATATATTGCAGATAGTAATTGCGGAGTTAATATTACCAGACTTAATAAGATTAGAAATACTGCAAGGGATAAAAGAAAACAATTCTTTGAAACTATTCAAACCAAAACTACATATGCTCAGGTTAATACTTTAGTAGATATAGTTAGAGCTCAAATAGAAGCTGTAGAGGCTTATGATATATTTGATGATTATTTAACTTAAATTATTTTTTAATCTATAATGAAATCTTATTAATGAATTACCATATAATAAGAAAAATTAATTATGGAAGAAAAAGAAGTAAAACTTACCCAAGAGGAAATAAATTCAATTAGCACATTAAGAGAGGAGATCTTAATAAACATAGAAACTGTTGGTAGATTAAATATTAAAAAACATATAATAACTAAAGATCTTAATGATGAACTCGATCTTGTATTGATTCAATCTAGTGTACTTGAAGAAAAGGAAAAAGCAAAAATAAATGAAATTGTTGCTAAATATGGGGAAGGTAGATTAGATTTTGAAACTAATATTTATCATAAAGTATAAATGGATCAATCCAATATACTAAGAAAAACCAAATATGATATTTCACGGACTCTAAGTAAACTCGAGAAATCCATATCAGCTATTTCTGGTAATAAACCCAGAATTCTTTTTGTAGCTCCTCACTTATCAACCGGAGGAATGCCTCAATATTTATATAAGAAAATAGAAATATTAAGTGAGAATGCTGAGGTTTATTGTATACAATATTCAAATACTGCTGAAATATATGCAGTTCAGAGAAATAGAATAAGAGACTTATTAGGAGATAAATTTACATGTATGGGTAAGGATAAGAATCAAATATTAGACCTAATCGAAGAAATTTGTCCAGATATAATACATTTTGATGATTTTGTTGAATTCTTTATTGATGATAAAATCATAGAAAAAATATATTCTTTAGATAGACCATATTTTATATACGAGACATGCCACAGTTCAAATGCATCCCCTAATGATAAATTATATAGACCAGACAAATTTATAATGGTTAACCAATGGATGGTTAATAAATTCGAACATCTTGGTGTACCTATGGATATACTAGAATACCCAATAAATGCTTTTAAAAGACCTGATAGAACCAATGCATTAACTTCTTTAGGCCTTGATCCAAATAAAAAACATATTATTAATGTTGGGTTATTTACACCAGGTAAAAATCAAGGTGAATTAATAAGATATGCAAAAGCACTAATTGATTATCCGATTGAATTTCATTTCATAGGTAATACTGCTGCTAATTTTGCTGAATATTGGGAGCCATTAATACAGGACCTTCCAAAGAATTGTATATTATGGGGTGAATCTGATGATACTGATAAGTTCTATAGCGCAGTGGATTTATTTGTTTTCAATAGTATATGGGAACTAAACCCAATTACAATAAAAGAATCACTATCCTGGGGATTACCTATAATGATAAGAAAACTTGAGCCGTATTTAGATACGTATGACAATAATCCATTAGTTCATTATATGTCGAATACAGAAGAGGTAAATCTAAAGGCTATATTAAAATTTTTAAATTTATGCAAATAAGGAATATAGATGCTTATAAGAATAATATCAGAGCAAAGAAAATGATGTTTGATCACCCTCCTATATTCGAATTTACCTTTGATTATAATCCAAAAATAGCAGCTAAACAATCTTTAAATAGATCTGAATATACAGCTAAGTTTATAGATAAAAGAGATAATATAACATATTTTGAAAGTAAGATTTCAACGGGTTTATTTTCTATGATGTATCGTAGATGGTTTACGCCTTGGCTAATCCGATGTTATGACACTGATGATAATATTGTTTATGAGTTGGATTTTGAAGAATCTTTATATAATAACAAGATATGTATTTCTATAGATAGTCGCTCTTTAGGTGATACATTAGCTTGGATCACAGTAGCTGAAATATTTAGACAGAAATATAAATGCGATTTATATGTAACGAGTTTTTGGAATGATTTACTATTACATTTTTATCCTGATATAAGGTTTAAACCTCCTGGTACTAGAGAACCAGGAACTAATACTATTTTTGGCCTTGGCTGGTATACTGAAGAAGATAGAAGTATGCATAAAAGAGATCCAAGAATAATATCATTACAACAGGTAGCTGGAGATATATTAGGCATTGAATTAGATAATGATATTAAAACACAATATATCCCTGATATAATCAAAGATTCTAAAAGAACTATTGATGGTAAATATGTTTGTATATCAATGGAATCTACTGCCAATGCTAAACATTGGCATTACCCAGATGGTTGGCAGAAAATAGTTGATTATCTAAAAACTATTGGTTACGAGGTTGTTGTTATACAGAAGCAATCAACCACTCTTAATGGTGTGATAGATAAAACTGGTGATCGTAACATTATGGAAAGGGCCATTGATATACACCACGCAGATTTTAGCATAGGTATAGGTTCAGGGCTTCCATGGCTAGCTTGGTTTTTACATAGGCCAGTCGTGATGATATCTGGTTTTTCACTACCTCTCTGTGAATTTAATGATAAAAACTATAGAGTTATAAATAATGATGTTTGTCATGGATGTTTTAATGATATATCACATAAGTTTGATAGAAACAATTGGAATTGGTGTCCTAGGCTAGAAGGAACTGATGATATTTTTCAATGCACCAAATTAATTACCCCAAAAATGGTAAAAGAAAAGATTGATGAATTGATTATAAAAGAAGACATAAGCACTGAATAGGATATATACTTATAAAGAACAAGTTTAGTTCTATAATATATTCTATTAAAATGACTTTTAACCCAGAAAATAGATTTCCAAAAAAAGGTATTCCTGTTTACAATAGTGCAGGTGAGCAACTGAATATATCTGATCCTAGATATAGATATCAGGATGAGCTAGAAAATACTGAGAAAATTGCAGACTCTAGTACCGATAATTATTATGGTACGACCGGGGCCGCACTCGCGAGAGCGGTACAAATAGGATGTAATGGTTACCACACAGCTATTGATTCTAGTGGGGTTTATCATTATGTACCATGTGACGATGCACAACAACTTGCGAATAAATTAGATTATTTAGATAGTGCTATTAACTTTACCTATATAGGTAACTATAGAGTTTTAACATGGGACGTACCATTTCATTATGTTTCCTCTATTAATGGTTGGATTATAGATGTTGGTACTTCAATAGAGGGTGAACCAGTTCTACTAAACACAGTTGCTAATGCTGAAATTGATAATGATATTGCTATAGATTTTAGATATTCTATAGATGGTGAAACATGGTCGTTATGGGCAAATGTTGGAACTGCTTTAACTGGATTTTCACAAGGATACACATCAAATTTAGATTCTGAAATTTTTAAAGTTACATTAGATCCATCCCAACCATTTTATCCTGAATTTAGATTTACCTCTGTCCTACGTAATAATGATGGTAGTATTGCATGGGAAAGTGACCAACCAATAGATCCTACGTTATCCTTAATTAGTTTTGATTTGGATCTTACGTATGATCCAGATCCTTATGGACCACAAGATACAGTTATAAAAAAACCAGCAGCTGATTGTTCTAATGAAAAATCAAACAAACCAGTTGTATTTGATAACAATAATTTTACATTTAATCCATACGCAATTAATAAGGGAATAAATCTATATAAAGATTTAAGTCTTATTGTTAATAAAGTTTTTGGTTTTGATGTTAACTATTATTCAGTGCAACCACAAGCTCGTGGCGAAGATGTTGTTTTAAAAGAATATACACTATTTGATGTAGTTGATGAAAAATGTGTAAAGGTAGTAATTCCACAGAATCAATTTCCGGATAGTAAGGTTAATATAGACCCATTTGGTATTCAGTTTGAAGAACCATTCGAAATACACATAGATAAAACATATTTCGAGAGTATATTCGGAAAAGGTTCACAACCTAGAAAAAGAGATATTATATATTTTGAATTAACAAATCGTATCTATGAAATTAATTCAACATATCTTTTCAGAGATTTCATGTATTCCCCAGTTTATTATAAAATAGAATTGAAAAAATACAACCCAAAATCAAATACTTATTTCAGAGATCCTGCATACAAGGAAGAACTAGAGGGTATTGCTATCAGTACTATTGATTTATTTAGTGCTGAAGAAGAGGATGAGCAGAAAAAAATTACAAAGCCACAACAATATGCTACATCTAGTCAAAGGCGAGAAGAAGATCCGGTTAGAAGTTACATATATGAAAAATTACCAATTGTTGGGTATGATTTGAATAATAACTGGACTATTATATTTAATAATTATTATGATATGTCAGATTCATTTCTTACTGATTCGGAATTCATATTCGAACCAAATAAATATAGAACAGCGGTTAGATATAAAAGCTCTCCTAACCTAACTGAAGAAGGTGAACTTTCATATACGTGTTGGTTTAATATGAAGAATTATATCAACGAGAATAATCTATCTAAGAAACCATTTTCACCCTTATCTATAACTAAAATTTCAGAAGATATTAATGAGATAATATACAGTACCTCTCCATATAAGCATGGATTAGATATGTTCAGAAACTATTCAGATAATCCGGAGGGATATGTAGCAATACAAAGTGATACTAACCACAATGGAGGTTTTAAAGTAAGAAGAGTCATTGATGAATTCCAATTTTCAGTTGTAAATACTAATTTACCATATGCTAATAATAATAGAATACCTTTAAAAATGCAAAAGGCACAGGCTAGGAATCTCATTGATGGTACATATTTAGATGCCAATTTAGATACAAAAGGACTTAGAATAGATTTAGTTCACTCTGGTAGTAATGAACCAGCTAATAATAACTTTATACAGAATGGTAGTATAGAATTGATATTGAACGATTTAACTTATGATTCAAGATTACAATTTGTACCTGAACAAGGTGAATGGTATGGAATAGTAGTTAATATATCAAATAAATATAAACAAATGGGTATTAATATATGGAAAATGTCATATGATCCTATTAACCCATCACAACAAAGTAGTAATCTCATAAAAGTACACGAGGACTATAGAGCATTGACTGTACCGTATATTTTTAGTGCACCAACAGATATTGTTACTGATACTGATAATCCATTATATGGTACAGATAATAATTCATATAAAATACATACTTCCCCTATATTATTGGGTAACATAAGATTATTTAAAAATATGATAGATATAGATAAGCAATCTATTGTTTTAAACCAAAATATAGTTAGGGATGAACATTTAGCATATTTTGTAGATAATGCTAAACCTAAACTTATTTTACCGAAATTTGCTAGAAACAGATAATTATGCCAAGAAGAAAACCAAAACCAGAAAAGGTAGTACAGGAAAAGATAAAAGAATCACTTGATGCTATATTGAGTGATGATGAAATAGATTTTAAAGGACTTGGAACTCTAGATTTACCTAGAATAAAAACTACAGATATAATGGATTTCAAGGAAGCTACACAGACTACGGGAAGTGATGCTAATGAATTAATGGACTCAGTACTTAAGTTTTATCTTGATGAAAATTTAATTGATGATGCTACATATTTTAGTTACAAAAAGAAAATAGATGCTATGCATCTTGCTTCTATGATGCTGCAATTAAAAAACGCACAGCATTCTATTATAAAACTACAAGAGGAAATAGATTTGGGAGATACAAACGTTAGAAATTTTGAGGTATTAGCACAATTACAATCTCAGATTATGCAAATGCCCAAGGACTACCAGGTGTACATGGAAAAAATGGAGGAAAGCTATAAAAAGAATCAAACCTACCTAGAAGATAAAGCCAAATCTGGTTCAGTACAATTAGAAACTAGCGGTAGTGGCGGAAATGTATATAATCCGGTTATTGGTGATCGCGGAGGAATAAAAGTCAGAGGAACCAAAGGTTTAATGGAGGGTTTGAGAGATATAATAAGCTCTGAAATACAAGATGTTAAGGCAGAAGAAATTAACGATGAAGATATTGATGAGAGTTCATTAGTTGATGCTAGGAAAAAAGCAGCATTGAATCTGGATAGAAGTGTACATACTACAGAGGAAAACCTAGAGATTGATGATGAATTGTTTAAATAGAATTAAATAATATGGGTAAGAAAGCAGCAGGATCAGGATCTAATTATTGGACTACTGAAAGAGTTAATGAATTACTCCAAAAAATAGAAGAGGAAGGATTGGACTTTAAAGAAGTCGAAAATCCATTCCATGACGGAGATCCCGAGTTAAAAAAACCAAACCTACTTTGGGAATATACCCAAGATGAAATTCTTGAAATTGAGAAATGTAGTCGTGACGTTATTTATTTTGCTAAATATTGTAAAGTAATGACCGATGATGGCTATGAGTTCATCACGCTTAGGGACTATCAAGAATCTGTTATTAAGGAATATCAAAAACATAGATTTAATGTTTTTGTTGCACCTAGACAGGTTGGTAAATCTATTACTTCAGCAATTATCTTACTTTGGTATCTTCTATTCAATCATGATAAAAATGCAATGATTCTTGCAAATATAGGTGATACTGCTGAAGAATTAATAGATAAGATTAAATCTATGGTTAAGGGTTTACCATTCTTTCTGAAACCTGGTATGATTGTTAATAATGTTATGTCAATGAGATTTGATAATGGCTGTAGAGTACAGGCAAAAACGACTACGAAAACAACAGGTATTGGTTTTACTATCCACTTTTTGTATATGGATGAATTTGCTCATATTAATGAGAATTTCATGGAGAGTTTTTTCAAATCAACATATCCAACAGTATCAGCATCCAAGATTTCTAGAGTAATTATTACATCTACCCCCAATGGTAGGAATAAATTTTATGATATTTATAATGATGCACTACTAGGTCTAACCAGATTTAACCCGATCCGGGTTGACTGGTGGCAAGTACCAGGTAGAGATGAAGCATGGAAAGCTGAGGAAATTGCTACACTAGGCAGCGAGGAGGCATTCAACCAGGAATATGGTAATCAATTTCTAAGTTCAGATACTTTGTTGATAGGTTCGAATGAACTTAATAAAATGAAGAATAATGAGTCTGAATACACTTGGCGCGAGATTGATGTATTAGAGGATCTTGGCGTATCTTATGAACATTTAAAGTGGCATCCTAAATTTAGGCTCGAAGAAGATACGTTATTGAATAATAAATATGTACTTTCTGTGGATCTTGCCGGTGGTGGAAAGGGTGACTATACAGTGATTAATATATTTAAAGTTGTTCCATTACCAAAGAAGGTAATTCAGGAGATGACAGACTTTACTGATGAATCCGATTTCTTTGGTCTTTTGCAAGTTGGTTTATTCAGAGCTAATGATATTGAAATTGAGGATTTCAAGAAAATATTGGAGACGCTAGTTATTGATATTTTTGATATTGAAAATATACGTATTTTATTGGAGATGAACTTTAAAGGTGATTTTCTCCATGATAAGATGCTTTTAAATGATGATATTCCGCCTGAAATATTTGTACACACAAAACATACAGAGGCTGCAAGACATAAAAAACCAGGTATAAAATATGGTAACGATAAGATTAAATTAAGATATTGTGAAATATTAAGATCTAAAACCAGATCGAATAAAGTAATTCTAAACGAGAAGAAATATACAGTTCCTGAAATGTTTTCCTTCGGTATGAATGGTAGGGGTACATATTCAAGTCAAAGTGGACATGACGATATTGCAATGTCAGCTGTAAATACCTCCGCATTATTCGAATCAGTAGATCTTTATGATTTAATAAGTGATATCTATGATAATCTCAGTGAGGACTATCGAGCACTCATCGAAGATAAGCTAAATGAGGGTGCACAAGCTGATGGCATCTCTAAAGAAGGTGGTTTTTATAAAGACTTCAGCAAACTGCTATAAATAATTGAATTCCTGACGATATATAAATACATAAGCCAATCTGTGTAACATACATAATTATATGTTCTAGTTTGGATATATAGTAAGCAAAAATATCTCTTGAATAATAATGGCAAAGAAAATCAAACTTGATTTATCACAATTTAAAGCTTCTGGTGTATATACGCTTGAATTTGATGCGTCTGAAAATGTAATATTAACTTCCCAGACGATCAGATTGGTAGTGGGATTCTCCAATAAAGGTCCTTTTAACGCACCGGTATACGTTCCGGACGTTACTACAGCATTAGCAGTATTTGGTGATATAGATAAGACCTTAGAAGCTAAGGGTTCTTATTTCCATAGATCGATATTAGCATGTCTTAATACTGGCCCTGTGTTCGCATTAAACTTGCTAAGTCTTAATAATGACGAGACTAGTACAACCGCAGATAAAGTTAATTACTTCGGTTATTCTATCGACACAGAACAATCTAATGGCGTTTTAACGTCTAAATTATATGCATCGTTCTATAACAAAGAAAGATTCTGGTTCGCAGATCCTGATTATTTCTTAGCAACACTTTCTACTGTTGATACTGGAAGATTATTCAATCTTGTAAATCTAGGTAAAGAAGCGATGAGTATTATCGTTAGAAAATCTACTGACAATACACCACCTCTAGCAGGTTTTGATGTTTTTGCTTTAGATTGGTATGGAGCGGATAAAGTTCCTAGTTTTATGCATCCACACGATTATATTTCTGATTATTTTATTGACATAATTGCTGTTTCTGGAGATTGGACTGATTATGAAACATTATCATTGGATCCAAAGTGGTCGAGCTATTTTACTAATAATGGATTTGATAAGGATCAGATAACTAATTTCTTATCACAACCAGAGGTTAATATAATTACACAACAAACGGGATGTTTAATTCCTAATTTTGTTGATCTAAACGGTAATAACCAATATATCCAAACCTTAATTAATAATAATAGTCCATCAACTGGTCTATTTTGTGCTGTTGATGAAGAGGGGATGGAAAACCTTTGCAACAATACATTTAAGATCGACTTAGTTGGTCACCATTTAATTGATGAAATGACAGCTGATAGAGATTTGACTGATACGAGATTAAATTTCTTAAGTTATGATCAAAATTTATTAGCTGATTATCTATACACACAAAATACTTTTGGTTTAACTGGAGCTTCTTCTGGCGCACCTAATATAACTTCATTTAATGTTGGTACTGTATATAGAATACCTGGTGTTACCGGTCCAACATCTGGTGTACCATATCAGTCTTTTGAAACATATAATGCATCTGCAACTTATGGTGGGTTACATTATTTACAAACTAATACGGGTGTTACGGGTTATTCTTTAACCTCAACTGAAAAAACTGAATTATTAGAGTTTTTAACCCCAACCGCAACAGATCAACCATATATTGTTGGTCGTGTTACAGGTCTTACTGGTGTTACTGGGTCCGTTATAAATCAATTTGAAGAAAATGATTTAGTTAAGCTTAAGGTTAGTGGAGTTATACAATCAAGTGGTAATTTAATTGTTACTTTTACCCATCCATTGGATGGTGCCGCATATGTGGCAGATGGAGTATCAGTTACCCCTGTATATGATATTGTTGGTCCTACTGGTTTAGCATTTGAGAATTATTATCAATTCGCAAGTGCAGATTATATTGATGTAGTAGCAAACGTTCCCGGTATTACTGGAGGAACTGCTGATGTTTTAGTTGGTCAATTAAAAAGTCAATTTTATTATGACAATTTAAAAGGTGAATTAGCTGATGGGGATCAATTATGGTTAGCATCAGATCCTGCTAATGGCGAAAATTATATCACCTATGAAAATACTATAGATAGAGATCAATATTCTATCACTAGAGCAAGAGCGTATAGTAATGAAAGCATGCCGTTTAGTGCATTAACTGATTATCCATCAGTTACAATAGGAAGTGTATATACTACTGATAATATAGGTAACCCAGTAGCTAATGGTAAAACAAATATAATTTCTTCTGTTGGATCAATTAATGAATTCGTTGATATTATAACAAAAGTAGACCCTACAAATTTCACTATAACATCATCACCAACTACAGCGATTTCAGTAGGTGATTTATTAGTTTCTACTGATTTAGATGTTTGTATACCAACAGGAGCAAACCAACAAAAGAGGTTAACTGCAGTAACTGCAGTAGCACAAACATTAACCGCTAATGTAGTACAGGTTACTACTGCCAGACCAGTATATTATTATGCTGGTACAACATTAACTGTACAGAAGTTTAAGTCAATCCCTCAATTTACAACATCATTTGATTTTACGTATTTAGCTGGATTTACAATGACAGATGCACACAGACCAAATGGTACTGATGATAGAATAGGAGAAATCTTAGATGTTATGTATGATACTAATATATCTGCTACTTTAGCAGCTAAAGATATTATTTCATATAGATACATCGTCGATACATTCAGTGGAGTTATAGGGCCTGGTTCTAAATATCAATTGAGTAGATTGGCTAAATTAAGACAGAAAGCATTAGCTTTTATTAATGCTCCGTCGATGACACAATTTAGAAACTCAACAGATCCTAGGTTTACCGCTGCACCAACATCGGTTGATCCGTATCCACCATTAAAGGCACAGTATATTGCAGAGGGTGGAAATCTTTCATTAAACCCATCTTATACGTTTAGTTTACCTACTGAAGATCAAGGATCTAAATATGCAGCTTATTTTATGCCTTATTTAGTAATGAGAGAGAATAACAGGAACATTAAAGTTCCACCAGCAGCATACATTTCAAATAATTTTGTAAGAAAATTTGCAAATGGAGAACCTTATAGTTTAGTAGCTGGTGAAAAGAGGGGAATAATATCAGGTAATAACTTAGTCGGTGTAGAATATGAATTCACTGATGAGGATAGAGGATGGCTAGAGCCAGTAGGACTTAATCCTCTGATTAAGAAAAGAGGCAAGGGTGTAACTATATTCGGTAATCAAACTGCATATCAAACTGTAAATTCAGCATTCAATTTAATTCACGTTAGAGATCTTCTAATTAGTTTAGAAACTGATGTTGAAGAAGTAATGTCGAATTATCTATTTGATTTTAACGAGGACTCAATAAGATTAGAAATAAAAACTCTAGTCGATAATTATCTAGATGGAGTAAAAGCCGGTGGTGGTATTTATGCTTACCAAGTGGTTATGGATTCATCAAACAATACTCCAGCGATCATAGATCAAAATATGGGTATTATAGACATTATAGTTGAGCCAGTTAGAGGTATCCAAAAATTCATTAATAGAATTACTGTTACGAGAACAGGAGGTATTGCTTCTGGTGGATTTATCCAATTTGCATAATTTTCGTCGATTGAGATAAATATAAAAAAATAACTAAAGTTAATGGCGAGATTAGCACACTATCAAAATTCTATAAATTCAATAAACAAATTCGAACCGGTTTTCTTAAACCAGTTCGAAGTTGTTGTTATTCCTCCTGCTCCAGTTGGTGGAGGGGAAATATTATTGGAGCAAGTTATATCAGTTAGCGGCTTGGATGTTGACAAAAATCCAGGATTTGTTGCACAGAAGTATAAGTTTGCTAAGAGAAATTATGCAGGTGGTAAGCCTGATACAACTACACTAGATCTTGATGTAAAGTTTACTGTAAACCTTGATGATTCAAATTCAATGTTTGTATTCAAAACACTTAGACAGTGGACAGATTTAATATATAATCCATTAACAGGTGCACAAGGAATAAAAGCTGATTACACAGGAAGTATAGTCATATCAGTATTCAATAAAAATGGTGATGTATTTAGAAGAATATCATGTAAAGATGTTTTTCCACTAAAGGCTATTGATCCTATGGAACTTGAGTATGTTAATGGTACTAATCTATATGAAATTAATATGGTCTGGGCAGTAGATCACTGGAATGATTTATTCCTATAAAAAATTGAACAACTAAATGGCAGGTCTATCACATTTCAATAATTCAAAGGCAGGAAGAAATAACTTTGAACCGATTTTCTTAAATCAGTTTCAAGTACTTATTACTCCGCCTGCTCCAGTAAGCGTTGGTAACACAAACTTTAATGGAGAAAGTATATTAACTCAACAAGTTAAGAGTATGAATGCGCTCCAAGTTGATATACAACCAACTGGTCCAGTAACTCAATACTACAAGTTTGCTGAGAGAAGATATGCTGGTGGTGAACCATCAACATCTGATGTTCAGTTTAATATGAGTTTTGAAGTAAATCTGAATTCAGAAAATTCAATGTCAGTTTATAAAATACTAAGACAATGGTCAGATCTAATTTATAATCCATTAACTGGGGCTATGGGTTTGAAAAGAGACTATGTTGGAAATATGGTAGTATCGATATTCAATAAAGAAGGTGATGTATTTAGAAGAATTAATCTAAATAATTGTTTTCCTATAGAACCAATTACTGCTATGAATCTAAGTTATGATACTGGTGATGTACTTTATATCATAGACACTACTTGGAAGTCAGATCACTGGAATGACCTTTTCCTATAAACTAGGAACTAATTAACAATTTTATTCTATAATTTTTACTTTTCCACTATTTTGGGTGGAAGTGTTATATAAAGTAAAAATTAACTATGGATTTATCACCTGAAGAAATTCTCAGACAGAAAGAAATCAAAGGCGGACATCAATATGATAGTTCTCCTACAGATACTGTAACTACTGAATTAGAAACTAATGTTTACGTATCACCAAGAATACCTGTTGTTGAACCCCCAGATACAGCAACACCACCAACCCAGCCACCACCAAGTCCATCACTTGAACTTGGGTGGAAAAATCTACCATTAAATATCATACCGTCGATGGGTGATTATTACCCAGAAGGTACACAGATAGCGATTAGAGCTGCGGACGTAAAAGAAATCAGATTATATTCTATGATCGATGAGGACGATATGCTAGACATTGACGAAAAACTTAATTACGTACTTGACGAGTGCTCGCGTGTAAAATTTGGAAATCAAGGTGTAGTAACATATTTAGATCTAAAGAAAGAAGATAGATTTTTTATTGTTATGGCAATAAGAGATCTTACGTTCATAAAGGGTGAAAATAGAATAATAATTAGACCAAAGAAAAGATGTAGCACTGAGGGGTGTGAAGGAATAGAGGCTATTGAGTTAAGAACTGGTGTATTAAGTAACTATGAAGTAAGTCCACAATTAATGCAATACTATTCATCAATCGATAGGAAATTCATATTACCAATAGTTAAAACAGGAAAGACAATATCTATGCACGTACCATCAATTGGTGTATCAAAAGCAATTTCTAATTTTGTAAGAAACTCAGTTAAACGTGGTATTGAGATAGATGAAGCGTTTATAAAAATCGCGCCATTCTATTTTGATGATTGGAGAGAACTTAATGATAATGTAATAAGAGAAGCCATGATTGATTCCATGAATTGGAGTAAGGAAGAATTTTCTGCATATTTCATGTTATCTGAATTAATAAATATTGGAACTAAATTAGAATTAAAATTAAAATGTGATGTATGCAATGCTGGGGAGGTCATTGCACCAATCTATTTTCCCGGAAGGTTCAGATCTCTTTTCGTTATTACAGATATCTTTGGAGAACTTCTTCGACATTAAATTTCGTTTATGGAATGAACATAAAATGGATCCAGGTTGGCTTGAATCTATACCGTTTTATGAATACCAAATATGGCTTGATAAGCTTAATGATTCAATAGAAAAAGAAAATAAGAAGGCATTAGCAGATTCGGGTAAAAGTGAAATCTTCAGTTTTAAGAGCTAGGTAATCTGGATATATATACAATGAAATATTAGATTAATTAATGGCTAACAATACAAGAAAAATACTAAAAGAACTTTCGGATCTTACATCTAATATGGATGTACTAGCTAAAGAACTTAAGGATAGTGTAAAATCAAATAAAGAGGTTGCTGAAAACGTAAGCAACCTAACTGATAATATAGAAAAAGATAGAACTGATTCTAATAGACCCGATATAGTCAATCATAATAAACCAGAAGAAAAACTATTTGATAACCTTACTAAGTCATTCGAGAAAATAATGAGCGATAGTAATGAAGGTATAAAGGATATGGTTTCGAAGACTATGGAATCTAGTATACCTACTAACATTGCTAAGGTTAAAGCTGATTCTAAATTTAGTGATATTTTCAAAAACAATAAGATTAAGGATTCAATAAGTAAAGCTGCTAAAGCTATACCTGGTTTAGAAGAAGGTGGAGAAATAGAAGAAGAAGGATCTGTTATAGTTGGTGAAGGCGGACCTGAACTTGTTGAATTGGAAAAAGGTGATAATGTTAGGACTATTGAACAGCAAATGTTTGAAGACGAACTTGCTGATAATAAGAAATCCAAAGGTGTTCAAAACGAGACAGTACAAGAATCTTTGAATGAGATACCTGATGTAAAAGATGAAGTAATGACTGATGAACCCACCCTTGCAATAAAGGATAAAAGCGGACCCAGTGAAAATGAGATTAATCTAGAGAGGGAAAGATTAATAAAGGAAGATCCAAGTTTAAAAGATGATCCAGATCAATTAAAGGATGACGTTGATTACTACGTGAATGAATATAATAGAGAAACTTTTACACAAGAGGACGTAGTAAAGCTTAATGAACCAGTTAATAAGAACATCGAAACAACAGATGGTATAGTAACAGAAAGGAAGCAAAAGGGTGGATTTTTATCTAAACTTGCAAAGAAATCAAAAGATCTCTTTAAAGATATAACAACTGATACTAAAAAGGCAAGTGTTGAATCACTATCGCCTGAGCTGAGTATGCTAACATCAAGTTATCTTGATACACCAGAGACATCAAATCCTACTCAAACACAAGAACTTAAGAGTAAAAATATAAAAACCCTAGATAAAATTAACCGCGAGGACAGTAAACAAGAAATGAAAACTGAAAATGCTGTACTTGATAGAAGTGTAGATGCACTGAAACCTATGGTTGAGAAAAAGCAACCAGCTAAAAATGATGACATAGAACAAGAAACTTCTAAACCTAAGGAAGCTTCAGTAAATAATTCAAATAATGTTACTGAAACAAATGCACCTAAGGAACAAAGAAGAAAGAAAAAGAAAGATAAACCGGTTGAGCAAGTAAACCCAATAACAGCTAAGGACTTACAGGATATAAAATCTCTATTAGTTGCTATAAATAGGTCATTGAGTAGTCCACTCAATATTGCTTCTGACCAACCATATAGACCGGAGACAAATCAATTTTAACGTATATTAACACTTTATATTTTTTATTGCCGATAAATAGTATTACATTTGCACTTAGCGATAGTAGTGTATAATATATAAGTGAAGAAATTCTATGATAAAATCTACTGGGGTTGATGTAATATCGGTATTACCGATTGATGCACTTCTCGACCCAGAAAAAAATCTAGTATCTAAGGAAATGTGGATACTGAAACCAAAGTTAAATAGATTGTTTATAGTCTCTGGTGATTATATTCGGAATTTAGACGAAACTTTTTACTCCAGAAAGGATAGAAAAATGGATACTGTCTATCTAAAAATGGCAGATGTATGGTCAGAAAATTCTTATTGTAAAAGGAATAAAGTGGGAAGTCTGATAGTAAAAAATAAATCCATAATATCCGACGGGTATAATGGTCCTCCTGTTGGCTTTGCTAATGATTGCGAAGACCAAGAGAATAATACGTTACAATACGTATTACATGCGGAAGCTAATGCTATTACTAAAATAGCTAAGGGTACACAAAGCTCTGATGGCTCCACTCTTTATGTTACGGTTTCTCCGTGCTTCGAGTGTTCAAAATTAATAATACAATCCGGAATTAAAAGGGTTGTGTTTAAAAATTTATACAGAAAAACTGAATCTATAAGATTTCTATATGAAGCGGGTATAGAAATTGTGCGAATTTCAGATAATTTAATAAAAACTAAAGGGTTACTAAATGGGTAAAGAAAAAAATATTCAAATGCTAGCGGAAAATTTTATAGAAACTCGTACTCAGAGGGATTTCAATGCATTGTTTGTGAGAATAAAACCAGGGGTTTTAAACCATTGTTATTCATATCTCAAAGATTTTGAATTAGCAGAAGATGCATTCCTAAATACGATGTCAAAAATTTGGCAAAAGATAGATCAATATGACAGCGAGAGAGGTAACTTTTCTACGTGGTGTTATAATATTGCAAGAAATGAATCATTACTATTGATAAAAAGTAGAATACGTTATATTTCAAAATCTGCAGAGGAAATAGAATATGTATCAAGTAAAGAGGTCGACAAAAATAATACATACGAACCTGATGAAGATCCATTATGGGAGTTTTTATCTGGTGGGTCAACTGTGGATGATGTATATGATAAAGCAGTTGATGAAATTAATGCTTTACTCCCTCTATATAAAGACATTATGATCGATCGAGAGATACATGGCATGAAATATAAAGATATTGCGGATAAATATGGAGAAAAGAAGAGAACTATAGCTACAAGAATACGTAGAGCTAGAACTAAAATTAAGAAGACAATGGAGGATGCAGCTAAAAAAGCTAATCGTAATTCTTCAATAAAAATATAAAATTATATGTGGTTAGCCATTTTAAGATTACCGAAGATAATAAAGGATATTATCCTTTATTCCAAATATTGCCAGATTGTTAAATTAGAGTCTCAAAACTCTCCAGTTTGGGCTAAGCTAAAATTAAGACTTGATTGGTTCAAAAGAATTTACACTATCGTAAATCTTCCTCCAGAGGTTACTATGTCTAGAGATTTCCCTGTTGCATCTCGTCCTGCGTATGTTTTCGAGGAGATGCATCCAGCAAATGATTATCTAACTAAACTTAATCTACAAGAGCTTATCGTACCTTCGATGAGACCTGTTAAACATACGAACGATGAATCATATTTATATTATTATTCATTTTTATTTAGAAATTTCACCTGGTGGTGGTTAATTAGATTTATTGGTGAAATTATTACTATAATATATCTTTATCGTAATTGGACTCCTATTACTGAATTTATAATAGGAATGTTTTCATGGATATAAGTCATCTAAAACAAGAATATGAATTTAACTTTGCAGTTTTTTTCGATTCAAAGTTTACGTTTGCTGAAGCTGAACATGAATATCATTATGATGGTGTGAAGTTTGAATCAGTAACAACATTTAAAGATAGATTTAAAGTTCCTTTTGATAGAGACTATTGGTTGCCTCGTAAAGCAAGAGAAAGAAACGTGGATGTTTCTGTTATTGCAGCTGAATGGGATGCAAAAGCTCTTATTGGAACTACACTTGGGTCCAAAGTACACGCCTGGATAGAAGATTTCTGGAATGGTTTAAATCCAGAAATTCCAGAGGAGGAATCTGAATTTAAGAAGAGAGTGTTAAAGTTTATGCGTTTATATGAAGCTAAACTTAAGAATCTAATTCCGATATATCCAGAACTTAAAATATTTTCTAAGAGATGGAAACTTGCTGGAACGATAGATCAACCTTTTTTGCTTTGGGATACGAAGGATAAAAAGGTCTTATTGTTAATTGCAGATTGGAAAACTGATAAAGAGTTTAAAGACGATAAGCATCCAAAAAGTAAATATAAGAAACTATTACATCCATTTGCTGATCTGTGGGAGAATTCAATAAACTTATATTCTATACAAATAAGCTTATATAGATTAATCATTGAAGATCAGACAGGGATGGAAACACATGGTGGATTTCTTGCATATCTTGGGCCTCATGATGAAGGTAAAATAATACCAATAAAAGATTTCAGGGAGAGACTTAAAGTTTATTTACAGAATAACAGAGAAAATACTGATATTTTCAATGTGTAGATGAAACAAAATCCTATAAATTGATAAAATTATAAATAAATATTACAATGGCAGAAAAGAAAAAATCAAATAAAACACTACCTAAAGGAAAGGTAGTAAAAATTAAACCAGAAGACTTAGAAGGTGGTTTAGTTGATAAGCTAGATGAGAATAAAATAAAAGCAGCAGAAAAAGAATTAGCAGACGCTAAGGAAAAACTTGAGGATAAAGTATATACGTTACAATTCGAAAGTAATGCGTCAATGGAAAGCTTTATAATCTTCATTGAAAATGAAGCAGAATGGAATAACAGGGAAGCTCTTGGTATTATACAGATTTCTAAATCATATCGTGAAGCGATTAAGGAAGTAACAAAAGATTTCATCATTTATCTTAATGCTAATGAAATAAGAGCAAGTCACTATTTCATATCTAAAGCCAAAGGAGTTGGTTTAGATAAAGCAAATGAATTCGTTAATATGCTAAAACCATTCGAAGGTGCGAAAAATGCAATAGATCAAGATACTAAATATATCAATGAACTAGAGGTTGAGTTAAATGCAGCTAAGCAAGGATTAAAAACCGCCTAATAAGGCTCTTTATTATAATTATCGTATTAGTACTAAAGCATTCTCTTAAGTCAGAGGATGCTTTTTTTGTAGGTAAACTTTTTTAAAGTGGATATATAGTTAAACATTAAACATTAAAATTATGGTTCAAAAGATAAAAGAAAATTTTCACTTTGTAGTTTTGGCATTTCTCATATTAATATTTTTCCGTCAGTGCGGAGCTAATCGAGATATGGATAAAATTAACAAAGAGGACAAAGCTATCAAGACTGAATTAGTAAAAGCTAATGAAAAAATCGATTCGTTAAATACATATATTAGTACCCATACTCTAAACAAAGAAGAAATGAGAAAGGAGATGACAGTTGTTATGTTCGAGTTTTTAATATATGAAGATGACTTCGATCACAAGAGAATATCATTATCTGAAATTAAGGAAAAGATAAAGGAAAATGAGAAATAAAAAAGCAGAAATAGTAAATAAGTTTATAATAGGGATCTTTGTTTCATTATATTTAATGGTTTCAATTATATCTACTATTCATGTAGTATCATTCTTCGAATTATCAAATCCTAAATGGCTTGCGATAACATTAGCTGTTGCATTCGAGATTGGAGCAGCAGCATCATTAGCAGCTATTGTTGCTATGGATAAGATGAATAAAACTCTAGTGTGGGCCTTATTTTTTGTACTTACGGGCATGCAGGCTATGGGAAATACATATTATGCATACGTTAATCTAGCTGATTTTAGCGGATGGGTTGAGTTATTTGGATTATTCGAAGAAGATTTAATATATCAGAAGCGTATACTTTCCTATGTTAGTGGTGCTATATTACCATTGGTTGCATTAGGATTCATAAAAGCATTAGTTGATTATATAAGACCTGATTCAGAAGTTCAGAGAGATTTACTCGATAGCATAGACGCTGAGGATACTGATGAAGATGAGAAACTGGTAGAAGTTGTTGAAGCACCAGTTGATATTAGCGAGCCGTTATTAGTAGACCAAGAAAAAGATGTAGTAGACATTAGTGAGCCATTAATTCATAAATTTGATGAAAGTGTCGAAATGATAACCCAAACTGAAACCCCTCTGCCAGATGTAGAGAATGTCCCTATACCTGCTATTGTAAATACAAATAGTAATAAGGACGTAAATAGAGACAGACCTGGGATAATTCCTAAATCATCACAGGATCCAACAAAAATAGAATAATGAGCGATATAACAGGTGATAATCTAAATATTTATGGTGGTGATGCATCGGCGGGCACTGGAGCATTTCCTCATTTTGGCGAAGGTGATGGTGTTTCTGGACTTAGTTCAGGACATAGTGGTCCATTTGAGACTGAATATACATTAATAGCTAGTACCGCAGGCTCTTTAAAAAGAGTAAATTTGACCTTTTGTAATTACAATGATCCACATGAAGCAAGGATCTTTAATAGTTCTTTGAATGTTATAAAACAAGCAGATACTATGGAAAAGCTTGATCTTGTTGATTTTTTCTATCCTGTACAAGATTTTTCCGGTTACCAAAAACAAACATTTGTAATTGGAACAGAAAGTTCTATTAATTTAGATCCCGGGGATTTTGATACTACTTTAGGTGAGGTTGGGTTATTGATGGCAACTGCCGAATATAATGCAGAAGCAACGGAGGATCAAGAAATATTATATTGGCATTACAAGGGAATAGAAAGATATGTAATGGGCAAATTCATGGTTTTAACCGGTCAAGTAAAAAATGGATATACTTGGAAAGGATGGGAAGTACACCCCGATGTTTCAGAACAAGTAGGTTATACGGGTGCAGCAACCGGTGGATTTGTATTTTCAAACCCAACTGAATATCCAGTAAAATTAACAATACTTACAGCAAGCTAATGGCAACAAGACCTATAACATGTGCAGCAGGAAACCAAGACGGTTTCATCTTCTTTCGAGATAAATTCGTATTAGAAGAAGATAATAATAAAATAACATTCTTTGATTTCAGAGATATGTTAGATGAGGTAGTAGCTTATTCTAGACTCAGAGTCACATTAAAAGCAGAAAAAAATATAAAAATAAGTCAAACTGACTTAGGTGATGAGAATGGATATGTTAAATGGATTGCTGTTAAGGTAAAATATCCAGAACCAGTTAATTCTTTAATTTATGGTTCGCAAGTTCCAATAATCCCTGGAACACCAACACCTAGTAATGGTATTGCACAAACCAAGAAATATATCTATTGGACATATCAAGGATTTACTTATAACATTGGAGATTTAATGGTTTTAAGTGGTAGTAAGGTTGGTTCTACTGATTCAGAAAAAACCGGATGGAACTTATCAGAGGATACATTACCGTATACAGATGGAGGTATAGTCTTTACAAATCCTCACTCAGATATTGATGTAAAATTAGAAATTCTTGTTGCGAGATAATAAACTTGAAGTTTTAAGATAAGAAATGAATATATAATAGAAAAGTTTCCCTTTCTGTGGAGATATATAATAAGTAAAAAAACTAAGTAAAAAATGAATTTGCTCAACCAATTAGAAATATTAAGGGACACTACCAAATCACCAGATGTAAAAACTATCTGTGAATCTCACATACAAGAGATCAAGAGTGGTAAACCAATTAACGAAACAGAATTACTCGAGTCTGTAAAAAATATAGAGAATATGGAACCAACACCTAAAGAAACGAACCCGTTAGAAACAATAAGAAATGAGGAGCTAGATAGATCTAAAGCTGCTGCACAAAGACTTATGGAATCTTGGGGAGGTATTGACTCACGTGCTCAAAAGACGTCAGGATCTTATATCGAAGGTCAAAAAGATGAGCCTAAAAAAGAAACCGAAAATATATCGGAAAGTTTAGCCAATGTTGATGATGGTGCTGCAAAAGCATTTGTTACATCACAAGGTGTGAATGATCTTGGTGTATATGAGGCTATAGTAAGCTTACAAAGTAAGGGTATTTACGAGCATCCTAATATTAAAGTACTTTGTGAAAAATACGTACATTTAATCAAGACTACTAATTTACCAGAGTATTTAGTTGCAGAAGCATTTGTTACCGAATTTTCTAATTTTACTTGGGATGATGGAATCAAAGCTACACATAAAGAAATTTCAGAAAAGATTAATACTTTAAAACCTGAAATTGAAGTTTCAAAAGCGATCTATGCTATTGAGCAAAATGCAGGAGCAGATTTTTATTCTCCGGTAACAGAATCTCTGAATAAATGGTTGGTTGCAGAGAACAAATCAGTTTCCTTACTTAATAAAGAAATTACACGTTGGTCATTCAATCCTGTAGTTAGAAATCTTGTTAATACATTAGCATTGATGGAAAACGACAGTGATAAACTAAATATTCCAGTTAATGTTGGTAATTCACAGGTGAAAAGAATATTCTCACCAGTATTAGTTGGCGGTGGTAAAACTGTGTTCACTATAGGAAACAATATCTTTGAGGGTAGCGAAGAAACAATTAAAAGATTGAAGAAAAATGAATATGATGAGTTACCAGAAGAATTTAGAGCTTTATTGGTTTCATTCTATTCTCCAGCAGTTAAAGTTAACGAGCAAGGGCTAAGTATTTATGTTGGATCGAAGTCATTTAGAATTATAGAAGAAAATGAAACAGTAAATCTTTATAGTAAAGACTTACAGTTGCAAACCGCAGATAGAAACAAATTGGCAAGTCAAATTGCATTAGAAATTTCAGGAAGCTTTGGTGTAAATGAATCACAAGCAGTTGCTGACGTAATTAGATTATATGAGAATTATGACAAAGTTGTTGAATTAGACTTTGCAAAAAGACTTATATCTAACTTATATGAAGGTGCATCTATAAACCTTATTAAATGGGCAGGTAAAATTTACTTGAACAGGATCAACGAATCTATGAATGAAAATTCAATATTCGATGTAAACGGGACACAAGCAACAAATATGGTTAAGGACTTCCTTAAGTATGATATTTCTGAAGGTTTAACGCAATTCTTAGAAGGTGAATCTAAAATTAAGTCTATTATGCTTAATGATAGATCACAGATCATGGAAAATATTGCAATCGTTGAAGGTGAAATAAACAAGCTTAAAACACTTACCGAAACCAATCCATTATATTCAAATTCAAAAGAAATTGAAAGAACACAAAGTTTATTAGAGACTGAATTAAGAACTCTTAGAAATAAATGGAAAGCAATCAATGAAGAAATTGAAAAAATCGATAGTGGTCAAGTTGAAAAAATCGATATAAACGAAGATGATAAATTTACTATTGGTGCTTATGTTAAAGTAAAGGAATCAGGAAATACAGGTAAAGTAATTTCAGTTGATAGTACAACTGGTAACTATACAGTATTGATGGATAACGGAAGAACTGGTGATTTTAGAACAGAAGATATTATTGATATTGAAGATGCTTTAGCTGAAGATCCAACAGAAACACCTTCTGATGAAGAAGTAAATGTTGAAATGCCTGCTGAAGAAGATGCTGAAGAAGATGGTGAAGAAGTAGTTAAAGAAGGAGAACAGCAATTAGCAAAAGCTCCTGCTAAAAAGAAATCAACTTCGTCAGATCCAAAACCAGCAGCTACTTTAAAGAAAAGCACAACTGCTGCACCTAAGACTAAAGAACAAGATAAGAATGGTAAGAAAGATGTAGTAAACCTTAAAGATGCAAACCTTGAAGATACTCCAGATGACAAGAATAAAGATATTAAATTCGAAGTAAAAGTTAAAACTGACATTGGTGGTAAAATCGGTTATAATGTTAGTGAAGAAGCAGAGAATGCAGAGAATGCAGAAAAAGCTGATAATTTAGCAGTAGCACCAGAGGAAGGTAAAACTGATATGTCTGAATCGGATCTTGAAAAAACTGACCAGAAATTAGCTAAAGCCCCAGGTGGAAGTAAGGAAATCAAATATCCTAACAAAACTGTAAAAGGTAAATCTAATAACCCTGACATCATAAAGATTGATCAGGAGCTTGCTTCAGCACCGGGTGATGAGAAAGGTAAAGCATTAACTCATAAAGTTGATAACGAAATGGGTTACAATACTAGCGAATCTGATCTTGAAAAAACTGACCAGAAATTAGCTAAAGCCCCAGGTGGAAGTAAGGAAATTAAATATGATGCTAAAACTGTAAAAGGTAAAGCTAAAAATCCTGACGTTATGAAAATAGACCAGAAATTAGCAGAAGCTCCTAGTAAAGGTGCAGATGGCGATGTTAACATAAAAGTTAATAAAGAAATGGGCTATGGTATTAAAGAAGGTGAAGACGCAGTTACTGAAAGCATTGAGTCAAAAAAAAACTAAAAAAAATAATTAGTAAAGTTTGGTCTATCGCTCCATCGAGCAAAGACCAAAACAAAAACCCAGAGCCATTTATTGATGATTTTGAGGGTAGAATGAGTGTAGCTCCTGATGGAAAGAAGAAATCCAAGGGTAGTGCGCTCATTTCTGCTGAAGACGGATCTGAACAAGAAGAGGATAAGTAGCCCGAAACTAACCTCGAGGTTAAGGATAAAAGTATAGAACAAAAATTAATAAATTATGGCTAAAGTATATGTAAAAAATGCTGATCTTCTAGCTGCCATTATAGAATCAAAGGAAAAAGGTAAATTAACTAGACCAACTATTGATATGTTTGAATTGATGATAGCAGGAATTTCTAAGAAGATGGCATATAGAGATCCAGAAGATAAAAAAGATTGTATGGCTTTTGCTATGGAAGATTTATGTAAATACTGGAATCGATTTAACCCAGAGAAATCTAATAACCCATTTGCATACTATACACAAATTGCAAAAAATGGCTTTGCAAAGGGATGGAAAAAAATACATCCACCTAAAGCACCAAAAACAATTCCATTTTCCTATATCACAGGAAAAGATAATAGTTACAACGCTTAAATTGTTGTGATGACTGATATAAAAAAAATAAAACCTAACGGTCCATATAAAACAGGATTTTATGTTCCTAATAATCCGGATAAGTATGTTGGTGATATTAATAATATAATATGTAGATCATCCTGGGAATTTAGATTTGCTAAGTACTGTGATAGTAATGAAAGAATATTGAAGTGGAGTTCAGAACCAGTACCAATCCCATATTATAATCCATTAGATAAAAAAGATCACGTTTATAATGTTGATAATTACATAAGGGTATTAAAGGATGACAATACAGAACAGGATTGGTTAATAGAGGTAAAACCAGAAAAACAGCACACCAAACCAAAACTTGAAGGGAACGTAACTATGAAAAAGTTAAAGTCCTATAACCATAAAATGCAAGTTTGGATTACAAATCAATCTAAATTTAAAGCTGCAAAGCAATGGGCAGAAGGTAGAGGTTATAAATTTGGAGTAGTTAATGAAAATTTTCTTTTTAGTAAATGATACAATTTATAGAACAAATAAAAAAATATAAAGAGAAAGCACCATCGATTTCGGTACTATCTAAGCAAACTGATTTATATTACAACGAAAAATACGGTATAGATGGAAAGGGGGGTAAAGAAACTTTTACTAATTCGTTTATACCTGGTAAGATATACGTCGGAGAATATCTTACAAAAACACCACTATCTCCTACTGTAAAATATATAAACAGATATCCAACGTTTTTATTTTTATCAAGAAAGAAAATAGGTAATGATGTGATTATTAAAGGAATAGATCTAAATGTAATCCCACCTGATGATAGAGGTAAGATTCTTTTAAAATTTTATAATCAATTTTTTGATATCATTTCAGCTAATGATACTATAATCAATGGCGAGCAAATACCAATTATTTTAAATAGTGATCGATTATCTACTTTATTCAAGGATACGGGTTATAAGAAAGCAATAACTGGGTTTCGTAGAGAATATTTCAAAGATATAAAGATTGTAGATTATCTGGATTGGTGTAAATTACCATATCTCGGAGATGCTGTTATACAAGGAATTTCGCTCAACATGATATATACTAACTACAGATCGAAATTAAAAGCTTAATATCGACTAGAAAAATATGCTTACGTAAGCACTAATATGGCAGGATTTACAGAAAACACAGAAAACACCAATCCTATTTTCCAAAAGATTAGAGATTCAGTAAAATCTTTAAGTAGTTTTGGCATGCGATATGGAGATATGGTAATTAAGAATTCACAAGCTATCGGACAAACCGAAGCAGAATTCATGAAGAAAGGTACCATAGAGGATGAAACAATGCTTTATACCCTAGGTAAGCAGGACGTTTCAACTAAACAATATATAGGATATTTCGATAAGGATTATGAAGGTAAAAGAGACTATCTCAGAAAGTTTGTATTAAACCCAGAGGTTGAATATATCGTAGATACTATTTGTGATGAGAGTATTGTGTATGATAGCAATAATTTCTTTGCATACCCATCATTTCCTAATTTAACTAATCTAAAAGAAAAAGTAATAGAGAGACTTAATAGTAATTATAAGAAAATCTATGATATGCTTGGTTTTTCTGATGATATTACTGGTTGGCAATATTTTAGACAATTATTAACAGATGGCTTTCTAGCATTTGAAATAGTTTATGATGATGATGGTAAAAATATAATTGGATTTAAAGAACTTGATTCAATACATCTTATGCCATCTGTCGAGAAACAGCCAGACGGTACTTGGTTAAATGTTTGGTATCAATATCCTAAAGATCTTGAAAAAAGAAGAATGTTATACGATTCACAGGTAATATATCTTTCGTATGCTAAAGGTAACAGTGTTACTAGAGCTAGTTATGTAGAAAGACTTATTAGACCATATAATGTTTTACGAATAATTGAATATACTAGAGTTATTTGGTCTGTTATGAACGCATCATTTAGAATGAAAATGACTGTTCCTATTGGATCTAGATCTCCACAGAAAGCAATGCAAACTCTTGGAGAATTAATGAGTATTTATAAAGAAGATATTAGATTTAATGATGATAGTGGCGAATTAAGTATTGATGGTAGACCTAAGGTACAATTCTTCAAAAATTATCTAATGCCATCTGGTGTAAATGGAACTCCAACAATAGAACCATTGAATAGTACAGGACCAAATCTTAATGATCCTGCACCCCTTGCATATTTCTTTGATAAATTAGTACAAGAATCAAAAGTTCCAACTTCAAGATTCCAAGGACCTGATGGAGGCTCAATTGGCCAATATAGCGATGGTGCAGAAGGTTTAGATAAAGAAGAAATTAGATTTGGTAAGTTTGTAAATAGACTTAGAATCGGATTTCAAGATCTTATTATAAAGCCATTATGGCTTCAAATGTGTAAAGATTTTCCGGAATTACAAAAAGATCACATGTTTAAAAGTCAACTTGGTTTAACTTTTATATCAGATAATGCGTTTAGAGCAAATCAAGAAATAGAAACCATGCAAGCTAAGAAAGATGCTATAGATGGTTTATATGCATTAACTGAAGAGGAAGAAAAACCATTTTTCTCTTTAGCATTCTTAGTTGAATCGTTTTTAGGTTTAAGCGACGAGGATATCAGAGCGAATAAAAAAGCCATAGAAGATAAAAAGAAAAAGAAAAAGAAAGAAGGTAAAAAGGATAAGGATTCCGAAGAGCCTGAAACTAAGGAATAAAATAAATAAATAAATGGCTGGATTTTTAGATAATATAGCAGAAAAATCGTTCCTTGGTACACTTTATAGGAACCTTAATAAAATTGGTAGATTTGGCATGAAGTATGATGACATGGTCATCAGAAACTCCCAAGCTATTGGTGCAACAGAGGCAAGTTACGTAGGGGAGCAAGGAAGTACTACAGCAAATAAAGATGCGTTTTTCTGGACATTGGGCTACCAAGATACCAAGATAAGAAAGTATATAGCATATTTTGACAAGGACTATTTAGGAAAAAGAGATTTTCTGAGAAAGTTTTCGTTGAATGGTGAAATTGATTTTATATTAGATACGCTTGCTGATGATAGCATAAATTATGATACAAAGAATGTTTACGGTAGACCTTCGCTTTCTGATACTGATTTAAAACCAGAAATATTAGAGAAAGTCCAGGATACATTCAAATATATTTATATGCTATTTGGATTCCAACAAGGTGTTTTAGGTTGGCAATATTTTAGACAGTTTCTTATCGATGGGTTCTTAGCATTTGAGATTGTATATGATACAAGTGGTAAAAAAGTGGTCGGGTTTAAGGAATTAGATGCAACATCATTACAACCATCAACAGAATTACAACCAAATGGAGAATATTCTCAAATATGGGTTCAGTATCCGGATGATGTAAAAATGACTCGTAAACTTAAGGATGAGCAAGTAATTTACCTGTCCTATGCTAAAGGTAATACAGTTTCTAGAGTAAGTTACATTGAAAGATTAATTAGATCTTATAACATTCTACGAATAATGGAAAACACCAGGGTAATCTGGAATGTTATGAATGCATCATATAGATTAAAGTTTATAATTCCTATAGGTAGCCAATCAGCACAAAAAGGTATGCAGACATTAGGACAATTAATGTCAATATACAAGGAAGATATTGAATTGAATGATACATCTGGTGAATTAACTGTTAATGGAAGACCTAAGGTACAATTTTATAAAAACTACCTTTTTCCTGAAAAAGATGGACAATCACCCCAGATTGAAACTCTTGATCCTAATGGTCCAGATTTCAATGTTATGGAAAATGTCCTTTACTTCTTTAATAAACTAAAAATGGATTCTAAATTACCTTATGCTAGATTTGCATTCAAAGGTGGAACTCCAGCTAACTATCAGATCTCTATAGACCAATTAGAAAGAGACGAGATTAGATATGAGAAATTCTTGAGTAGACTTCGCTCCATATTCCAAGAATTATTAATCAAACCACTTTATATACAAATGTGTCTTGATTATCCAGAATTAGCCAAAGATAGATCATTTAAAACTAATCTTGGTTTAAATTACGTAAGAGAAAATGAATTCGAAAGACTTATTAAGCTAAGAAATTATAATAAGAAAAGCGAGTTTATAAATTCTTTAGGTGAATTAAGACAAAAAGTGGGAGAGGAAGAAGTACCTTATTTTGATAAAGAATTCCTTATTAAAAGATTCTTAGGTATGACAAGAGACGAATATCAAAAGAACGAACAATATAAGAAACTCGAAGAGAAACAAGCTGCTAAAGAAGGCGGAGGTGAAGAAGGGGAAGGAAAAAGCGATGCCCCTGCAGATGGTGGAGGTGGATTTACTCTTTAAAAATAAGCTTTAATATGTGGAAATATAGTGATTATTTAGGACTATAGTTTTTTTATAACGATAAGATTCATTATCTTTGTATTAAATAAAAACTATACAGTATGCTGAATGAACTTAAAACCCTTATCAAATTAGAAAAAGCCACTGGTAATGGATCACAGAAAGTAAAATCCCAACTTATTAAGGAGAACGAAACACCGGAGCTTCTATATTTATTTGATGTTGGTTGGAATCCTTTCGTAACCACAAAATTGAATAAACTCGAAATGCCAGAGGTTAGTGAAGATTATCTACGTGCCCCTAAATTATTTTGGGAAAAATTTACTATATTGGTTGAAGAATTAAAGATAGCGAAAGCTGCTAATAGTTCATTAAGAGAAAGAGCTACTAACTTACTTAGTTATTCTTTTAAGTCGTTTGACATGACAGACGAAGAAGATTTAGAACTTCGCAAGATGCTTATGAAGATCTTAACCAAGAATATGAATATTGGTGTTGGCGCAAAACTTATTAATAAATCTTTAAAACGCGAAGAAATCCCAAACCCATCTCTTATGATAGCAGATGCTGATCCTGCTAGATTAGAAGAATGGGAAATATATTATTGCGAGAATAAATATGATGGTGTTCGTGTGGTCGCACGTATGGACGACATGGGCGAATTTCTTTTCTATACCAGAGCATTTAATGTAATTGATCCAACCAGACTCTCCAACATTTCAGCAGAACTAAAAGCAATTGCTCTTAAACATAACCTAAAAGATGTTTTCTTTGATGGTGAATTAACTGATTATAATCGTAAATCTGTTTCAGGTAAGGTAACAAAAATTCTAAAAGGAACTGCTCCTGTTGATATTGATGAAGGATTCTTATTCAATGTATTTGATATTGATGATAATAAAACACTCGAAAATAAGATAGGCGAAACCTGGTATCTTGAACGTAGAGAAAACCTTGAAAGAGTATTAGGTGATTTACCTTCAGACTCTAAAGTTAAACTCGGAGAACAATGGGTAGTTCATTCAATGGAAGAAATTCTTACTATTTATGATAAAATCGTAGCTAGTGGTGGTGAAGGGGTTATTGTTAAGAACAACCATCTATATGAATGTAAGAGAAGTAAGAATTGGATCAAAATGAAAGAAGTTGTTGATTGCGATCTTATTATTACTGGTTGGTATGCTGGCGAGGGTAAAAGAGAAGGTTTAATTGGTGGATTTAATACCACTGACGCATCAGGGACAATGAAGGTAAATGTTGGCTCTGGTTTTACAGATCTTGAATTACAAACAATAAGTAAAGATCCAGATTCATATATTGGTCGAATTATTGCTGCACAATATAACGAACCGATCATGGATAAGCATGGGAACAAGAGTTTATTCCTACCGAGACTTATTGATATACGTAACGATAAAACAGAAGCAGATGATTTATCTGGATTAGATTATAAATAAAATACGTAATATGAATTGGAAAGAAAATTGGTTAAATATAACCACAAAAAATCAATGGGATATTGGTTGGCCTTGTAGCCCAAGACTCATGTTCTGGATGGTAATGATTGCTGTAGCAATCGCATTAATAATTTTTTTATAAAGCCGATCAAATGAATAAGACTTTTTTAATTGTCTACACAATATATGATAAAAATAATGCTATAGTAAAAACTGGAGAAACTAGAGCTAAGAATAAGATTAATGAATTAGATGCTAAATGTTCATTTGAGGAATTTTTGAAAAAGAAATATGAAAATTTTCATAGACTTGTAATACATAAATGCACCGATGAGTCAAATGAAAAGCTCTTTAATAATCTTTTTGGTGATACATTTAAGGATAATAATATATTTGATAGTTTTGGTGATATTTTTGGAGGAAAAAATGGCAATAGATAAAAAGAAACTTCTTGAATTTAAAGAGAAACGTAAAGTTAATAAAGAAGCAATGAAAGCAATGATTAATAGTGCAGTTGATTATGATGCATTATTAAATAAATATGGACCTGAAGGACTGTATATGATTGCGGATAAACTAAAAGAAGTTGCAAACTGTGATATGGCATTAGGTATTGATCAAGCGATAAAGAATTTTAAATAAATGCCACATGAAGAATTTCACAATAGATAATTTGTATGATGCTACAGGTATAGGTCCAAATGGGCAAGAGATAAGAAAGGTTGGTCTATTGTATACTGACGGAGCTGACCAACCTCATATTTGTGATTGTTGTGATGAAAAAAAACCTTGTGCTCATTTTACTGATGTTTTAGGTAGTAATGTTATTATAATGTGCAAAGCATGTTTACAATTAATGACCGAAACTTTTAATTAAAGGGTATGAAAGAATTAACTAAATATAAAAAATCAGTTCACTTTACACCATTACACATCACTAAGAGATACGTAATTGATAATCTTATTCTGAGAGCTTTTCATAACATACCTATAATTCAGAAAAAAGGACCGGATGCATATAAGGAAGCTGTTTCAGCGGTCTTTGATCTGAAATTAATTAGAGACATGGTTACTGATTGGCATATTACTTTCGATGAGAGTATATGGTTACCAACCGATGAAAATTCACTCCGAAATATTATAGATTTTCGATTCAAAATAGTTGGTTATAATTTATTCTTTGGTCTTAAGATAGATTTACGTAATGAGATTGAGGATTATATAAGATAATATACATTGTAATTTGAGAAACTAAAGTGCCTTTTGTCTATAAAAAGATAAAAGGCATTTTTATGATAGATCAACTCCTTACGGAAAAATTAAGACCAAAAGAAATTAAGCATATGATCCTTCCTCATAGGATACGTGTGCTTTTCCAAGATAAAGGATTAAACCAGAATATCTTATTGGCAGGATCCCCTGGCTGTGGCAAGACTACACTATCCAAAATTTTATCAAATGATTTACCCCACATATTCATCAACGTATCAGACGAAAGCTCAGTAGAGACGATAAGAAGTAAGGTAAACGCCTTTTGTTCAACTGTTAGCATCATGGATGGTAAGTCATCAAAGAAAGTTGTAGTACTAGATGAGTTTGATGGTGCATCAGATCAGTTTTATAAAGCCCTAAGAGGTACAATCGAGAAGTTTGCAGGAAATACAAGATTTATTGCTACTTGTAATTGGATTAATAAAGTACCTGAAGCAATTCAAAGTAGATTTGAAGTTATTAATTTTGATCCAATTACAACAGAAGAGGAAGAACTACTAAAGAAAGATTGGAGTGATAGAGTAAAATTAATACTTGGTAAACTTGGGATTACTATAGATGAAGACTCGATTGCTGAATTCCAGAAGGAATATTTTCCTGATATGAGATCTGCTTTAAATAGAATACAAGCATGGGTAATTGAAGGTATAAAGAATATTGATATTTCTCGAGTACGCGACTCCGGATGGTCGTACGAAGATGTATATAAGATGATGTTTGGTCCTAAAAATCCAATTCTTAATTATCAGACTATAGTTGGCCAATATTCATCAAAGGTTGATGATGTAATGTCAGCACTTGGTGACGAGTTTATCAATTGGATAATCAAGAATAAACCAGACCATGCTAAGATTATACCAGCTGTAGCAGTATTGGTTGCTGAGCATCAAGCACAAAGACAAGTAGTGATAGACCCGGTTGTCAGTTTATTAGCTTTAATGTTTAATTTACAAAAACTAATAGCATAATGGAATTACTCGAAAAAGAAATTAGCAAAAATGGATTTTTGTATAAACTTGCTTTAAGAGGGGAAAAAGCAATGATTTATGAGCAGACAGATAAAGAGGATGGACGTACATGGGCATGGGAGGTTTTCAAAAGAAAAATTGACAAACCAAAAGTTCTTTTTGGTATTCAATTGAACGAAAGAGAAATATTTCCAGGTAACGAGGACTTTGGTAAATGGGCTTGGTCTATGCACTCATTCGAAAAAGCAAAAGAAAGATTTGATGAGATTGAAGAAACCCAATTAAACCCTGAATAATATGAAAATTTTAATTTTAGGTCATGGGAGACATGGTAAAGATACAGTAGCTGAAATGATAAGCAAACATTATGGTTTGTCGTTTAATTCAAGTTCAATGGCATGTGCAGGGATATTTATTTATAATAGATTGAAACATGTTTATGGTTATGGATCATTTGAGGAATGCTACGAGGATAGGTCAAACCATAGAGCTGAATGGCATGATATGATTTGTGAATATAACAAAGATGATGGTGCTAGATTAGCTAAGGAAATGGTGCAAATTAACGATATGTATGTTGGTATGCGGTCTGGTAGGGAAATAAATGCATGTAAAGATCAAAAGATATTTGATTTAATTATTGGTGTGTATGATTATAGAAAACCATTAGAACCGGAAGATAGTTTTGATATAAACATTTGGGAGTATTCAGATTTTGTAATTCCTAATGCAGAGGGATTAGAAGAACTTGATGTGAAGATTGTAAAACTTGCTTCTTTATTTGGTGGTGAAATTTATTTACAGTAAACGATTAATAAAAATTGGAAGGAATAATAGTGGAATAAATAATTGCAAAGAGATAAAACTTAAAATTATGATAAATGTGTGCAGCGATGGGAACTATATTTTTCACAAGACCTTTGGAGTATTTGGTGGCTATGGAAAAGACCCAGCAGAGGTGTTGGAAACTACTGGTGATCAATCACTGTTTATACAAAAGATAAGCACCGATTTATGTGCTGCACTTAAGAAATTACCAACAGGAGGAAGATCAATATTTACCTCAGATAGCAAAAGTTGGAGAAAGGATGTTGAAATAGAAGAAGGCGGATATAAAAGCGGTGAGCGTACAGGAGATTGGTCGATCTTTTATAGTTTACTTTCGTCATATACTGAACACCTAGAAACGATGGGATTCATACATTCAAAAGTAAATGGTGCAGAGGGTGATGATCTATTATATTTCTGGGCAGATTACTTTAATAGTAAAGGTGAAGATTGTATAATTATAACTGGTGATAGAGATTTACACCAGTTAGCAAAATGGAAGGGTGATAATTGGACAGTTGTATGGAGTAATAATTCTAAAAATAATTTATTAACTGTACCTAAGGATTGGGAGAAAAGATATCTTAATAAATCTAGTGTTGCTAGTGTTTTTAATATGGGTGATGTAATGGATCTTGACAGAGAGAAGTTAAAAAAATTCTCAAATAATCTTACTATACAAGAAGTTAATCACCGAACGTTTATATTTGAGAAAATGCTACTTGGGGATAAAGGGGATACTGTACCTAGTGTTTGGGAATCTGTTGAGGTAATAAAAGAAAAGGAAAAAGTTACTAGAATGACTCCATCAAAATCTGATAAAGTCATGGAAGCTATGGATAATTCTGATTGGCGAGATGTTGATTTTATTGAATTAATAAAGAATGACGAGTTTCTAAAGTGGGTTTCTGGGGTTTCACTAAGAGTATTGAAAGCAATTGACAGCACTGAAAATAGAGAAAAACTAATACAAAATTTATTACGTAATTATACATTAATGTGGTTAGACAAAACTGTGATACCTAGATGGGTAATAGATGACGTGATAGAGGAACTAAAAAGAGGGCTTTCTAAAGAAGATAGAGTAGTAACATTAGATAGGTTTAAGATTATAGAAAATACACCTTGGACATCAGGTAATGTTGCAACACCTAAACAATTTGACCCATTTAAGAATTTTTAATATGGAACTTTTCGACGTAATAAAACAAATATTCAAATCCGATAAGGAATGGAATAAGGTATCTAAATATGATAAGACTCGTAATTTCTTTATGATTAATAGAATCATGTCTATCCAATATCCACTACAAGCAAATCAATTCAATCATTTAAAAATTACTCCCAGACCTGTAATTGATTGGTGGCATAGTGCCCTAAGTCCTATGGTACAAAAACAAGGATATCAAAGAACACCTGGTTGGGTATTCACTAAAACACTCAAAAGCAAAACTAAAGGTAAGACTAAAGTAAATACACCAGACGAAGCAACTGAAAGGTTTATATGTGAAAGGTTTGAGGTATCTAAACGTGAAATGAATGAGCTAAAAACTTTCTACCCTAAAGAATATCAAAAGTGGATAAAATCCATCGGTGAACAGTTACGATCCATATCAAAGTAATAGATATATAGACCACAACATATATCAAATACATGAGAAAGGGTTTTCAGAAGCTTATAACAAAAGTACTCCGCAATTTAGATTGGAACTCAATCTACGAAATACACAAAACGTTTAAATTTGGTATTGGTGAAGGTAGTGAGACCATACCAGGGTTAAAAAGAAAGATTTTTAGCAAGAAGTTAACAAAAGCTGATGTTAGGAATGAACTTAAGATATTACTCCAATTTGCTATTAATAATGATGTGCCTAGACTTGTTTATGGTCAATGGATGATATTTTGGTTTAATCAAGATTGGGATCTTGGGTTAGATGATGGTACTGATTCTGAATATAATGATGAAGATATTCGCATGGAATCTCGTATAGAGGTTATTTATGCACCACAAAGAATGGCCGCAAGTATAAATGCAGAACCTCTTCCAGAAGAAACCAATGAAGGATCAGAAGTCACAGTTTTAAGATGTATGTTAGAAAAAGCTCTTGGTAAAGAAGACTATGAAATAGCCTCTAAAATAAGAGATATTCTAAAACTCTCAAATATTGAGGAATAAATTAGATAAATAGATAAAAGAAAACTATTCTGTGAAACACATTAAACATATAAATGAATTTTTCGATGCTGGTACTTTTGGCGATACCTACGGGTATGGTGGAGCAAATGGTATATTTAAAATCCAATATAAGCCATATAAAGACCTAGGAACTTCAGTTGGACCAGATCCAAATGTAAAAAGAACCAATAGTGGTTCACAATACCAGATTGGTGATATTGTTATAGGTGAACCTATGGACTCAGATAAAAAGGTTGCTGGTATGATAGTTAGAAGAGCTAAAAATACTGATGGTAAATCATATAAATACTTTGTCCAAGTAAGTTCAAAGAAAGCTGATAAAGAGGAAGTAATTGAATTAAAAGCAAATAGCATAGAATTTGTTGATAAGGGAGATAAGGGACATCAAGAAATAATTTCACAATTTAAGTTCAATGAATTGCCTGGTGGAGTATATAATTCACCAACGGTATATAATAATACATCTTTAGGTCAAGAAGGTGTAGGAAGTTAGAAACTTTCTATCTATTATCTACTAAAATCATTAATGATATTAAGTAGAGATAGCAATAATTTAGGATGTATTAATAGAGATCTATTTAAGATCCCTCCGATTAATTCTCTAGCAGAATTTCTTACCATAATAGACAAAAGACTTGACCTAGACCATAAAAATGGTTTAAAGGTTTCTTGTTTTAATTTTCCAATAAATATCACATTTCCTGATGTATCTATAGTTGAAGAGGATGATGAGTATAGTGAATTGTTAAATAATATCACTCAAAGAATTAGAAAGGGGAATAGAATTGTTTTCTATTTACCAGCTTTTTATTTTCTTGGCAGTCAATTACCAGAAAGTTTGGGTACAACCAAAACCACTCTTACATTAATGGGTGGATTTCTAGAAGCTATTGGTGTGGAAGAACCCTCTATAATAATTCGCATCGGGAGCGCGTACGGCGCACGTAAGAAAACCATGAGTAGATTCTGTGATGAAGTTGAATTACTTCCTAAATTCATCCAAAAGTTACTAATCGTTTGTAATGATGACAAACCAAGTCTTTTTTCAGTAACTGATTTAATGTCTGGTATTTATTACAGAACTAATATACCAATATGTTTTAGATTTCTAGCCCATGGATTCAATAGTGGTGGTTTATCCATCAGAGAAGCTTTATTCTTAAGTTGCTCTACGTGGTTTGATAGTAATCCATTATTCATACATAGTGAATCAGATGATATTGACGAGGGCGGAAAAATACTCAGTACTAAAACAACAGACTATCTAACAAGACGCATACCAACTTTTGGCCTTAAGATGGATGTTTTGTTAGATTCACCGGTTGAAGAAAAAGCATGTATTAAATACAGATCAGAGGCTATGTCACTAAAGCCAATAGTTATAAATAAAAAACTTAAAAAATAATGATAGACAAGAGTCAATTAGACAAGTGTTTGTTTTTGGATGTTGAAACCGCAACAGGTTATCCAGATTACGAAACAATGGAAAAAGAAAATTCCCGTTTAGCCAAAATGTGGGATCGTAGATGTAAGTATTATAAAGGAGCATATCCTGAATTTTCTACTGCTACAAATGCTGAAATCTATAAAGAGAAAGCAAGCTTAGAACCAGAATTTGCTAGAATAGTGTGTGTTTCAATTGGTATATGGCATGACGAGAGTGCTAGAATAACATCTTTCTATGGTGCTAACGAGGAAGAGATTTTAATGAATACTGCTAAGGTATTACAGAATGCCGCAGATAAAGGTTTAAAGATCACTGGACATAATGTTAAAGGTTTTGATGTACCTTGTATAGCTAAGAGAATAATTTACACGTCCAAATCATCACATACCGTACCTACTAACTTGATGGTATTCGGTAAAAAACCTTGGGAGATTGCATATATCGATACATCTGAAGTTTTTGCTTTTGGTAGTTGGAGTCAACAGAAATATTTAAGCTTAGATCTTTTAGCATGTTCACTAGGTATACAGTCGCCAAAGGAAGATATGGATGGATCTATGGTAAGTGAAGCTTATTGGGTTGAAGGAAAAATCGAACAAATTAAGGATTATTGTGAAAGAGATGTAAAAGCAGTAGTTGACATTTTGATATTAACAGCTAGATAATGGAAAATCTACTATTAGAAAAATACAAAGAAAAGCTAAAGGGTTTTGAAGAGTTGAAACTTGGATTAGAGTCGCAGATGGAGGGAAATGATGATGCAATGACTATGGGAAATATGTATTATATGCTTTTAAGTGAAATTGTAAACGATCTAAAAACAACATAAATATGGAATTAAGAAACGAAAGCGGATTAGAATTTACTGATATTAGTAGCGAAAGATATAGAACTTATAAATATCCGGATGGTGAGACTATTACAATCAAAGAACCAACACATTTACATGTGAGTAAAAGTGGAGGACATCGAATATTAAATAAAGCTGAAAGAAGCCATTATATCCAACCAGGTTGGAGACATTTATGGTGGGAAGTATTTGATAATAAACCACATTTTGTAAAGTAATGATATTGCATGATGTTCATATAAAAGGTAGATCAACATGGGGTGATGATTGGATAGTATGTAGGTGCAGTTATTGTAAGGATTGGGGAAATGGTGGAATTAAATATGGCTTAAATATTCCTGGTTTAATAAGCCCAACCTCATGGTTCGTCATAAAATATTGGAAATATAGGTATGTTAGATTTACTATTTCTTCCTCAATTTCTAAATTCCTTAATTATATAAAACTAGAGTATTGTAAATGGTTCCACTCTGGAATTATCACAGATGGAAAGGTTGCATGTAAGAAATGTGATCTGACGTATAAATATCGACAACCACTATTTCCTACAGGACCACCATAAATAATAGAGCATAAGAATAACTCAAAGGATTATTTGGATATATAAACCAAATAATCCTTTTTTGTGAATACAGTAAAAGACTTTAAAGATTTCTCTATAAACGAGAAGAAAATAGGATCCTTCTATAATGACGAACTTAATCCAAAATTTTGGGATAGGTATAAAAAGAAGGATGGAGAAGTAAAATGGGTCTTCGATTCATTAGTTAGAAAGAAACTTTTGAAAATAGCTAAGGATTTCTATGAGAAATTCGATGATATTCTTGGTACTACCCCAATAGATGATATTCAATTAACCGGCTCTAGTGCTAATTACACATATACGTCTAAATCAGATTTAGATATACATGTACTAATTGACCTGAATAAAATAAAAGCACCAAAGAAAGTTACAAAAGCAGCAGTAGATGGTGTTAGATTTATTTGGAATCTAAGACATGATATAGTTATGAGAGGGCATGATGTTGAACTTTATATCCAAGATACTAAAGAACCTCATGTTGCATCTGGTTTATATTCGCTAAAAGAAAATAAATGGATTAAAAAACCTAAATTTAATCCACCAGATATTGATGATCAGGACGTTAATAAAAAATTCGAGGGAATAGTTTCTGATTTAAACAAATTAGAATCTAAACTTATATTAATTCCGGATCTACCTAAAGATGCGAAAGAGCTTTATGATAGGTTACTGAAACTCAAAGAGAAAATACAGAAGATGAGAAAGGAAGGACTTTCCGATGGAGGAGAACTTTCTATTGGTAATCTCGCCTTTAAAAAGCTCAGAAATGAAGGATATATAGAGAAGCTAATAGATTTAGCTTCTAAAGCTTATTCCAGGATTTATTCCGAATAATTAATAAAAAAGAAAATATGATTTTAGTTTTTAAAAAGGGTGTTAAATATACAACATCAAGTAAAGGTGAGAGTAATATGTTCCCCATAATGACATTACCATTAGATAGAAAGGGTGAAGAAACTGATTTTAATGATTTCCAATGGTGGGCATACTCAGAAGATTGGAATAAGTGGTTGGAGAAAAACCCAAGAGAATGGCAAGCAGAGGCAGTTGAAAATGATGAAGATTTTTCTAGTGAGCGTTTATTAGAGAGTTTACTAGCAAGAGATTCTGTTAAAGGTAGCATTATTAATGAAAATTTAACTAATCTTACTGAAGATGGTAAATTCATATCGTTTCAGAAATATCATAAATTATTAGAAGCTGAAGGTAATACTAGTGGTTCAAAAGAATCACTTAAAAAATACATAAAACTTGGTTTTGCAATAGAAGCTTTAAGAGATTCTGGTGAAATAAAAGATGTGCTTAATATAGAAGATCTTGAAAAAAATATACCATATGGAGTAATAATAGATCAAATTGACGGTGAAGGTAATACTAATGAAACTGCTAGACAAGTAGTTAGAATAACAACCCTTAATGAAAATGGAGCAGTTATATTAGCTAATCTAGATCATAGTATACCATTAGGTAAAATTGATGATCCAGGTACATTCATAGAGAAGACTAATAATTATTCACGAGATGTAGGACTTGCTATTCTTGGTGTTGGTGCTACATGGGCAGTTGCATGGGGTGCGGCTAGTGTGTATAGTGTATGGAAAATGTATAAAGCAGTAGGCGGTGTTTATAATAATTGGGGCAAAGGTAAACTTGCATATAATACATTTAGACATACGTTCCCAAAAGTTGGTAATTTAATATTTGGTAAAGCAGCGAGTACAGCTGGAGCAGCTGGAACAAGTAAAGCAGGAAAAACTGGTAAAGCAGGATGGACAGCACTTAAAAATTGGGCTAAGAATGGTGGTAAAAAAGTAGTAGTATCTAAAGCAAGTGCAAAAAGTGGTGGCTCATTTATGAGAAGAGGCGTTATGTATAGTGTTAAAACCGGAAAGAAATTAGGTCAAGGTGCAGCTAGAACAGCATTTACTAAACTTGGTGCTACTAAAGGTGTTATAGGTAAGACTACTGCTAGACTCATAACTAAAATTGCTGCTAGAGGAGCAGGTAAAGTTGCTATTAAAACTCTTGCAAGAGTTGGTCTTGCTTCGAATCCTGTTGGTTGGATAGTTGCTGCTGCGATTGAAATTGTTGGTGGAGTACAACGAATTTTTAATTGGGCTAGTTCTAACCAAGCACCTACGTATACTAAGGTAAAAGATTTTGCGTATAAGAAATTCAATCCTGCACAAATTGAAACTGGAAAACCAATTACAGTTTGTTGGACAATGGACGAGAATTCTAATTTTGGACAAGAACTTGGAAGTTTAATAGGTTCTAATGATACGAGAACGACTATGAGTCTTGTTAAGATTGGTGAGTTTGATGAAAAATCAATTTTCATACTAGCTAATGTAAACTCAAAATCCTACGAAAAACTACTCAAAGACAATGACCTTATAATGTTAGCATTTAATAATTCAGATGTTTTCGAAAGAGGATATTTAGATAATGACGATTTAGAATTTGAAACTATTCTAATTCCTGATATTGTTGAATACACATATCCTACTGGTTTTGCTGGTTATGGCGACTGGGAGAAAATAAAAGAAGCATATAATAATGCACCAGATAGTCCATTTAAAGTACCTGGAAGTGCTAAACCTACATACGAATTCCACTATAAAAATGATAATGGGGATGATATAAATGTAAGTGGTACGTTGATTGGTCAAAAGTCATTAGAAGCTATGGATGTTGCAGAATTATTTCCTGTCGACAGAAATACAAAATTAGTTGAGAGTTATGAATCGGATGTAGCATTTTCTAAGTCACTACATTCATTCAATAGTTTTAATGATGCTATTTTAGAAGAAGAAGATAAAGAAGAAGGTAAAGAGAAAAAAGAATTTAAAAGTGAAAATGAATGGGCAAATGAATATGTTAAACGCATAGATGATTTGGAACCACAAATAGAACTTGACTATCCACAATCTGTGGTTATTGCATATATGGTAAAGGAAAAATCTTTTGCAAATTCAGAAAAAAGTGGCAAAGTTGGATCTTATAAATATTTCCAAGTTGGTGTTGATAGTTTAAATCCACAGGAAGATGCTACAGTTTCGGTAGAAGTTACATCAATGGATCCTGTAAATGAGCCTAGATATGGTTTAATAGAAATCGGGGTTAAAAAACCTGTTGGACCTGATGAAGAGGATGGAGTAGAAATTGACCCAATAGAAAGGGAAGATGATGCGGACGAGGGAGGAGAAGCAATAAAAACTACAAAAGGTGATGTTAGAATAAAGGAAAGAAAGAATTCATTAACAATTAAGGATGAAGATGTTGAAGGTGGAGTAAATGTATTCGATGAATTCGCAAGTGATGATTTAAAGAAAAAATTAGGAATTCAAGATTGGAAAAGAATAACATCTGCTAAAATTAGATATGATAGGAATGATAAACCAATAAGGGTTATAATCAAGAATAGAGATAAAAAACCAGGTGATCGTATTATAAGAATAAAGCCAGGGGATCAGGGATTTAAAGAGGCTGTTGATTTTGTTAATGGTATAGAGAATGGTATTAAATATGAATAGCCTATAAAAAAACGTCCAAATTTCTTTGAATTTAAAAAGATATATAATAATAAATAAACTACAAGTCAACAAATGAAAGAGCTTCCATCAATAGAAGAACAATTACTCTTTATTTTAGAAAAGCAAGACAACAGTTTAACTGTTTCTAAGGTAGAGACTGGGAATAACGATGAGTATATTCTTCAGGGTATTGCAGCTCAGTTTGGTAAAGAGAATAATAACAAAAGGATTTATGAAGAAGGCGAATATCTTCCTCATTTAGACTATCTTAAAACCAAAATGAGTAAGAAAAGACTCGTTGGTGAATTAGATCACCCTGAGAAATTTGACATATCTCTTAAGAATATTTCCCATGTTATAGAAAACCTAGAATATGACGAGGCTGGTAGAGTTTTAAAGATTAAGGTAAAATTACTTGATACCCCAGCAGGACAAATTGCTAAGAAACTAGTAGACGAGGGTATACCACTGTCTATTTCATCAAGAGCAGCAGGAAATGTTGGTCCAGATAAGAAAGTACAGATTAAAAAAATCTTTACCTATGACTTAGTAGCTGACCCTGGATTTCCAGATGCACAACTTGAAAGAGTGTATGAAAGTTGCGGTTTAGACGCAGATTTCATGGAAACAAGGAGTAAAAATTCATTGGTTAATTCACTAGAATGTATAAATGAGTCTTTTGGTATCGAAAATGAGTCAAACGTAAAGATATATAGTGTTGAGAATAACGAAGAATTTCAAAAGATTTTTGATCAAGAAAAAAATAAATCCGACATTATGGAGTCTAACAAAGAATATGTAACTGCTGAAGAGTTAAACAAATATTCCATTTTTATTAAAGAAGCAATGGGTAAACTCGAAGGACAGATCAGTGAAATGAAACAAGTAGGAGCGGTCGCGGAATCTTCTGAGGTAGAATCCCCCGAAGCCATTGAATCGTCACCTGAAGATATATCCCTACAAGAAAGGGTTACTAAACTTGAAAAATACGCAGGTTATCTAGCAGAAAACCTTGATAGTGCAATTAAGTACGGCGAATATTTAGCAGAAAATTTAGATAGTAGTATTTCTTACTCTAAGTATATTGCTGAAAATCTAGACAAGAATATTTCTTATTCTAAGTATGTTGCAGAAAACGTTGATAAAGGAATTTCATATTCAGAATATGTTGCTGAAAGTGTAGATAAGAACATTTCTTATTCTAAGTATCTAGCAGAAAAAATCGATGATGGTTTACAATATTCAGAATATTTAGGAGAAAATCTTGGTAAGAACATTTCATATTCAGAATACTTAGCAGAGAATTTAGATAGAGGAATTTCATATTCAGAATACTTGGCAGAGAATTTAGATAAGGGAATAGCTTATTCAGAATATATTGCAGAGAAATTAGAAAATGATATTAATTATAGCGAATATATTGCAGAAAACCTTAATAAAGGAATTTCTTATAGTGAGTATATTGCAGAAGGCCTTAATAAAGGTATAGCTTATTCAGATTACATTGCAGAAAAATTGAATACAAATATCGATGAGGTTGGATCAATCTCAGAATCATTAGGAACAGCAGCACCATCCTTAAATGAAAGCGCAAGAGAAAACGCAGAAGGTGCATCTAAAGTAGAATTAGTAGAATCTGGTTTTGCAGGTGATTATTCATCACTTGGTAATAAAATCGATTCATTGATAGAATCAGTCAAAACACAAAAGACTGAAGATAATATAAATGAGGCACAGACGAAAGTCGAGCCTACTGCTCAAACACAAAAAGCAGAAACGACCGTAAGTGCGGTAAACGAAGAAAACACTGAAACATCAGGTTACAAATTTATTGATGAAATACCATCAGCATATTCTGAACTTTGGGAAGGTCTAAATGAGGGACAAAAGCAATCTGTGATTGCTCAAGCTTCTTTCTATAACTTAGACACTGAGTACCAAATTAAGAATTTCTGGTCAACTCGTCAACTTGGTGCTAAACCAGTCGGACTTCAGAAACTGAACGAAGGTCAGGAAACACCAGAGTCGGCAACGACGAAAAGCCCACAAGGGTATTCAAATGATTACCTAGCATGGGTCGCGAAGTCGCTCGAAGGTAAGCTTTAAAAAAAATTGTAAAAAAACAATGAAATTAATTAACGAAGCGGAAATTTTCGAAACATGGTCTCCTATAATTGAGCAGAAGGCCGGAATCGTAGATACCGAAAAAAAAGAATGGCTATCTAAGTATTGCCATTATCATTCATTAAACGAATCAGCTGGTGCATATCAGTCTCTGAACGTTGTGAATGGCATGGGTGCAGTTGCACCTCCAACGTTCCCTACTACAGGTAACGCAAATGCTGGTTTTTATACCACATCAAATCAAGGATCAGGTGATAAATTTCCTTCATTACTTCCATTAGCTATTCAGGTAGCTGCGAAGACTGTTGGATTTGACATCGTACCTGTTATCCCAATGTCTGGACCTACAGGCGTACTATCTTATTTAGATTACGTATACGCAGGTGGAAAATTAAGTCCAACAAGCGTAGGAAGCACAGCTGCTGACGCACTTGCTGCTGCACCTACAATGATCAAAGTACGTGTTACTACTCAAACATCAATGGCTCTTCTTGTAGTTGGTACAACTTTCTATATCACTAATGCAACTTCAGCTAGTGCATATATTACTACTGAGTTTATTGGTCTTTCTAGAATTGACTGCTACCCAATATTTAAAGTTACTGCTCTTACAGCAGGTGAATCAATTGGTTCAGTTATTGATGGTGGAGCAACTAAGATTGGTAATGCACTTGACGGAGCTCAAGTTGGTAGTACTACTGCTTCTGCAGAACTAGTAAAAGCACTTGAAGATCATATTCAAGGTTTCTCTGGAGCTGGTTTCCAGAATACTGACGACTGGCAAGGACCATTTGTTGACGGTACTAAGTCATATAATCCAATGTTAAGAGCATATGGTGAGACTAATTACTACCAGTCAATGGGACTTTCAACGTTCACGAAATTCGTTGAGGCTGACACTTTCCAAGTAGCTGCTTCAGTGACAACTGAGCAAATCCAAGACCTTAACAAGCAATTCGGTATCGATGTTATTTCTATGATCGAGAACGCACTTGTTAACGAGGTTTCTCAGGCTATTAATAAGCATATCCTTTCTAGAGCATTTGCTTTAGGTTGGTCAAATCACAGTGATTTTTATACAACTGAAGGTCAGCTTTTAAACCTTAACCTAGTTATTGGTGGTACTGCTGGTAGTTATACTATACCTTCTTATATTGGTAAAGATGATAACGCAGTTACAAGCGTTGTTGGTACTGCTGGTGCTCCTGCTGGCCCTGCTACAGGAACATATGAGAACTTATCAACTCTACAAAGAAGATTATTCTCTAGAATTCTAGCTGCTGCTAACGTAGTATCTAACAGAGGAAGAAGAGGTCCTGCTAACTTCATCGTTACTAACGCTAACGTTGCAAGTGCATTGCAAGATATTTCTCAGTTCACTTTTGCTCCATTCTCTAACACATTGACTCAAAACAACGGTACACTTTACCCAGTAGGTTCGCTTGCAGGTATGACTGTATATGTTGATCAAAACATGAAGTTCAACGATAATAGAGTACTTATTGGAAGAAAAGGTGGTGATGATGAACCAGGTCTAAAATTCATGCCTTATATGATGGCAGAATCAATCCAAACAATCTCAGAAGGTACAATGTCTCCTAAGATTGCAGTTAAATCTAGATACGCTCTAGTGGAAGCAGGCTTCCATCCAGAAACAATGTATATTGGATTCCATGTTAATATCCCATTAGGCGGTATAGCATAATCGTAAAAGAGTAAAATCTTATATAATCAAAACCCTAGGTATAAATTACCTAGGGTTTTTTGTGATATATAGTTTATAAAATAATTTAGTAAGATGGATAAAGCTATAAATTTCAAAGATTTTTCAAATTCAAATGTATCAGAAGCAAAAGTATATCAGGATTTTGATACCGTCTGGGATTATAAATTTGATAATGGTAAATGGTTAACTAAAAGGAAGACCTCAAAGGGATCTTGGAGAGATATCACAAAGATCAAATCTGCGGTAGCCAAACTTAATAAGAAATATTTTCCTAAAGGAGCACCTGCACAATTAGATCCAAAAGCTGCTAAGATAGGAGTTAAAATAGGTTCTAAGAAGTCTAGCTATGATCATGAAGCTGCTATGGCAAGTGATCCATTCACTAATGATCCATATCCTATAGGTCCTAATGAAATACCAACTACGGTTTTAGTTAATAAAGATACTAATCCTGAATATTTAGAAAAAATGCACGCAGATAAAATAAGTCCAAAGGATTCAGTATTGATATTTAAAATAAATAAAGATATAGGTTGTGCTTCATTCGTTAACCTTTTCAGTGATGATATTGATGGTGTTGGTGATGCATGGCTGGCACACGCTAATGAAAAATTAGGTAAGAGAATTTATAGTGCATTTACTGATCTTGATGAAAATGAGATAAACAGAATTACTGCTATGTGGGGAGCTATACATAGAAATGGCGGTGGTGTCTATAAAGGAAAATACGTAGAAAAGGCTAAGAAAATAATAGATAAACTAATCCCAGATAAACCTAATGTAAAATTACAATTAGGTGATGTTGTTGGTTTATTTTATCCAGATTCAAACTATCACGAGGTAGCACTTTATAGGGGCGGAGAAAACAAAGGGTTTAGAAGTAAACCATATTTTATTACCAATAAAGACGGTAAGGTTACCCCTGGTAAAACACTTACTAACGGTGATGCATTTGGTATGAATACTCATGTTGGTATTGTTGGTGCAATTAAAGATGGTGTACCGTTGATTTTACATAATGTATATGGCAGGATATATTCTGATCCTGCTAATAAAATCCATGGGCATTCTAAAATAGCTTGGGTTAGGAGACCTAAAAGAAAACCTAAAGCAGTTCCATTATTGAATGAATCAGAGGATTTTTTTTTGAACGAGGCTGAAAGAGTAGATTTAGGTTTAACCGATAGTGATTTAAAAGCTTTTAGTAAAAAACTAGATGTAGATTTAGACGTAGCTTTAAATATTAAAAGTGTAGATTTAGAAAAACTTAATGATAAAGAATTAGAAAGAAGGTATAAATGTTTACCAGATAAAGAATTTGGATATATTGCTGATGATCTAATTGAACAAGGTTATGATAAAGATACCTTAAAAGTTGCATTAGGTATTATAGGAAGAGAAAGTAGCTTTGAAAAAGGAAAAAGATATTGGTCAATATATGTTCCAGAAATACTTGCTTCTGTAGTAGGCTATGGTACTTCAATAGGTCCTGCCCAAATGAAAATGACTACAAAAGATGAACTCGGGGTAAAAGAAAATATACTTACCTTAAAAGGTGCACTAATAGCTGCATATATGTATATAGAGAAAGCATATAAGAAAGCTGTTGAGACTGGATATTCTGAGCATAAACCATCATCAAATTTTAAATATGGTACTGGTAATGCAGCATTGGATATTGCAATTGGCTCATATAATTGCGGTATGACAAAAATCAGGAAATATTGCGAAACCTCAGATCCTGATATAAAAGCTTCATGTTCGCTCGAGGGAAAAACGCTTAAAAATGGTAAAACAGTTTCAGATAGACATGTTGAAAATTATTTACCTAATTATGGTAAAAGCGAGGATGTGTGGTACAAACCAAAAGTTGATATAAGAACACATAATTATGTTAAAGAAGTTGTTGAGCGTATTAAGTCTTTTAGATGTATTACTTAATTAAAATTTCCACAAATATATGTTGTTGGTGTTATAATATCAAACATTTTTTTCCCTATATCAGGAACTGATTGGAAATAAACTGTTTTATTTTCACCAGAGAATTTATAATCGACTGAAGTTCCTCCGTCAAGTAGGATTGCTTCGGTTAATCCTACTTTTTCAGCAAACGTGATTATCTCGTCTATTGTTACTCTACCTAATCTATTTGATGAGATAATTACTATTTGCCCTTTCTTATTTTCACCCATTATCGTACGGTATCTTATTTGATTTCCATGTGTAGTCTTACATAATCCTATGTTTCTTTTACCATTATCAATTCCCCATAGAATAGTTTGTGATGCATATTGTGTTATTGTTGGACACTGTTTTGCTTTTACCATTGCTTTACCATTAGCAACATAGAAAAATCCGCCACCTTTGGTTCTTTTACTTTTTCTTTTACCATCAATTACTACTAAACCAATAGGATCTGCTCCTGTCGTAAAGAAATTACTATTAATGTAGAAATCTGCATTAATAGGTCTTTTTTCAGATACACTAAAATCCATCTCATCCTTATCTATAGTAATAACGTTGAATTTCATACTTTGTGTTACATTTGCTCCTTTATTAGCAATACGATATGTATTCTGAAATGATGTTAGTGCGAAGATTGCTAAGAATAAAAATAAATATGACATTTTCTTTTTCATTATCTTATTGTTTTAATGTGATATAAAAATAATAAATTCCGTCGTATAAAAAAAATGAAACATTGGTTATTTTTGTTTTTATTCCTACTTCGATTTAGTGTTTTAAATAAGATATATATAGATACTTAGAGAGAAATGTAAAAATGTAAAATGGACAGAATACTAAATCATAATGAATTTTTAATAGAAAGGGATTTATCAGAACCTATAAACGATTCGATATCAGTAGATCTATATTTAGAATATGAAGGTCTAAACGAAGGAAAGGCATTAGATGCTTTAAAAAATTCTTTAGATAAAACCGTATTTGGTAAGTTATCTAAGCTCAGTGTAATTGATGAGATACGCAAAGGTAATATTGGTATAGAAAAAGAGATCATTAAAGAAAAGGATAAAATCAACGACGAGGTTGAAAAACTAGAAGATGCTGTATATAAGGAAAGGAGAGGTTATGATAAAGATAACAAAGCACCAAAATTACAAAGAGATATAGCAACTAAGAAAAAGGAATATAATTCTTTCGTAAAACTTAAAAGAATGCAGATTGCTAAAGGTATGAAAATCCTTGATAAAGCTATAGCAGGAAATGCAAGAAGAAAGGAATACTATGATGCTGGTTTAATTGATGATAAATATGAACTTGCTAAATTCGAATATGATCTTATTAAATCTAAGCATTATGATGCTGATGAGGTTAAGATAGCTAAGGAAAAAGTAGAAAAAGCAGAAGCTGATATCAAAGACACATCAACTGATGTATCCGGTAAATCAGCAAAAATAACAAATATGGGTGAAATTAAGCTTACTAAGATAACAGATCTCAGAAAGAAGATTTCAGAAAAAGATGCTGATATTATTTTATTATTGAAAGAAAAAACTAAGGAAAAATTTACAATAGTAAAAAAAGACTGTAGAGAAAGACTTAGAGCTATAGAGAAGAATTTAACCTCGGGTAAACCAACAAAAGTTGATTTGAATAAAGTTAAAGGTTTAGCTAATGAAATTGATATGCTAAAAAATCTATATAACGAATATAAAAAAGTTGGTAAAACTAAATTATCAATCGATAAGAAACTTGCTAATTCGTCTGGATTTTCTAATATACTAAGTAATATTAAGAATGCGATATTGACTGGTAAGGAAATGGATAGTGGATTAAGTCTAGATGTTGCTGAAATTATAAGTAAACCTGGTGTTGATAAAATAAAAACTCTAATAAAAAAACTAGCTTAAATTATGTTATTGAAATTTAAAGAATGGGACGAGGAAATAAATGAAGGTATTAAACCAATGGAGAAAATCGTAAATTGGCTTAGTGCAAATTTCGGTGGTTCTATAGGTAAAATAGATGCTTTACTTTCCAGAATTTCCAAAATTGAAACCGAATATACAGATGAGTGGAATGTAATACAAACAGATATAGATTCGTTGGAAATTAAAAAAGCACAAACTAAAAGTGATGCTGCAGAGATTAAAAAGCTCGAAAGAATGATTGACCGAAATGAAAAATTATTAACTGCATTACTTAAGAAGAAAACTGCAGACGTAGATAAAATTGATGATAAGGTTGAAAAAATTACTGAGGGTAACCAAAGACTTATATCATATTGGAATCTTAAGAAATCTGAACTTGAAGCAGAATTGGCAGAAGCTTTGTATAAACTTGCTAAAGAATTAACTGATGAATCAGTTGCTGATGAATTATACGATAAATATAAAACTGCAGCACTAGAAGCCAAAAGGAAGGATAGATTATTTAGAGAAAGATTCGGTGATCTTGAAAAAGCTAAAGAGGTAGATAAAGAAATAGAACCAGCTTCTAAAAGTAAGAAAAAGTTTAATATCGATCCTCTTTTAGGTATGAACGCAGCACAATTTACTAAATTTGCACAGGGGTTAGATAAGCCAAGTGCAAAGAAATTAGTAAGTTTTCTTATAACTGAAAGGAATGAGAGATATGTTACGTTAGATCTCGAAAAGGAAAAGCTGGAGGATAAAGGTGATAAGGAAGGAGCAGACAAGGAACAAATCGTCAAAGACATTAAAGAAATTCGAGAATTACTAATGGAACAAATTAGGGATTTGAGAACTAAAATAACTATTGCTAGAAGATATGCATAATAAATTGAAACAATGGGAAGATTTCCATATAGACGAAAGTGTAAATAATGATGTTACTGAAGCAAGAGCTGCTATTAATACTAAGAAGGAAGAGATTTCGGAAGAGGTTAGAAATGGAAAGGATGCAGAAACTCCTGCTGATGAAGCTGCAAGTTTAAAGAAACAAGCATCTTTATATTCACAAATGCCAGTACTTTTGAATAGATTTGCCAATGCAATATTATCTAAAGAAGACGCTGGTGATAAGACAAATATTTATTAATATGAAAAACGACTATTTAAAAACAAATCCTGTTGCAAAACAGATCTCTATAGATACGTATAGATTATTCGAAAACGAAGACGTTAATGATTTATTATCGAAAACGAATGAGCTATTACTTAGCGCATTCAAAAAAATAGTTTTTGATGTAGCTTCTAATAAAAATAGAAATCCTGATTCATTTAGATCTAAGATAGAAGATGTTGGTAATTCATCTAGCGTAAAAGGTATGCTCGCAAAAATAAAAGATCATGCTACTGATGTTGAATTGATTGATCCTGGTTATGCTGAGATTAAAAAATTATACCTTGAGAGCATAGATAAAATAGGTGATGCAATCAAAAGAGCTGTTGAATTAGATCCATCCTTAGAAGCTAAGATTATAGATAAATTTATATCCAATGGCGATAAGGTACAGAAAACTATGGATGCTATTGCAAGAGAAATGGAAAAAGCCTTAAATGAATCTTTGATGATAGGTTTTCATGGTAGAGCTGATAGACTTAAAAAAATTCTGATTAATCTAATATCTGATTCTAAAGGAAAGGATGCAAAGAATGGTTATGGTAGAGATTGGAATAGATTATTTAGTACTTTAGAGCAAAAAACCAAGGCAATGGATCTTGAAAAAGCAACTATAAAAGAATCGGATAGAAAAACATTAGCTGAACTAGAGAAGAAAGTTGATAATCTTTCGCAAGAATATAGTCAATATAAAGTTAAGGCAACTGAATTGATAATGAAGAAAATTGCAAAAGATGAAGATTTAGGAAAGAAGTTTGGTGATCTAAATGATATTCTTACTGATGCATTGGACTATATTACTAAAGCATTTACACAAGAAGGAATAGCAGAGGTAAAGATCAGGGAAGATTTAGAGGAAAAAGAATCTAAAATGAACGATAGGGTTTTTCCACTTAAGATTGGGGATAAAGATGCTGATGCTAGATTAAAAGGCTCTGGTATAATTGAAGCATTACAGAAGGCCCTAATAAATGCTTACGTACCTATTAAGAATTTACTTTCACCTAGAGGTGGAGCAGATGGTAAATTTGAAGCTGGGACCTCTGTAGCTATTAAGACCATACAGGGTACGTTAGGTAATAAGAATGCCGATGGTAAGTTCGACAAAGCAATGTTAGATTCTATACTGAAGCTAGACCAGGTTTCAAAAGATGATAAAGATGCTATAAAAGACAGTTTAGCTAAATTAAGGAAATATTATTCTAGTATTAGTGAATCTAGATCTGTATTAAAATCTAGCGGATTTATGAAAATGTTAGAATCAACATACATTGATCCTGATGAGATAGAGGAGGAGATTAAAAAATATTCTGAAGAACTTGGACCAGCATCATCAGATGATCCTGGACATGCAGCAAAGACTGAAGTAGCATTAGCTGAAAAACTAGCTAAACTATTAAGAACAAAAGGTTATAATAAGCACGTTGAAAGCGAAGATTTTCTTAGGGATGATGGTAGCTTAAAAGGTTCTTACCCGCATGAGTTTTTAAGTTCCTGGATAGAAGCAGTTAGAGGTGACAGAAAGAATTCTTATTTCTTCATCGAGGACGAAGATGGTAATGGTGGATTATACTCAACCAAAAGAACCGAGTCTAATGTGAATAAGCCATGTAACTGGTCAAAGTATAGTGAAATTAATGGTGATGACGAAGAAGATATAAATGCTTTTGGTAAATGGTATACCTCATATTATAAGAATTTTGCTGGTGTGGAAAAGGAATCAAAAGTAAATCTTGTGGATGATGTATTAGATTATAATATGAGAATGGCAAAGAATGGAGGTTCTGATATAGAAATTTCATACAATTCAGTTATGGATGCAATCAGACCACATAAAGAGGATATAGAAGAAGGTTACTTAAGACCTGATGATTTTAATGATATTTACCAGGCAATAAAAAGTATAGCTGGTTCAAAAATAAATCCAGAGAATCTAGATCCTGATGAATTAAGATTTATTTATAATGTTTGTATACTATTATCATATTTAATTACATATGATGCTAAGGATAAAAATTGGGTTTGTGCTCTAGATTATATGGCAGAAAAGTTCGAAACCCAACCAACTGAAATGTTAAAAACAATTGTGAAGAACAAAACATTTGGTAAAAAAGGAACATTAAGTAAAGAAAATCTTACTTTCCTAAAGAGTAAGATCGGAAGTAAGGAAAATTCAGGAATAGAAGTTATTGGCTTTGATGAGATTAATAATGGTATGAAAGATAATACTATTGATAAAGTAGGCGAAACTCTAAAGAAGATAAAGTATATTACAAATGCAAAAGATAAGCATTTAACAAGAATTGAAATTTCTGAGGTAGATGATATTAAACCATCAATATCAAAGAATATTGAAATTCTCAGAAAAAATGAGAATTAATAGTATATCTCATTTTAAATGAAACAAAAGCAGGAATTAATTCCTGCTTTTTTAATATGTGACGAAATTATTATTGGTTTTAGTTGTAAAATTATAAAGTAAATTTATTTATGTTAACAATATTTGAGGGTGCTAGAGGCTCAGGTAAATCTTTTCTAGCAAATTATTATTCCAATATGAGTGGCCACAGGAAGTTTAGATATGACTTTGGTGAATGGTTTAGTGGATTGGGTTTAATAAATGATGATGAAAGAGCTCATCTATTTGCCCTAGGTAAGGAATCCATGTTATTACAACTAAATCGAGATGGTATTATAAAAGATAATCTAGTTATTGATCGAGGTATAATAAGCGTTTTTAGTTGGGGTGTTTTGACTGAACGGATTTCTGAGGATGAAGCAATGCTACAATTGAAATTAGTCTGTGATATGAACCTATTGGATAATTGCAGAATTATACATGTGAGTGGACAAAACCCAGTCGCGGGGGCTATTGCGCGGGCTAAGGACAATTGGGATTCTTGGGATGGTAATCAAAAAGAAATAGAACTATCTGAAAAATTCAGGGACATTTTAGCTAATCATCCATATAACATTGAGACACACCTTATACAGAATACTTTTGACACAAAGGTATTAACACAATTTGAAAAACTATTTTAATATATGTGCGGAATTATAATTACCAGAGATGGTACAGAAGAAAGAATAGCCTCAATAAAACATAGAGGAACTGAAAAATCCTCCATTTTTATGAATGATCTTCTTTTATGTCATCATAGATTACCTATTCAAACTGCAGATCATGATGAATGGAATCAGCCAAAAGAAGTTTCCCCTGGTATTTATCTAATGTTTAATGGTGAGATATTCAACTATGACACCAGCCAATTTGCATCTGATATAGAATATCTATGTAATCTATTTGGAAGATATAAAGGTGGATCATTTGAAATGTTTTGTAGTATGTTTTTACCAGAAATTCAAACATGGGATGGTTTTTGGGCGATAACAATATGGGATGCGAATACTAATGATCTAATAGTTTTCACAGATCCACTTGGTAAGAAATGCCTTTATTATAATGCTATGGGTGAAGTTTGCTCAGAAGTTAAAGGTTTAGTGTATGATAATTCTACTAAGGATGAAACCTTAGTTAGTACCATTAGAAAATGGGGATATAATACTGATGATCGCACGATGTATTCAGACATCAAAAGATTCATTCCAAATAATATTTATTCTTATAATATTGATGTTCCTGAGTTTAAGAATATTTACAAAGAATATTATAAAGGTTTTGATGTTCCTATAGCTGAACTTATTGGAGCAGACTATGAAACCCATATGGAATGGTTATGGGGTAAAATGTTCGAAGCAGTTAAGAATAGATTAGTTTCAAAAGACTATCCAATATCACTTTTGATCTCTGGTGGTTTAGATTCATCGATTATTGCTGCTATTTTACATCAAATGAAAGCAGATGTTAGGTGGTTTAGTATTGAAAATGGTGAACGAGAATATGTTGAATTACTATCCAAGTACTTAGATACCGAAGTATCTTTTCTTGATTACCATATGGATGATTCCAAGAACGTAGAAATCTATAAGAAATGGAACGAAAGCCCAATTGATTTAGGATCTGTTCTTCCTCAATATCATTTGTTTGATGCAGTGAAAAGATTTGGTGGTTATCGTATTGTACTTAGCGGGGATGGTGCAGATGAATCATTTGGTGGGTATAAAAGAATCCACGAATACGATTCTCAGAAATCCGACATTTTCGAAGAGCTTACGTATTATCATTTACCAAGACTTGATAAGATGTCTATGGCACATACATTAGAGCTACGTAGTCCATTCTTAAATCTCGATATTATTAGGTTTGCTTTACATTTACCTTTGGAATGGAGAACTGACAAAAAGATATTAAAGGATACATTTGGTCCTTTATTACCTGAAGAAATTGTAAGCAGGAAAAAAGAAGCTCTCAAGAATCCACAAATAAAAGCTGATAAGATAGCATATCGATACAAAGCGGTTAATTTATACACCGAATAAAGACCAAATAATTTATTCAAGGATAGATATATAAAGAAAAAGAATTCTATCTAATGAATAATAATATAAAGAATTTCAACGACTTTCGTAAGTTGGATCCAGAAACTAGATTAGATGAAGGTCTGTTTGATAACATTGGTACCCTATTAGGTAAAGGGTATGATTCAATCACTGATGTTATTAAAGGTAAGATCTCAGCATTTCTTCTTAGTCACCTTGGTATAATGGAAACCTCCATTTTCAGTAAACTAGTACAAAACTTTGTGGAACAGATACCTATAATGGATTTCGTTCCTATTATGTTTGGTGCAAAAGCAAAACCAGAATATTTAGCACCAAAGGCTGCTGATGCTACTATGGAATTTTTAGTTGAAAAAGGTTTAGATGGTATTGCTGAGAATTTAGGGATTGATCCAACTGGTTATCTATATAGAACAATTGCTGAAATGTTCAGCAACGAGACCAAAAAAGCAGAATTTAGAGAAAAACTTGAAGCTTTTTATCTTGGTGTGTTTGGTGATTTTAAACCAACCACTGGCGACGATTTTGTAAAATCGTTAGATGGTGGAGAAAAAAGTAAAATGGCTAGGACACTAAGAGATGAAATGGAAAAGAAGGGAACTAAATTAACCTCTAAACAAGCAGAGCCTGAAAATATATTAACTACTTTTATGAATAAGCTAAGTTCTATAGGCGGAGGAAGTAAAAATTCACTAGGTACTACCGATGGTAAAAGTTTGGGTGATTAATAAAAAATACAACTATGAATATAAACGACGTTTCAAAAAGAGAATTACTAGACTTTGATCAATTCAAAGCAAAGGTACATGATGAGAATTTCAAACCCCTTTCTAAGGAAAATCAAACTAGCGAAGAAAGGACAGGATTACATAAAATTAAAAGGGAACCTGCTTATGATTGGGTTGGGTATGCAGATGCTATATTTAATCCAGAAAAAGCTGGTATAGAAGTTCCAGGATATAATGCAAGTAAAGATAGAGAATATATTAATGCGATTGGAGGTCCTGGATTACCAGAAACTGGTAGCGCCACTAATGAAAATGAAAGTACAGTGAATGAATCAACTATTATTAGTTTAGAGGATTTCGAATAATTTTTTTTTAATCAGTATATACAAAGACAAGTTTATCGAAACTTGTCTTTTTTTTGTGGTATAAATATAAAATGAATATAAAACTAGTACATATACTAACTGAACCTGATGATGCTAGAGAAACAGCATCTATTAGATCATTAGCTCCTTTAGGCGCGAAAGCGGGAATGGAATATATTATGCAACTCAATGAGAGATATCATGGCGATGATTGGAAAGATCCTGCTGCAATAACGTTTTCTGAAGCAACCAACCATGGACCTGGACACTATGGTGCATTCCAATCTTTTAAGAAAGCAATAATTGATAATTTCACAGATGACATTGATGCCTTAATGCTATGTGAATGTGATTGTATATTAGAAACCGATTATTTGACGTTCATTAAAAAGGTAGAAGAGGCTATCGCTTTTGCTGACTTTAACAATTTAGCATACCTATCATTGGGAGATACGCATGTTGGTACGTTTTTACAGTCACCTATACTTGGATTTGATGATAATTACCCAGACTTTTATATAACAAATAAGATTATATTAGCACATTGTATAATGTTACCTCAATCATCAAGAAATATTATATTAAATGCATTAGATAAGTTATCTTGGGATAGCCCAGATATATGGTTTAATGAAGCATTTTGGACCATGGATAACCGTAGGTTTGGTATAATCAAAAAGAAACTTGCATCACAACACGAGGGTATTTCTTTAATAGATAATGTATGGAGAGATAAAAAATAAAATTATCTTTCCATTTCTTTATTAGATGACATTTCATTCATAAAGATCTCTTTTGCAATCTTTATTATAACTGAATCTTCTCCGAAGTCTTCTGCAATTTCTACTATTGTTACTCTTGGTGAAAATTTACTATTAATATCTATTGATTGCGTTAGTTCATGTGCTATAAAATCATATGACAATGAAAAACGTGGATTTATCATAGATACTTTTTTCATAACAGTACCTACTGCATCAGCATTAAGATTTCCATTTTGCCAGAAATAGGCTAGTAATTCGTCATTAACCATATTTCTAAAAACTAGAAACCCAAAATCTATAGATCTTTCTGCATTTATTGGATTATCAAGTTCAAATATACTAATCCGATCTTCTGCGTTTTTCCATAAATCCATTCCTAATTCTGCATATTTATACAGAATGTCAAGTGATGAATCTATAATTCCATGTACTTCTATTTTTTCTTCTTGTGATAATTGGATTTTTTTAATCTTATCCAACATATCATTAGTTCTTGATGATTGGTTTACGTCAATTCTTTTCATACCATCTTTTATAAATTTTTTTGCAATTGAAATTTCATTTATGATCGTAAGTATCTTTTTGATTGGATGATAGATGTCATCTTTTTTGATATCAGAATTTACACTTTTTAAGAAGTCTAATAAAATGTACTGCTTATGCTCCTGATCTATTGGATGCTGGATGAACCATTCGGGTTTAAGTTCTTTCATGGTGTACTATTTATATTCGTCTTATATATTGACAATATTGGATTGTTGATGACTTTTAAATAATAAAAAATTGAGTGAGATATATAATACATAAAAAAAGTGAACATTCGAAATGCCGAGAATCTACGACTATGAATCATATAATAGTGACAATAAGAAAAAAGTTACTAGCGAATATACTTTTTCCTGCGAATTAGAATATCTAGATGTTGATGTTATAAACCGTCCACCTGAAGTTTCTGATATAGATGGACTTGATTGTGAGGTTGAATATACAATTTCTATAGACAGAAACAAGAAAGGTATCAATGACATTAATTTCCAGATTAATAATATAGAACTAGAAATTAAAACAGATGATTATCCCAATGAACCTAATGAAATTGAATTAGATATTGTACCTGATGAGAATATTCCGCTTTCTTCTGTTCACTGTAGAAAATTAAGTAAACTCATACCATCTAAACCATCCAAAGCAGTTATAGATATGAAAAAATCTATGAATCCTAAGGATTTTAGAATTGAGGTCTTTTTTGGAGAAAATGAATAAAATATATTATTTTTCTGAATATTCCAGCATAAATGAATCAAAGATGCAAGGAAAAAGTGATATTGGTATAATAGGACCATTAGATGATAATACGTTAAAGATTAGAATACCTAAGAAAGGAGAGAAGCATTTATCCTATGGTATTAATGATGGTAATGTTGCAATGAAGTACAGAAACAATTCAGTTTCGATACCAGAAAAATGTTGTGATATTGATGAATCATCACCAGAGTTTGATGTTGTCAATATTAAAACTGATATGAATTGGTTTAAAACTCAAGAGAATTCTGATTCATTTGATACTTTTGTAGAATCCTATATAGAAGATATGTTTAGGTCTGATGATAAAATCAATAATATTGAAGAAGATGCAAATATACTTTGTGATTTATTAGGAATACAATCAAACTCAAAATCATTTATGGAAACTTCAAATGGCATATATGAACTTGATCTTGATAATGGTATGCAAGTAGAACTAACTAAAAGAGATAAATTAGATCCATTCAAAGGATTTAGAGTTTATACCAATGAGAATGAAATACATCCAGCTGTTACTATGAAAAAGAAAGGTGGAAAAACATGCTTTAAATTTAGAACTAAAAGTGGTGTTCATGAGTGCGAACATGATTCTTTACATGATGCATTAAGTAGTCCAAGTACATCTTATCTAATTAAAGTTGGTTTAGGTCACGATTCAGAAATACAACAAAGAGGCCTTGTAGATCATCTGATGCAGTTGTTTAAATATCATAAATGGGACATAAATGATGAGGCATCAGATACTATTAAATCTAGACACGAAACAGAATCCAAAGAACTTAAGCAAGTCATGGAAATGTTAAAGAATACAATCCCCGAGGCACATATCGAGGAGATGTATACCAACGCACGCCAAAAGTTTGCAACAAAAGCATAATGAATAAAATGAATATGAAACATATAAAATTATACGAAAACTATTCAACTGAAGAAAATAGTAACCTAACTAAAAGGCAAGTTAATTTTCTGAATAAATGCACAACAGGAACCTGGAAAGAAAATCTTGATGGAACTATAGATATAAAGGGTAGCTTTGATTTTGCTAATAGCAAGGGAAAGATGGTTTGGTTTGGAAAGATAAAAGGTATAAAATTTGGACAGGTTACTGAACATTTTAATTGTTACGAGAGAGATTTAATTTCTTTAGATTGTGCACCCGAATATGTTGGTGGATGGTTTAATTGTTCTAGTAATATGCTAACTACTTTAGATGGGTCTCCTAAAAAGTATATGGGTGATCTATTTGATTGCTCCAACAATAAGCTAGCCACACTAAAAGGAGCACCACTAGAGGTTCCTGGGGATTTTCTTTGTTATGAAAATAATTTAATTAATTTAGAGGGAGCACCAGATAAAGTTGGTGGAGATTTTTCGTGTTTCGGTAATAGCTTGATCTCGCTTAAAGGAGCACCAAATGAAATTGGTGGAATGTTTCAATGTGATGCTTTTTTAATACGTCCAGATAAAGAATTTGGGTGGAATATAGAAACATGGTTACGTATACTTAATGGAAATATTGATACTGATTACTATGAAACTGGATACCATATCGAAATTAGTGATAAGAAAAGAGCGAGTGATCTTATTTTAAGTTTATTGGACCCTGATTATTTCAATAAAGAACTTAAGTTAAATCCAGGTAGGGTTATAATAATGCTTAAAGATATGTGGAATAATGAAGATTTTGCAGATATTAGAAAAGATATAATAATTCCTAAGGAATATGAAAAAGTAATGGATCTAGTGTCTGGTCTTAGTTCTATAGGGTTTTAAATGTTTATTAGAGTAACGCACGTCAAAAATTTGCAACAAAAGTATAATTTATTGGAACATAACCAACTTTTTATTGTATAAATCTTAATCGTAATGAATGCTACCCATAATAGTATTTAGAAATACGTAGCGCAGGAGTAAACTGTACAACTTTATTTGGAGGATAAATGCGATTGCTTAAAAAATGGAGAGAAAAATACTTCTCTGATAAAAAAAGAATAAAAATGAATTTCAAAGATAAAAGTTTAGAAGAGATTAAAGCTGAACTCTCTACCAAAGATTTCATGTGGAAAAAAGGTGACCGCATGGGTAACATGGAAAAGTATTCAGACGTTACCGCAGAGGGGGATTTGATATTTGTTGAATTTAAAGATAGTGGAAGAATAAATTTAACCCTACTTGATGAGTTTATAGATTTGTTTCCAGCAACCAAAGTTGATTTTGATGGTATTAATTCAGAGTCACAACCAAATCAACTAAACCAACCGATTACAGACCTTAATCAAGTAGTACAGGGAAGAAATACAGTAGTTTCATCTGCTACCGTCGAAGATTCACCGATATATACATTACTAAAAAAACAAAAAACTAACTGGGTTAATGTTACACTTAATCTAAAATTGAATCTACCAACAAAGAATTTGTATGGTGTATTGACTGCTTCATTTGACGATGCTGATGAAGAAATAGTTAATTACATTACAGAAGGTATGGATATAGAAGATATAAAAGGTGCATTAGGTGATACTATCCGCGAATATTACGGGAGGAAGAAAGAATCAACAGTTATGAGTAATATAGAAGAAAATGAAGAGTAAAATATTATTTGAAAGTGATAGAATAAACCTAGTCGAAAGAGACGGAGTGATTGGTATAGTTACAACATTTATGAATGTAATAATCTTACCCTTTACATCTGACGATGATGGTCTACCGTTATCAGTAGGTGTTATTAAAGAACCAAACCCATTTAGAGAAGGGGGAATGGATGTAGCAGTTATTACTGGTACCAGTGATGCTGATGATCCTGATTTATTATCTACTGCTAAAAGAGAATTACTAGAAGAAAGTGGATTTGATGCACAGGATAATACTAAATGGTATTATTTAGGAGCAGTTACATCTTCTAAATTTATCGCACATGAACAACCTTGTTTTGCAGTCGATGTAACTGGCTTAACTAAAGGAACACCAAAAACTGATGGGACAGAAAAAGAGAAAAATTCAGAATTCAAATTTATACCAGCAAATGACGTAGTAAAGGCTAAAGATATTTTCATTCCTGGATTATTTTTAAAGCTTTTTAAGTATGTATTAGGTATAGATATTCAAGGAGATCCAAATACTAAGCCATCTACTGGCTTTAAAACAGAGATATAATGGCCAATTCAGAATCCAGAAGACAAAGAAGACAAATTGCAAAGAAGTTAGGTTACATTAAAAAAGATGAAACCTTAACCGAGAAGCTAGAACGGATTAGAAGATCCAATCAAATGGGTAAGCAATTACACACACAACATCTAGAAGCTGTGAAAAATGCAGAATTAGAAACAAAAAGGAATAAAGAAAAACAAAGGGTAAATGAGAAAAATAAGGAAGAAAATACAAGTCTTACTTTAACTACTGAATCTTTTGATTTCTTAAAAGATATTGAAGAGGAGCCAGAGGCTTCAACAGAAGGGGGTATAGACATTGACGAATAGCGAGAAAGCCATTAAGATAACATTAACTACCTATTCTCTAAAAGAGGCAAAACGCAAGTTTTGTTCAGGTTCCAATTGCTATTATATTGTTGATATAGGCAAAATAATAAGGGATTTAGGTTATGATACTGAGAATCTAACTGTGGAATCAGAATTCGTAATAAATTATGCAGTTCGTAAGAAAATTACACAAGGGATATATAGTACTAGATGTGAAGACATCTTGATTGTATACAAAAACATCACTGATGAGTTTATAGATAATCTAGCACATTTTCTAGATTTTGACTTTGAAGATGATATTGAGTATATTATCGAGAGAGGTTAAAAAAATTTAGTACATATATGTCCGAAGATGATCCAGGTAACATAACTACTCCAACTACAACACGGGTTAATACTGAAGATCCCGCTTTAAAAACAAAACAGGAACAGTATGGTAGTGGTGAAGCTAGTGTTCAACAAAACGTTAATGAACTAGTTGGACGAGATTCCAATCAGGGAGCTGCAAATCCTACGAAAGGTCCAACTCCAAGGACACTTTTTTATAATGGTGGATTTTATAAAGCAGAGGATGCAAAGAATGGACAATTTCTTTTCTATACATTAGGTGCAGATAGTAATGAATTTTTTGTTGATGAATATTATAGATCCGAAAGAACAAAATATAATAAGAAAATTTCTTCTGCTAAATCGAGAAATCCAACAGCAGGGACATTGGTCAGCGAGAGTAACACAGATCATATAATAGGTAATACTTCTGCCCCATATCACTGGAAAGATTTTATATATTGTAAATACTACGGAAGTATACCAAATAATTATATGGTTACATTACGTAGATTTCCTGCTCCAATGCGGGATAATCTATCACTTCCTGATGGATTTCGTAATTCAACAGAACATAAAGATCAAGGAGCAGGTAAGCCAGTTGCACAAGCAGTTACGTGGTGGGGTGGACCAACAGATAATACATTGGATGAGATTATTGGATTTAGTGCAGGGATTAAGTGGGAACCAAAAAGACAAGAGGAAGTTATAACACAAGAAGGTTTCGATAAGGGTTTCTTTAAATCAGTTTTAGGAAAAGCTTTTGCTGAAGGAAGTGGAGGTAAAGGAGGTTATTTATCTGTGTTCGGTGATCTTATGGAAGTTGCAGCTAGTATATCTAAAGGTGGACAAGAAGAAGTAACTATACCAAAAATTAATTATGCTTTAAGAGATAAAATGACACAGGCTGGTGGCCCACTATCTGATTTCATATACACTTCTGTCGATACTGTTGATACGACATGGATGAGAGGTAGGGGATTAACATATGAAAATAATGAAATCGCAATTAAATTCCATTATGAACTTACTTCCGTTGGTGAAGTTAATACTAAAATGGCTATGATCGATTTAATCGGTAATTTATTAGGTATAGGTACAAATTATGGAATGTTCTTAACTCCTGATATGAGATATAATAATGAATTCTCACCAATTGGATTTCCCGGAGGAAACGAGGGATTGATGGAATTTTATACCGATCCAGTTGCTTGGACTAAAAAAGCAATAAAATATATGTCATCACCATCTGGTGAAACTATGGATGATCCCGAAGGACAGGAATTTGTAGAACTTAAAGAAAGGGTACAGGAACTTTCTTCACAATTACAAGCCATACTAGAACAACTTGCTAATAATAAATTTTATGATGTGATAACAGACGATAGTGTAAGTGAAGGAGCTAAAAATGCTTTAACGTTTGCATTATCTACTAATTTAATAAGTGAAATACAGGTTCCTTTAGGCTTAAAAACTGGTGCACCTACTGGTGAATGGCACTTAGTAGTAGGAAATCCTATGAACCCAATAGCAATGATTGGTAACCTGATATGTCACGGGATAAAGATAGAATTTGGTGAGGTTTTAGGTCCTGATGATTTTCCAACCGAAATAGTTGCAACATTTACATTGAGACACGGTAGAGATAGGGAACGAGGTGAGATAGAAAGTATGTTTAATCGAGGTGACGGTAGATTATATCAAAGTGTTCTTGATACCTATGCAAATCAACAATCAATTAATAGTCTAGGTACAACTGATGGTGAACAAGTTAGATATAAGAATGGAGTTACTACTGCAGCAGACCAATTAGCTGCAACTTATGCTAAAGATGGAGAATCTAAAAGTAGTTCGTAAAAAAATAATATAAAATGCTTAATATAGATACCTTAGTTAAAAATAAAACTATTTTCAACCCAAATCCCGAAATGCAAGGGAAAAAATATGGTATATGGGATCTTACAAGATCCTCAATATCATATAAAAACGTAAACGTAAGAATAAAAAATTATATTATGGTTACTGATGATGATGTTATGAGGGCAGATCTAATATCGAATCGAATATTTGCTAGTCCTAAATATCTTGGCTATGTTATGAAATTCAATTCAATATCTAATCCATTTTCAATTAATACTGGCGATTTTCTTTTAGTACCAACTAAAGCAACCTTCGACAATGCTGCAGAGAACAAAACCAGTATAATAGAGAAAGGAAACGATAATTCAAATCCAAATCAAAAGTTTAGAAAAGCACAAGAACAAAAGAAATTTAAAGTTAGTGATTCTAGGAAAAAATTTATAGAGGATAGACTAAAGGCTAAGAATGCACCAGCACAAATTCTTCCTCCTAATTTTATGCAAGAGGGTGAAAGACAAACAGTAAGAACTAATGCTGTAATAGGTCTTGCTCCTGACGTAACCAATGCAACCTCAAATCCTGATGCATCATTATAATATTAAGATATGGCTTCAGATGAAATAATTATACGAAATGTAGCTAAACCTACATTAAGATTAGACGAATTAGTTGTTCCTAACCGAACTGGACGGGGTAATGAAGGAGCTCCAGCAGCTCAAGATTCAGATGAAAAATCTTTTGGCGCTTATGTACCGGTAGTTTTTATTAATGGATATTATGTACATAAATTCATGCCATATTTCAATCTTGATATGACTGGATTTTTACCTACTGTAAGAATTCAATTTGATATGCAGAATTCGTTATTTATTGGGGTTTCTTACCCTAAAGATGGTGATGTAATATCAGTATATGTTAGATCGTGGATTGAGTTATATAAACCAATAAGAATGGATTTTAATGTATTATCAGTTAGATCTAATCAATCAAGTGATCCTGATGGTAATGGTATGACGTTTAGTATATTAGGTGAAGCAAAAATTCCAGGTCTATATAGTGAAGTTTCTAAAGCATTCAGAACAAAAACATCATATGACACTCTTTTTGATGTTTCACAACTATTAAACCTTGGATTTTCTACTAATGATGCTAATCTTAATGATGAAATGACTTGGATTTGTCCTAATTTATCAGCTCATGATTTCATAAAAGAAGTAACTAGTAGATCATATAAAAATGATCGAAGTTTCTTTGGTACTTGGATAGACCCATATTATAATTTAACCTTCATTAATTTAGACAATCAATTATCTGCTAAAGATTATATACAAATAGTAAAAGTTATTAGCGGACTAGGTACCGGAAATGCCAACGATACTTTGTTTCCTGGTATAAACAACCCACTACAAGATGTACCATTAGTTTTAACAAATGAAAAAGGCTCTTTTGATTCGCCGACATATATTCTTAATTATACTCTAGTTTCACAAGCAGGAAACATTACAAATAATCGCGGGTACGTACAAGAAGTCCAATTCTATGATGATGGATTCAAAACTGATAATCCAGTTGAAAAGTATATTAACTATACAATAGAAACCTCAACTACTGAAATAGTTGGTGAAAATATGGTTTTACAAAAAGGTAGAGCGATAGAAAATGAATATTCTAAGGATATTAGAAAAAATTGGTATGGTTCACTGAATGACGAGGAAGGTCCTGGCGGAGTTCATGAGAATTTTATACAGGCTTTGATTCAGAATAAATTCAATAAAGAAGATCTAAATAAATTTACCCTTAAAATCGAAACTAATGGATATTATAATGGAATTTATAGGGGACAAGCTATCCCAGTTGTAATTTACGTAAATGATCAAGGATTAAGAAAAGAAAATACTGGGGCATCTAATAACGAAAAACCAGAAGAAACTATAAATCCAGTGATTGATAGATTTTTATCTGGCGTTTATATACTAATGGGAATTGAATTAAAATACGAAGCACACCGTGGAATGTATCAGGTTTTACATTTAAGGAAAAGAGATTGGGTTTTAAACAGTGCAGGTAAATTCCCTAAAGCATTTCCAATTAATCTTATTGATGGATAAATATAATAAAATAATAAACCCTAATGGGAATTAAAGCTACAGATAAAAACAGAAACCTTTTTCTTAAAGGGTTCAAACTCTCTAATTCGGGAAGTAATGAAGATCCGACATATCTTGGGTTTAAAATAATATTTGATTTTGGAGTTTTACCAATTAACTCTAATTATGGTTGGCCCCCAAGTCCAATATTAAAAAAGGGTAATTATACATCTACCCAAGGTGCTAGTATGGCTTCTATGTTAAACCCATTCGGACAACCACAATATGTAGCATCTGTTGGAGATAAAGATGAAGAGGAATTAAAAAGAGGCGACGGAGATAGCCCAATTTATTATTCCGCATATAATTATTTATTGGAAAGAGATGGCGCTTTTGAAAAACAAAAAAACAATCAAAAGAAGAGAGCTAATGCACTTTTGCAATTCCAAAAATTACTAAAAGAAACAAATACTAATTCCCCGTGGTTTTTCCAGTCGATCGAAGGATTAAATATGTTAGATAAGGTATCAAAGAGCGGATTTCAAACTGATGATGATATAGATTTTTTTGATAATCAAAGGACTGGTGGTAAACATTTAACTATAAAAACTCTAGAATCTCTTAATCTTAGAATGAATGCACTTCAAGATCTATATAACCAAGCAACATTTGATGCTGATAATATGAGATGGCTTGTCCCAAGGAATCTTCGTAAGTTTACTATGTGGATATTTGTAGGTGAAATAAGAAACTTTTTTAAAACTAGCAGGTTAGCTGGAGCTAGTACAGCTCTTTCTGTAATAGATGATCTTAGTTCATTGATAAGTACAGATAGAAACCCAGGGGCTGCCATAATAGAAAATGATATTGAAAGTTCTGGCAGTGGAAGCAATAGGAGTGGAAATGACCAAAGTGCTTTTTCTAGCTTTGTTGGTAATGTTGCAGAAGGTGCAGGCTTATCTAATGAAAGAGATGCTTTGTCAAACCAAGCAGACCAAAGTGGAATAAAACCAGTTTTGATCTATGAATGCAGTCAGTGTGAATTTGATTTCAGTGAAAGCACATCACTAAAAGCTATCGTTGATATTGGAGCAGAATCATCTACACCAGAGGAAAACTCATTCAAAATACACGTTGGTAAAGTAAGAATAAAAAACCAATATCCTAATATAAGAAGTGATAAGAAACCCTTGATACTTGCTGATGGATATAGCCAGGATCAAACTAGTGTAGAGGATCTTGATCCTACATTGGATATTGAAAGTATTACATCTATGGGTGCAGAATTATTGACTAATTTTGTTTCTGGTGCAGTTTCTGATTTAATAAACGAAGGAATCAGTCAATTTATAAGTCCAGCATTAAGTGGATTGGACCAGAGTATAATGGGGAATATTTATTCCATGGACCCTTCACAATTAACTAGTGCTACTAATGGTAAAGGGTTATTTAATAATGCTGCAAATTACCTAAATGGTGCTAGTGAAACCGGAATTGATAATATATTTAAAGGTAATTTACCAAATCCTCAAACAATGGGAGAAGGTGGACCTCCGGAAAGAGTATATCCAATAATAAGCAAGGATGAAAGTGATGTATACCCTAATGTACCGGGTACAGATCTAGGGGTTAAGGAAAGAGTTTACGCTAAGCCTGAAGGTGATGTGTATGAAAATGTACCAGGCACAGATCTTGGTGTTCCCGATAGAGTTTATCAGGAGGTAGAAGATGACGTATATAATAATAACCCAGGTAGTGATCTAGGTGTACCTGAAAGGATATATCCAAAACCAGAAGGTGATGTGTATGAAAATGTACCTGGCAGTGATTTGGGTGTACCAGATAGGATTTATCCAGAACCACAAGGGGACGTATATCCTAATGTACCTGGAAGTGATCTTGGTGTACCTGATAGGGTTTACCCAGAAACAACAGGCGATGTTTACTTAGATAATCCAGGTAGCGATCTAGGTGTACCTGATAGAGTATATAGCGGACCGAATGACGATGTTTATGCTGATGTACCAGGTAGTGATTTAGGTGTACCCGATAGAATATATCCAGAAGTAAACGATGACGTTTATCCTGATGTAGTTCCAACTGATAAACTAGCAAAAGAGACTGTTTATAAGGAGGAGGTTTTAAATACTAAATTAGAAAAAGATGTTGTTTATAGTCCAGAGAAAATAACAAGTAAACCTTCATTGGATAGGGTTTATACAAAGCCTATAGATACTGAAACTAGTAGCATAGATACAGTATACCCAGAGAAGAAAATTATATCATCAAGAGGTGAATTAAGATCCCCTGAAAGTAATTTTGAAACCAAACCAGAAAAAGTATATCAACCAGAATCTAAGGATAATAGAACACTAGGTTTTGATGGTGTATACCCAGAAACATCTGGTGATTTCATAGTAGATCAGCCATTAAACTTAGGAAATCTTAAATCATCAAGTAAATATAATCCTAGTTTAGGTACACATAATCCAGACGAATACGAAGAACAATAATTTTTATGTCATCAGCAAGAATATACATAGGCGAAGTAGTAGATATAAAGGATCCTAAAAAAGAAGGAAGAGCTAAGATTAAGGTCTTTGGTCTTTTTGATGGCATTGAAACTGAGGATATTCCGTGGGCAACACAGAAAAATGGAATAATGTTTGGTAGAGGAGGTAATGGTATGCTATCTATTCCTAGGCTTGGTTCCGTAGTTACTGTAGAATTTGATGGCCAAAACTATTATAGAATGGTTTATCATGGAGAATGGAATACCTCTCCTGATTTAAAAGCAGAAATTGAAAATTCATATGAAGGAGCACATGCTCTTATTTATGATAATGATGCAGAACCCGGACCATTACAATTGTTCTATACAAAAGAAAAAGGACTTAATTTCATATTAGGTGATGCTAAGATCCAATTAGATACACAGAATGATGGTGAACTTAGAGTAGTTATTGAAATGGGTAACGATCAAGTTAGAATGGAAGATAATAAGGTTATTGTAAATTCAAATAATATAGAACTTGGTGAGAGAGCAATAGAATCTGTTATAAAAGGGAATACATTCCAAACATTTTTCAATTCGCACACGCATGTGGGTAATACGGGCACGCCCACGAGTCCGCCTATAATTCCATCAACACCAAATCATCTCTCTAACGTATCTAAAACTAAATAATATATAATGGCAGCAACGATAGAAGAAATGCAAGATTTGGTAGTAAAGCTCGGCGACAGCGGTGTAAATATACCAGGACTAGATACCGATACAGTTATAGAGGGGATGCTTGAACGTGATCCAAAATTTAAAGAACTATTTGATTCTATGGATTCTGAGAATTCTGAGGATTCTGCTGAAGAGAAGAAGAAAAAACGTGAAGAAAAACGTGAAGAATTAAAGAAAACGTTAAAAACCCACGGGCGTACTTTCATAGATGAACAAATTGCTACGATAAAGCTTTCATATTCTTCACTATTATCAGGAATGGATCAAATAAAAGCAATGATTGCTACGATAGCTCCCATGAATTTATTACCATCTGTTATCGCAGTTCCTGTTGTAGTACCAAATCCAGCATCTATAGTTCTTTCACTTAAAGAGAAAAAAAATTCACTATTAAATATACTAAATAATTTAATACAAGTTTTTATGCAAATGCTCCAAGCTGCTATTAATATTTCTTTCCCACTTCCTAATAGTGTGATTAATGTTGGTGAAGCATTAAATACTATAAAAAATACAGTTAACCTAATTCCTTAATTGAACTACTTTTCAGAATAGATATATAAGAAGATTAACCTTTTAATATAAAAATAATGAATAAAGAAAATCAAACCGCAGTAACACTAGAAGAATTCGATTGGAGTGGAATAACCAACAAATTTGGTGTAAACGAAAAGATTGAAACACAGCATGGCGATAGAGTTTATTGCACTGAGCCATATGCCCAAGATCTATATGATCTTTATAGTGGAAATTTGGAAAATATAACACTTTCCAAAGATCTTATAAATGGACAATCATATACATGTAAAGTGACACAACTTTCTGAAAATAGAGCTTTGGCACAAACTGATTCTGGCCAAACAGTTTATATAGATCTGGTAAAAGAAAGAAAAGATGCAGAAAAATTAGGCATCACCTGGAATGAATTAAATGTTGGTGTTAATATTGAAGCAATTACCAGAGATTCGATGGGAACCTATTATGGTTCTGTTATTGATTGTTTCATACAGAGTACAAGATTAGAGTTCTTTGAACAAATACAAAAAGAATCTGTAGCATATGAGGCAACAATCGAGAGTGTAAATAGGGGTGGTTATATCGCAGATGTGCAAGGAATCAAATGTTTCTTACCTGGTTCTTTGGCAGCAGCTAATAAAATAACAGATTTTGAATCATACATTGGGAAAAAACTATATGTAATGATTGACGGTTATGTACCTAAAAAGGATATTTTTGTAGTTTCATATAAAAAATACTTAGGTAAGATAATGGATCAGAAAATAAGTGAATTAGATCTTACTAAAAAATATAAAGGGTATGTTACTGGAACATCTGATTTCGGGGTTTTTGTCGAATGGGAAGATGTCTATACAGGATTAATACATAAGACTGAATTTGATGGACAAGTTGTTTCTGGGTTTACTACTGGTGACGAAATCGAATTTTATGTTAAAGAGGTTAAAGAAGATAATAGACTTACATGTACGTTTGGTGAGCCTATGGAGAAAACTATAAAACTCTATCAGTTGAAAACTGAAGTTGATGAAGGGGTAAGCGAGCCTTTATGCGCTACAGTTAAACACAAGAGAAAAAATGGTGCACTTATAGAACTAGATGCATTTGGAATATTAGCACTTATACCAGCTAGTAAACTTGGTAAAGAGCATAAAAACCTTAGGACTGGTGATTCCATAATGGTTCTGATATATGAGGTTGATCCTATAATGGGAAAAATTTTCGCTCAACCGGAAGATGAATAAAAAAACACACTTTGATAAAAGACAGGTTCTTTCCTTTGGCGTTATAGGCTTCGAATTTGAATTCTATTCTAATATGGTAAGGGGAAGAATCGTTGATTCTTTGTCTAAATTACTTGGCAAAAAAATCATTTTGAGTGATAAATATCATTCAAAGGTTCCAGTTACTCCAAATACATTTAAGCTAGAACCAGATTATTCTGGTGGTGGAAAAATGAATGAGTTAATAACTGGTCCAATCCCATATGTAGAAGCAATCCCAATATTAATAAAAACATTAATCTGGATCGATAAAAATGGTTGGACTACTGATAAATGTGCATTTCAATTTTCTATAAGCTTCGATAAAGACAATAGAGAGATTGGAAGAATGGAGGAACTTGACAAACTTAAGTTTATACTTGGAGTTGATGAAGGATTAATATATTCAAAGTTTGGTAACAGAACAAATAATGTATATGCGAAATCGGTTAAAAGAATTATACCAAGAAACAGATTTTCTGTATTGGAGAATATATCTACTATTGACAGCCGTCTATTTAAAATCCCAGATGAAAAATATTATGGTGCTAATTTTACCAAAGTTCCTGAGGGGTATATCGAAATAAGATATCTTGGTGGTAGAGATTACCAAAAAAAAATTACACAGATAAGAGAAATTGTTGATTATATGATACTTTTCTTATATGATATTCTTAGTGGGGCTAGACAATACAGTCAAAAAGATTTAGCTAAACTCAAAGAAATGATGAAAGATTACGGCAAAGTTGTTAGAAGCTTTTCCAATCCTGAAGCCTTCTTTGAAAACTTCCCAGATTTTCATTTGTTAGTTGATTTAAAAGGATTCGAAGAAAATATAAAAACTTATTTCCCTTTTATTAGGGAAAAGGTTTTTGATATCATTGTTGAAGGTAATGTTAAATATGCTTTCTTTAATTATGATACTAATACAGGAAGATTCCAATTAAAGGGTGCAAAATGTAAGAATGCAACTATATTAGAAGATTTAGATCTAGTTGATTGCAAAATAAGAAATTCACATTTACGTAATTGTAATTTACATGGTTGTGATGTTAAAAATTCTGAAATTGATAATTGTGATGTAGTTAATTCGAATAAGATATATGACAGTAAAATAAAAGATACGTCAGCTGGATTTACTAATTTATTGGAATCTTGTTATATTGATTCACCAGAAAAGATGATCGACTGCGAGATTAAAGGTGGAGTAATTAGGAAAGCTGATATTGGTAGAAATGCTATAGTTAGTAAAGAGACTGAAGAGGTAAAAGGTTTTAATGAGATACGCCAATCTCGATTTATTAGTGATAATAGGCTAAAAGACCTTAACAATAAGATATCTAAGATGAAGTTTAAAAATCAAAATTATCAATAATGACATACGAAGAACTGGAGCAAGAAATAAAAGATGAACTTAATGCAAGTTGTTCTCTTCCCTATAACTTAAATGATGAGGAAATCGCCCGTATAGTAAAACGTGCTAAATTATTCATGTATGATAATTATCAATATGCTGTTGATGATAGAGTTTTCATATTAGGTAATGCTTTATTTGCAAATCCACTATTCAGAAATACTAGACAGCTTAAATTACCTGATAAAATAGTAACTGTATATGATGTGAGAGAAGTTAATGGTATGGGAATTTCTGGTAACCCAGATAGGGATTTTGGAGACTCTAAATTACTAGGCTCTGAATTGCTACTGTCTCCGTTTACCGGAGATAATCTTGTGTATAGAACAGTTATGTATTCATATTTTGATCTGGCACAAGCATATTTATTACAAACATATGCTTTTAAATGGAACAAGAACAGCAAGAAACTTACCATACTTGGTAGAGATCCAAATAGATCTGGACTTAGCGGAGTTAATAATGGAATTGACTCAGGAGGAATGGATGTTGCTATTAGATGTTTTGTTGCTATTAACGAACATGAATTGTATGATGATGAATTATTCGTTAGATATTGCTACGCAAAAGCAAAAATATCATTATCTAGAATACTTAGTGCCTTTGATTACAACCTCCCAGGTGGTATCAGAGTCAATTCAGCTGAACTTAGAAGTGATGGTGAAAGAGAGCTTCAGGAAGTAATGGACATGATAAATTCAGAAAATAGTCCTTCGTATTTTTTACAATGGAATTAAACCATTGATAATCAAGTACTTACGTTATATTTTATCTAAATCTGAATCTTTATCAAGGATCCAAAATTCAAAGCTTATTCCTTTGTTAAGAACAGATTCTTTTTTCTTTATATTCTCTTCTAGTTTATTTTGGTATGTGTATTCCGATTTGACCTCTATTATTAAATTTAGGTTTTTTAAATAGATATCTGGGAAATATATTCTTTCCTTTTTGTCTAACGTGTATTTAAAATCTCCTAGTGTTTTCCTAATTTCTATATTATCAACTATGATATCTTTTAGTTGTGTCATTTTAGTTTCTAGAATTATATCCAAAGCAAGGTTTTCATAGCCTTGTATCTGTATAATTTCCCCGTTTGGTAGTGTGTAATTTTTGAAATTATAACATGATTTTAAATGTTTTTCGTATATTTCCGGGTTTTGTAAAGCACAACCGTGTCCATATATTTCTATATTAGTTTCCTTCTTTTTATCCTGTACTTCTTTATGTTTCGTTGGGTGTAGTCCATCCCAATCTTTTTCTATCTTTTCTAGTGTTTTCTCTTTAAAGTGTTTGCTTCCAAACATATATTTAGTTCCATATTTTTCCATCATGGTTTTTTCAAAATTTTCTCTGTGTCCAGGGATATCCCATATATTATCAACCCCGTGTTTCTCAATTAGCCCATTCTTTGAACATGCAACATTTGCTAATATCGAACATTCCTTATTTCCACATGATTTTTGGTAGTTAGTTTCTCTATGTCCAGTTTGGTTTATTGAAAATTGATTCTTATAACTAAATTTCCTATATCCATTACAATGTGGACATTTCTCTAATTCTATCCCAAAATAGATGTGATAAAACCTTTGTGAAATTGATATGTTTTTATAGTACTTATCTAGAAACCCAGTTTCTTTGATAATATCTTTATGTAACATTTCATTTTTTGATATTTTGATTATTAGTGATGCATAACCCTTTCCTGTTCTAGTTCCTTTTAATTTCTCTGTTTCTATTAAACATTTAACTGAAGTACAGGTTTGTATATAATTTGAATGTAGTTTAATTCTATCTACCGAAAACCTACCATATTTGTTAAATTGCAATGGTTTTTTACAAACAGAACAAGTTTCTATGTTATCTATACTAAACCATAGATGATAAAATCTTTGCGCCAGTGGAATATTAACATAAACATTATCTAGAAATATGGTCTTATGTTTAATATATTCTGTCCATTCTTTATTATGTTTAATTTTATTTAACAGCGGACCAAATGTTTTATTGTCTTGTTTTCTTTTGTTCTTTAACTCTTTTAATAGGTCTTTCATAGTTTGGTGTATTTTCATTATATATCATTTTCTTTTTAATGTTTCGCACATTTTAGGTAGATATATAATATATGAAATTGAAACATATAAACCTATACGAAGAAAATAATTATCAATTAAAGCCTTCCTTAGAAAAATTCTTAAATAAAAGAATAAAGGGTACATGGAAATTAAATAATGAATTAGTCGACATTGATGGAGATTTTGATCCTGCATATTACAACCTATCTCAAAAATCTTTAAAAAAAATAAAATTTGGAAATGTAAGCGGATATTTCAATGCTAGTGTTCCTAACCTAGATGGTATACCAAAATATACAAAAGGTGCTTTAGTCCTTCTAGTAACAGAAAGCCTAGAATCTTTAATTGGTTCACCAAATAATGTTGGTTCGTTCGAAATTGAGATGGATAATAGTGAATTAAAATCTTTAATTGGTGGACCAAAAATAGTAACAGGAATAGGGAAAGAAGCCCGTGTACCGGGAAAAAATGCAAAAGGGTCATATAAAATAGATGGATTTAATGGTAAAAATTTCAAAGGTGCACCTGAACATGTCTTAGGTAATTTTGAAATGAAAACAACAGGTAATAAAATATCTTTAATTGGTGGACCAAAGAAGGTTGGAGGAAGCTATCGCATTTATGCAGATATAAACGATTGTATAGATTTTGATGCAATTCCTGAATCTTTTGGGTCAGATATAAATAATGTATTCAATCATTTTCTGCCGGAATTCTCAATTGGTGAATTTTATATGTATAACGTCAGGGTTCAAAGTATTTCTGATTTACTGGATGTATTTATAAATCCATATGAACATCTTCATAGTAGTGATAAAGATAATATAGAAGATAATATAGATAATTGGAAATCCAATTTTCTAAAGATATTTGGACATCGTATCATAAACGAAATAAATCATCAAATAAAAATTACACCAGGTAAATTCATTATGTTGCTCAAGTCAATTTGGAACGATGAAAACTTTAAAGAAGTTAGGAAGAATATAATAATTCCAGAAAAATATAAAGAACAACTAGATATATTATCTGACTTAGATGAATTAGGGTTTTAACTGTTCACATTTCCCGTACTTTTTAAGGTAGATATATATTGGGAAATAAAAAATTCCCAATGGTTGAGATTTATAATAGAGATCCAGACGATATAAACTATAAAGAGGGCATTGTTGAAGTTACAGATCCAGTAGAGATTTGTATAGGACAATTAAAAATGCTACTCCTTACTAATAAAGGTGAGGTATTAGGCGACCCTAAATTTGGTCTGAGTTTAGAAGAAAAGATATTTACCTTAGATCTTTCGGAAGAAAGTTTAAAAGCAGAAATATATAAAAATCTGCGGATATATGTACCCTTATTTGGTACGCTGGGTGGGTATTTCAATTTGAGTTTCTACCAGGGTATAAATAGGGATATAGCTGTATTAGATTTTTTTCTAAGAAAAAATGAAAATGCAGGACCTGCAATTTCAATTAAAGTAAGTTAAATAGAATGGCAAACAACATCTTTAAAAAGAATAATATCCTTATACAAGGATTATTAAGTGATTCGTACGAGTTTCTGCAAAGAACGTATAATCAATCAAGAAATGTGTTTACAGTATCTTCTGCATGGGGGCAGATTTTATTTGTTCTTGAGAATCTATCCCAACTTATCCTTTATTTTATAGAGGATTCGATAACTGAATTAAACATAAACGAAGCTACTAGAGCACATTCAATAAAAAGTTTAGCTAGAATTTCAGGCCATGATCCAGGGAGAGGTATGGCAGCACAAGGAGAAGTTTCTGTTAAATGGAATTTAAAAGAGGCTGATATTGGGGGCGGAGCGATTATGCTACAGGACAATACTAGAATGCAATGTTTGCAAAACGGGTTACCATATTCTTTAATATTAAATTCACCAAACGTAAAAATACCTTTAACTAGAGCAAGTTCATTTAACTTTAAAATTGCGCAAGGTGCATTTGTAACAATTAATTTCACTGGTACAGGTAGAGCATTACAAAGTTTTAATGTACCATCTAAATCTGGTGCATTAGTAGATCAATTCTATGTTAATGTTTATGTAAACGGTAATAAATGGAATAAATATGAATCTTTATATGATATACCATTAAATAAGGAAGGATTTCTAGTTAAATCAGGAATATCTGAGGGTATTGATGTTTATTTTGGTAATTCAAACTTTGGTAAAATTCCTCAAGCTGGAAGTGTTATAGCAGTTGAATATCTACAAACTTCTGGATATGCTGGTAATATACAATCTAGAGGTGATACTACGTTATCTTTCAAATTCTTAGATGGTGGTACAGATTTATTTGGGAATGTCGTTAATTTAGACAATTATATTACAGTAGGTGGAATTTTAGATCCATCTTTCGGAGCAGATGCTGAACCAATAGAAGTTACAAAATTGGTTGCTCCTAAAATGAGTAGATCTTTTGTTTTTGTAAATGCTGAAAATTATGAGATTTTTCTACATAAGTTTAATATATTTTCACAAATTCAAGCATTTTCAACATTCGATGATGAATATTTAGATGATGATAATGTAATCTATATTTTCTTAGTACCTGATGTAACAATAGGTCTTACTAGTAACCAGGACTATTTTGACATACCAGAAGAAAGTTTTTTACTCAGCATATCACAAAAACTATCCATTTTAAACCTAATCGAGGATTCAGGCCAAATGATAGCAACTACTGTTGTAAAAATCATAGAACCAGAGGTTAAGAGATTCATCGGTAATGTATCAATGTCTACATTTGAAGGTTATGATCCAGAGGTAATTAAAGATAAAGTTAGGTCTTCTATCTCTGATTATATGTTAGCTAATCAAAGAAGAGATAAAATACCAAAATCTGATATTATTGCATTGATAGAAGGTATAGAAGGCGTAGATTCAGTTTCATTCAATTTTATAGGAGAGGATAATGAAAGGTATCACAAAACTGTTGATCATTTAAGTAATGTAAGCACTAAACAGTTAAATAAAAAAATAGGCTTGGATTCATATGGTGACATTATCATAGGAAGAGGAGAACTTATACTCATGAGAGGTGGTTGGGCAGACAGAAACCATACATATTTTGTAGATGGAATTATAGATGGTAGACCGTCTGCATTGAATATTTCTGTTACCTCAATTAATCCTAAGAATTTCTTGAATGAATTAAATTCAAATACTAAAAAGAAAATAATAGCACAAAATAGGTAATAATTATGAATAATAAATTTAGTCCATATTTTCCTGATAATAAAAATTCATATACTGTAAACGGTTCAAAATATAAGACATTTACTAGTGACTTTGAATCATCTGATGATTTATATGCTACAATAGCTGAAGCAGAAGAAAGAGCAATAAATATAGGTTCAACCGGATATAGAAAAGTACGAACTGATGTTACTGGGAAAATTAAGTATGGTCCATGTTCATCAGGTAGTACATATTTAGCTATTATGGATGAAATAAAACCTGGTGAAATGAGTAGAAGATATTATCAATTTGATCAAAGAAATAATTTATTCGATGTTAAGAATTCAATAAATGATACTGCTAGGGAAGGATTTGATTATAAAGAACAAATATTCAAAAAGACAATGTCAAATGTGATATTCAGAAATCAGGACAGAGAAGGAATTTTATCTTATTTACAGAAAGTTGTTTTTGCTTTAATAGAAAGTGTAAAACAGATAAGAAATTCATTTAATTACACTGTACCTTTTAATAATAGAAGAGTTTTTTAAAATGGCTAATAAACACCTTAAATTTTTTGATAAGCAGGGAAATCCTTTAAACTTTGGGTATACTGGAGCTACTGCTGCTGGTCCTTTGACATATAACTTCAGATATAAATCTGCACCTATTGGTGGGATTTCAACATCTGGTAATCTATCTTTGCATTCAATCTCGAGTAATTTTTTATTCCTGAATGTAAATGATGTGAATGGATATGATATAAGTCCATGGATAACTGCGGTAAGTGATGCAGTATCACAGGGTGGAAAAATTACATTAAAAATTACATTCCATCCTTCTAATGTTTTGGAAGGAATTGTTTCAGGCATAAATAAGGTTGGAGCTCTTGTAAGCATTGAATTTTCTAGCATTACCGGAGTTACTAATATTTCTGATGGTAATAGTGCATATATTGAAACTATAAGTGAAGATTTGCCTGGTGGGTATTTTAGTGGGTCTGTTTTCTTTGACGAGGTTTCTGCAGGTTTATATGAAAACGAACAGATATTCATAATACAAGAGTTTGAAGATTCTGTTACTAGTGAACATTTCGTTGGATTACCACATACTGGAGCTACTGCTTCGAGTAATACTCCATTATGGAGAACTAGGTGGGAAAATGATAGTTATGGTTCTACTGATGTAACAAACATCATATTTACATATAAAATAGATGAGGAAGATCCAGAAATTGATGGAAACCCATCAATCACTAATTACCAAAATATAACAATTCCTGTTATACTTAATTCATCAGATACATTTTCAACTGGCTATATAGTAACACCAGAAGCTGGAACACCTTCTAGATCTTTAGGTATTAATGTTGCTATAAATGCACCAGATATTGGTGCTGAAGTATATGAGAGGAAACTCATAATTGAGGATATTACGTCTGGAACCACCGAAAAAGTCGCAGAGATTCTATTCTATGGACAAGTAATAGGTGAGGATAAAAGGCTTGATGTACTTACTCAAAATATGGGTCGAGCATTTTTTGGTACTGATTCCCCTATATTAAGAGATCATGATCCAGCCGAACCTCTTCCTGATTACCTAGAGATCAACGAAAAGAGAAAGGAACTTATGGTTGCTGGTGAGGAAATATTTCCTTATATTGGTAGTTATAAAGGCTTAATTGGTGCTTTGAAATTCTTTGGGTACCAAGATTTGCGTATAAAAGAATATTGGCTAAACCTTAGATATGCTAAAGCAGACGTACGTCCTGTTGAAGAAAATAAGATATTTTTAGATAAATATAAATCAACAAAAATACCAAACCAAGTTTCACTAATCAGTGATGTATTAGATAATGAAAATAGTGGTAAATATAGACTTGAACAAACATACGGCCCAAATTCAGATGGTGAATATGTACTGGATGTTTCATCAGAGAATACCTTAGTTCCTAGCAGAACATACAAAAAGACTGCATTATTTGGTTTATATTATGACATTAATACTGAATCAACAGCTACTGATCCATATGGTTACCCAGTAACACCAGAAGCTTTTGCTTTTACCCAAGAAGAGGTATTAGTAAAGTTATTCGCATTAAAGGAAAGACTGAAAAAAAGTTATCTTCCATTAAATGCTAGAATAGTTGATATTACTGGAGAAGGTGTTTATTTCAATGTTTATAATACTAAAGAATGGACAGATACCTTAAAAAGAGTTGATATTGAATCTGGAAATGATCTAGAATTCAAAGTGAATCCAGATTTTGGTTTTCTTGAGGATTTAAGAGCTTTTGGTACTAGAGAAAGTGTTGATGCTATACAGGCACCAATGAATTATTATAATGAAGAAACCATAGAGGTTTCTGTAGCAGGTCCATCAGGTGATGTATTTAGATTCGCTGGTGTAACCGGGGATAATCAAACTTTAAATCTAAGCAAAGGAAAGAGGTACAACTTTGTAATCAATAGTGATACTTATAATTTTGTTTTAAGTACCAATAGTGGACTTACTGGTGATAATTTACCATTAGGTGTTACAAACAGTGGTGCAACAGGTGGAGCTACAGTTACTATTGACGTAAACCCACAAGAACAAGCAACCATTTATTACTATTCTGATGTGAATACAACTAAGCTGAATGGTGCTATGAATATAGTAAATAGCAGCGTTTCAGATCTTGGTAATATTATACCCCCAATTACCAATGGCCAAAAATACACAGCAGCAGAGAATCTAAGCATGCTTGATGCGATTTCAAACTATTATTATTTAAAGGAAAATAGTTTATTAGAAAATCTAGGTGATAATGTTAATGATCCAATAATATATACTAATATAGACGGTTCGGAGTATAAACCTCCGATTGGAATGCCGGTAGTACTTGAACTCGAAATTGATAATTGGACATGGGATGAAATGGGAATGGATTGGAATTCTATGGAGCTTCCTGATACTACAAGTACAGCAAAAGCTTTAACATGGGATTCTATAGATCTTTCAGCATATAATGAGATCGAGTGGGTCATAGAAAAATCGCAGAATCAAGTAGGTTCTGGATATTATTTTTCATATCGTGGGTATACTAAGGATTTTTATAAATTAGCACATTTTTTACCATATATTGGTGAATATGATGTTACTTGTTATTTATATGACTCGTTTAATTTCAAGAATATTAAAATTAAAAAAAGCACAATAAAAGTAGCACCAAAGGAAATACTTATTGATGCATGGACTAGATATAAGGAAAATGAAAATTATACTTGGGACCAAACAGTAAAAGATTGGGATGATTATAATTCTACTTGGATATCCCCGGCAGAAGGCAAAACATATAATGAAATTACGAAAGAAATACCAAAGGCTATATTAGATTTTGCTGTATATGGTAATAATGCATTAAATGGACAAGAGCTATTACTTAGTAAATATAATGAGCCTATTGGTGCATCAGGAGATTTTATAATATCTCAGAATATATTATCTATAGCCAAGGCATATTCTTTATGGGCATCAGGTTCTCAATATGGTTATTGCCTTTTCTTTACTACTGAACCTCACTCATTTGTAGAAGGTAGTCAAATATTCTTAACTGGTTCAATTGACGATCTTAATAAACCCTGGAATATATCTATACCCACCGGAGCTACTGGATATTCATTTACTATTCCATATATACTGTCTCCTGAATATGGGGTAGGAACTACGTCTGGCGCAGCTTCAATTGCTGGAGGTACTGCATATTATTTAGATCCTGTAGTATTACCTGATCAGAAAGTAACAGGAGGTGGAGGAATAACAGTTTCTATAAATAATAGAAATGTTGGATCTACTGCGTCAGGTTCTAATATACAAGCAACAGTAAACGCGATTGTCCAAGAAATTAATAGTGTTACTCTGTATCCGGACTATTTTGCACAATCATTTAACCCAGAGGTTTCTCCAGCAACAATTAATGTTGCTAGTGATACCGGAACAGGTGGAATTGGTAACAATGACGTATTAACTGTATCATTAACCGGTTCACTTACTTTAGTGTCAGTAGATTCTATATTGTCTGGTGGAATTACTGGGGGAACTGCTTATATTCCTTGGGATCCGTATGATGATATAGACGGAAATAGTAATATAAGATATTTTGGTACAAAAAATCTAAATTGGAATATGTTTAATGAGTCTACATGGGATGAAGCTTATGCGCATACTTGGGATGATTTTTCATACAATAATGGATGGTTAGGTGGATATGAGATCCATACTACGAAGGTTGGCGATCATATAAAGGTTAGTCCAGGAAAAGAAAAATATCCATTTCCTGTTGGTGTAACATTTATAAATGGTCCATCAGGGTATCTAACGTTGGGTGATGTTGCAAATCAACTAAATAATTCAACAGATGAAAACATTACTAATTTTTACTATCGTGTAAGACCTACTATAGCAACAACCTCATTAACAACATCTGAACCTGTTGAAATAACTTTTAATTCTTTCTCTGGTACAGGAGGGGTTTTAGCACCCCCTGCAACTATGCCAGGAGCAGCATCACCGTTAGTGGTTAGTTTTACTTATGCTACTGGACCTTAATTAAATATATAAAAATGGCAAATCAAATTACAATATACGCATCACAATCAGTAGATTTTACTGATACAACCTATGGTGGGGTTACCCCATATATAGTATATCATTGGGTATTTACGACAGGCTCAGGAATAATACAAACATATGGTCCAACTGCAAATATCCAATATACTTCACCTGGTTTATACAATGCATACTTAAGTATAACAGATTTTAATAATGTTATCGATTACGCATATTATGTTAATCTAATAAACGTTTTACCATCAACTATAACTGCTAGTTTTACCAAAAGCGATACTGCTATAATAATGTCTGAAACTATAAATTTTACCGATGCCTCAACCGGTGATTTCGCTAGTCCTGATACGTGGAGTTGGGACATTGGAGGTAGCGGATCTACCTCACAAAATGTTACCAATTTTGAATTGTCTGATTGGGTTGATGTGCAAGGAGCAGATATTGCAGATCCTCCTGGTTATAGTAGACAAGTTACTGTCCAACTTACTGCGGAAAATGGTCTTATTCACGACACAACATCTGATAATTTTACCATGAGTAAAATTGGAGTAGCTGAAACTGTTTATATAAATACCGATGGTATTGCTAATACTTATATACAAGCTTCCTCTGTTACTCTATCCGCATTTAAAGGTTCTGATGCTAGTTTACCATTAAATAATAAAATATTCGAAATTGGTGTTGGAGCTAGTGGCGGAGCAGCACAGGTAATAAGTAATTTCCATTCGACAAACGAGGATTGTACTTTAGTAGCTACTGGGTTAGCAGGTGATAGTACGTTTGAGGACGGGATAGAAGAAATCTCTGGTGTTATTGGTATAAATAATATATTATATAGTCCTGGTGAAACTGCAATAGATTCAGGAGATTATCTTACCCCAGGATTGAAGAATAATATATTCTATATGGATACTGGTAATATTACAATTTTAGCAGATAGCTTTAATTGGTCTGATGCACTTTTAACAAGTGTTATAAGTTCACCCTACCCATTAGTTCATAGTGCACAAGCGTATGCTCGTGGCGGTGAATATCAAGAAAACCCAGATGACAATACTACTTCGAATCCACTTATAGTATCACCTCAATATTTTACTGATGCAGGGTTTCCAGGAAATAAATATACTTTGACGTTAGAGGTTACACAATCTTCAGGTGTAGACAATCCAAGTATAGACTTTGATGCAAATGGAGGAACTGGTAATTCGTCAAATGGTACGTTTTATAAAATGCAAAATACTGCAGATAATCCAGCAGGAGCAACTGGAATTGCCGAGATGATAAATACAGCTATAGCTATTGGTGTTACTGGTGGAACCGGTTATGTAGAAGCAGTTGCATCTGATTTATATTTAGCACACCGTGGGGGTACAGGTAGTTATTATGGTATAGCTATAATGATAAAAAATTCAAAGGTAACTAGTATAGAGCTTACAGATAATTCTAATGTACTTAATGATTTGGGTGGGCCTATAGAGATAGTACCATTTGCAGCTACCATAGGAAGTTATAATTCATGTACTGGTGTAGCACAAACTTTAGATCTATCTACTTCCGGATATTATGCTGGGTATGGAACAAAAATTACTTATGGGGGATCCATATATAAATAAACAAATAAAGAAATGTCAAGTACTGTATTTTATATAAATCAAGCAAAATTGGATTCTTTTGGTAACATTTGGTGTGCTGGAAGAGATCTTATTAAATATGATGGAGCTGATAGCACTTATTATGGGGCGTCAAATTCTACTGTTCCTGATAATTTACCATATTATTTAGATACCAGATCTATAAGTATTGATAGTGACGATACTAAATGGCTTGGTTGTGCAGTTTCTGAAACATTGAATCAAACTCTTGTTTTTTCAGCTGAAAATATTAATGCTGCAACAGGATCTTCTTGGTTACTTAGCGAATTTGGTAATCTTATAGATGAATCACCAAATTGGGAAGTACCTACAATATATGCTAGTCCATATTGCAGTGACATACTTGCTTTTATTAGTCCATTAAATGGAGCATTAGGTACTGGTGCAACTGGTCTATCTAGTGCAACTGGTGGTTATCTATGGAGATATGACAAGAAATCTGAACTGTGGAATGAAGTAGCTCCAGGATATACGTGGCCACATATCTATGAAATAACTGCTAGATGTGAGCCTGATGGGTTTAATTACTATATGGCAACTAATGATGGATTACAAATAATCCCAGACGGACATTTGGATCTTCAGACTATGATAGATGGTACCCAACTAATACCAACTCTTAAAAAATTGAATTCAAATAATTCTGGGATTGGTTCAGATATAGTTTATTCACTTTCATTTGATGAATGCGGTAAATACTGGGCAGGAACACAAGCAGGATTAGTATACTGGGATAATGAAAAGTTCTATAATTGGACTGCAGGGGATGGTAACGGCATAACAAAGGTACAAGCAAGAAAAAATGGCCATGTTTTCTTTAGAAGAGGTAATCCTTTAAATAGTCCAACCACAACAAACGGTTTATATCATTTCAACGGTGATACATTTACTCTGTATAATAACAGCTCTACGCCGCCATTACCGTACGATCGTGTCATTGATATACTATTATCCAATGATAAGTCTCAAAGAGGAGATTTGACTGTCTATGAAGACGATCTATGGATTATTAACGGAAATGTGATTAGTTTATTTGATTATACTATACCACATGTTTATGGTACATCAAATTATGAAGGTGCTACTGGTTGGAATTTTGTGTATTATGAACCAACTACAAGTGGCTCAACAGGAGACGAAGCAAAGATACCAAAAGCTGGTAAATATACTTGGACTACCCCTACGTGGCTTGATTATGACGTTAAAAAAATTGCATTACAGCATCCTGGATTAGATCCAAGAAATATGTTTTTAGATGTTAACTTTAAAGATCTAATTGATAAAAGCGCAGGTAACCAAGAATATTGGAATAATGGTGAAATTATACCATATGCAGAAAGTGAATTAAATAAATTAATACCAGATTATACTTGGTTAAATAATACTAGTAGTTTTACTATAACATCTACTGCCAGATATAGAGATATGAATGTTGTAACCGGTTATGCAACAACATCAACAATAACACTCGGTGAACAAAATAGCTTAATAACTGATTATACAATTGAAAATATAAACCCGACTGCTAGCGTTGGTCTTAATAATATAGGTTTTATTGCGTTCTTTAATGATGGGGGTCAAGTTAGAGGAGCTATACCACTTCGCGGATACGATACGAAAGCATTAAAGATTGCGTCCTCATTAGATGACTCCTCTCTCTTTATTTTAGGATCATATTCTGGGTATATAGAAGCAGGTAAATTCCTTTATGGCTCAGAATATCCTGGTGCTGGTAATATGACTGTTACTGGTGTAACTGGTCCTATTGGTGGACCTATTGGATTCTCTAATATTGCGACTCCTGGTTTAACTGCAAGCTATAATTATCCATGGATTCAAAATGGTCCAACCAGTGCTACTGGTGGTGCATATTTACCTGATATGACTGTAGTAACAGATACTGTTTCGCTCTTTCTTGCCGAAATAGATTTTGATCTAGGTAATGAAATAAGCTATGGTGGAATTGATTTTGAAAATGATGAATTCGCATCTAAATTCTGTTTAAAGAACTTTAGGCATTTCCCTGGTGCTTCATCTGGATATGATCCAAATAATACAATAAGTGGTGTTTCAGGGCCTTATGAATTTGGAGCATGTGATCTTTCTGTTGCTAAGAATACAGTTAGACTGACTAGTAATTTTAGAGGTGGTATAAGCACACTAACCGGTGAATATGAAAATAACAGTGATTTCAATAATGTTAATGCTTTTGTTTTCTCAACACCATTAGATGATCTTACGTCATATAATAGAAGCGGGATGGTTATAGATCTTAATGCTTCGTTGAATATAAGAAAAGCCTTTAGTATTGGTATGACTGGCGTTAATACTTCTTCTTTAGATGATGTCAATTCATTATCAGAGGGACTTACATATTTACTTACTGGTACTTCTACTTATGATGTTACTAATGGTGATTTCATATTAAGTCATCCAAATCCAGGTTATTCTAATGCATATTTCGTGTTGAATGATAGTTCTAATAGTGGTATTACCGGGGCATTTCTTGCTAATATTGGACTTACTGGAGCTGAATATAATACTTGGTATAATACAATCAGAGGATATAAATCAGATAATCAATATTATGCTGATGTTTTATTCACTGGTGAATCTACAATAGTACCAACACCAAATGATGATAGTGTAGCTAGTGGATTGACTGGTGCATTGAATTTAGCTACTATTTCAATAAACCCAGGAGGATATTATACCTTATTGTCAACATACGAGGTTTTACCCGATACGTACGTGGACGTGTATAATGCAACCATATCTGATATAACTGATACTACAAATACTACCGATTATTATAATGCAATTCATTATCCTGAAACACCAGGTATTAGTGGTAGTGCACATGTTATAATTAAAAGAAATGTTAGTGGAACTTATATTGATAGTTTTTCAACGTTCCCTACAACTGGAATTACTGGAGATCAAGCTACTCTAAAATTATCAGTATCTGATGATTTAGATATTTTTATTGCTGGATCTAATAGTGGAGTTACTGGACCTACTGGATTACCATACCCAGGAGCTAGTGGAAATTTCATAGGTATTATGGAAAGCTACAAAACGTTAACAGGAAAGGATATGGGAGATATTAGGTCTCAGGTTGGATCGGGCGCCTGGGTGTGGGCTGACGTACATAATTCAAATTCTAATTTATATGTACCTATGTTATCTACTATTTTCATGAGTAATTATGCTTCAGAGATATATGGGAAAAATAGTAATAGATGGGTTTTATCTGACGCTTCAAATAATGAAATATTATTGGATGTTAAAAATATACCATATTTCATATACACATTTACTAAGAATGGATATTATTCAATTATAAATTCTATAGAAGATTCAGAAGGAAACGTATATGAAACATCTAAACCCGCATTCATAACAGTAGTGAATCAATCAATCCCTGCTGCTGGAGACCCTAACCCAGAATATGTTAATTCAATAGACTATGGGTACATAGAGCTTGCCAATACTAGAAATACCAAAATGGCAGATTTACAAAGAGATCTTTTGGCTCAACAAAAAGTTATAATAGATGAAAATAAAATAACTTTTAGCTCAGGAATAGTGATTGATGATAATCCTGATGATACTTTTGCTGGGAATTAAGATTTACTTTTAAATTCATCATATTTCCATTTCTCGTATCTTTTGACTATTACTTTTAAGATTTCAGACCTAACTATATCTTCTTCTTTAAACCCGAATATACCCACATGGTCTATTCCTTTTACCATTTCGATAAAATTAGGTAAAGCAACTTTATTGAATGCTATGTCATATTGAGTAATATCACCGGCTACTATAACAGTAGAATCTCTACCTATCCTTGAAACATAAAGCATTATTTGCTTCATATCACAATTTTGAGCTTCATCAAGAATCATAACTGCATCGTCAAATGTAGCGCCTCTCATATATGCCAATGGTCTAAATGAGATCCTACCATCAGCAAAAAGAAACGTAACCATTTCCTTAGGTATTATCTTTTGCATTGTTAATATGAAGCTTTCCAGGTATGGACGTACCTTTTCATCTTCATCACCCGGTAAACTACCTAGCTTTTCGCCAGATTCCTGAATTGGTTTTGTTAGAATTATCTCTTTAACTTCTCCCTTAGCTAGCATCTGCAATGCGGTATAACATGCTGTGAAAGTCTTTGAAGTACCTGCTGGACCAGAACAAAAGGTTATTTTGTTCTTGAAAATTGCGTCTGAGTAGATCTTTTGGTTTGGAGTTAGAGAGATGTCTCTGAAATCTTTTTTTGTGAGTTTAAAAGTTTTACTTTTTCCGTTTGCCATAAATTATAATTTAATTTCAATCTAATTTTTTGTCTTTGCTGTAGTGTGATATATATTCCAAACTAAAATAAATACATTAAATGGCAACAGTAAATACTACACCAATGTCAGGCTCTGATGGAATCTCTGGTTCTAGAACTAGAATTAATTCTAATATTACCTTATTAGAGAACTGGATAAATAATTATGACAACGTTTTTAGTCTAGATACGACTAATGGGATCTTGGATCTAACTGAGGCGTCAACTGGTAGAATCTCTGCTAAAACCGGGAAGTTTAATTCTTTAATGATACCAAGCGGAGGTACGGCATTAGCACAAATTAATTCGAGTGGAGCTGGCTCATTTGCTAGTCTATCTACAACTGCATTAAGTGCTAGCGGAACAATAACATTAACTGGAACTCTTACCCAATCTGGTAGTTCGACTTTCAGTGGATCTTCTATATTTAGTGGAGCAACTACATTAAATTCATCTTTTACAATAGGCTCTGGTGGAAGCATTAGAAGTACAAATACACTCATAGTTGCTGGAGCTACTTCAGGACAACCTTTTGCTGGTTCGGACACTACGGGTGGTGGATTTTCAACAACTACAGGTGCACCTTATGCTGTAACTGGTTTGGATGATATAATCTATGCACAATGCGAGAGTGGATTCTATTTAAGTGTTGGTACAACAGGGGGTACTGCATCAAATATACCTGCAGGACACAGAATAACAATTATAAATACTCAAGGTGGAACAGGAACTATTAAAACTGGGGTACAAACTGAATATACTGGTTTTAACACAGTAGCTACCTATGGTGAATTTCCATCAACTGGTATTACTGTTGATCCAAATAGACCTTATCAGGCTTCTATACAATTACAATGGGAACCTAGAATAGGTAAAGATACAGGAACTGAAGAAGGATCTTGGGTAGTTTTAGGTTCTTCTAATCTATCTTGGTTATAATTTAAAAAAATATAAATTAAATGGCAAAAACCCCATTTATAAGACCTCTTCAAGTACAGGGCGGAACATTTTATGCTTTTTCGTCTGCTGCTGAAGATTTGTCTTTTACGTTCAATAATTCGGTAAATAAGTTCAAATTTTCTAAATTTGCACTTCTTAATATCCCAGATATTAATTCTGGTGATCCTTTAGGAAACAGTATTAAACTTAACGCACCGGATGGCGCATTTTTGGATTTGGCAACCAGCGCAGGAAATATCATCACGGGTAATGCCAATGTAGATTTTTCACAAAGTTTTCAAAGCTACTGTTTGAATATAGAAACTACTATACTTAGTAGTGATGCTTATGATTCCTTATTAACACAAAATATATCTGAGAGAATATTTTTTAAGTGGATGAAGGAAATCGGAGCAATAAGATATCAACCAGCATCTTCAGATCAAGTTGTAGATACTTTAGATCAGAATACGATAACTGTTGTTAATGATTTACCAGTTACTGAAAAACGTTATGTCGAGGGGGACCCAGTTACGGGTACAACTGGAGCATATGGTTTAGCCGGGGCTACCTATAATAGAGTTGTCCAATATGTTGGTAATCTTGATATTGTCAATTCAGTAAAGAATAATAATAATACCTATTCCGAAGTATATGTTCATGTACCAACAAAAGATGGTAATACACCAACTGTACTTTTCAAAAACATTGTTGATAAAAATTATTATCCCGATTATGGATGGACTAATAGTCCTACAGATCCTTTAGATAAAGAATATTTAACAGGAAGAGCATATGATGAATATAACCCAAGTGGACTTACTAATTTAGCTATTTTTGACGATGATGTATTAGGTTCACCAACTGTTGTATTTGAGGATACTATAGATGGTTCTACTGGAGATGGTAATTGGTATTCTCCAAGAGATACTGCAAATACATATTATAATGATCCATATTTTACTGATCCAACTTCACTTATATTAGAAAAAACTACACTTGGTGGCACTGGTACTGGATACCAAAAATATGTAAGGACTAGATTAGATTCAATCGGTATAGATTTCGATCCTGATTCATATAAAGAAATAGTTGATGATGCATCAATAGCTTCATTAGAAGAATTTAATTCTGTTCCAGAATCAGCAGATTTTAGTTTTAATGCAGTCTTAATTTATTATGATGTATATGATCCTGCTGATCCAACTGAATATGTTACAAATTTATATGGTGTACTTTTCCTAGATGATGTACAAACATCAGGTAGTAATATTTATAGTATTCCTAGTTTTGAAAAATATAAACCAAATATAGTTACTAAATTAAATGGTAATTCGTATGGATTAAAGCTAAATATTAAATTTGATGTCGATATAGATCAGACAGGGGTTGAACAAGCAATTAATGACTATTCTTCTTTCTCGTTAACCATGTTTATGGATGCCATGAACGTATTACAAGATTCATCGGGAACTCTTAATGATGCTGCAGCGATATACACTACTTTAGCAAATAGAGTTTCTGAATTGGAAAATATGGCATTATCTTCTGATACAGCCTCGATGCTAAATCGAAGGATAGAAGCATTAGAAAATTCATATGCTGCGAATCAAGCATTATTTAATAATACAGAATCAGTAATGGGACTTATTAACCAAAATTATGAGCTAATAAGGGCAATAATAAATAATGAAACATCTGCTGAAATTTCTTATAATCTAGATTCAATCAAAGAGGGTAAAGGAGTTAGAGTTGATAGAACAGTAGAAAATCAAGTGACTATATCAAATCTGAATCAGGATTATAATATAAGTTCAGAGAATGGTGTAATATCATTACAAAACAATGATACCAATACTATAACATTAGCAGAGTTTGGTAATTACGTAAAGCATATAAACAACGGAACTCCAATTACATTAACCTCAGATCTTATTATTCGAATTGATGATACTGTTTTAAAATGGAGACCTGGTCAGGTTATGAGATTTAGTTTTGGTGATATGGTTATACCTGGTGATTTCAATATTGTTTTTATTACTGATGCAACGGGGGATTTCCCATTAGCTAATCCAAGTAATGTTGCATATTCAAAATTAATAACATCATTAAATAATGCGGATGTGGTAACCTACGACTATCTTCCTGTCATTGATATAGTTTGTGTTAACGTGGAGAATTTAATTTTCCAAGTTGATATAGTGGGTAAAAGTTTAACAAATAATGGATAAAAAATAAAATGAGTAGTACACAAAATTCAATCAGTTCACTAGTAGCTCAGTTTTTAAGACTTCAAAAAAATGCTATTGAGATAATCAATGGCTTAAATGAAGTTGCAACTTCTACTAATGATACTGTACAAATAGAGGTTTTAGATGAAAGTGGACTTCCTATATTAGCTAGTTTACCCGGTTACGCGTATATGCGTAGTCAGATACAAAGGTTAGATTCTAATATACAATCGCTTTCAGGCCTTGGTGATAATCTTGCAACAGTAAGAAATCCTGATGGGACGTATTCACAAATATATAAATCCCAACCAGTAAGAGATCCAATTCCCCTGTCAAATTTAGCTGTTCCCAGTACATTTGAAACTAAAGATAATTGGTTTTTTGAAAGTTTCTTAAGCCCATTGTTATACATAGATCTTGATGTAACTGGACAAATTTCAGATGATAGTGATAGAATCAGAGTAAAAAGAATAATTGCACACACAGATACTGAAGAAAGGAAAGTTTATTTTGATTCAAATCTAAAAGGAAGAAACGATTTAACAGAGAGTCAATTTATAAATGAGCTAACTAAGGGTGGAATTATATATTTTACCGATGAGAGTAATGTTGATTTACCACTCAGAACTATAAGAAATAAAGGTAATTTTGGTGTAACATCATTTTATGATGATGTAGTTACTATAACGGATTCTAACGGAGTAGAAACTAGTGAGACTAGAAGAAATTACAAATTAAATTCAATTAAATATACAGATACAACTACTAATGTTGAAAACGGAAAATCTTTAGCTGTTGATAATATTTTATTGACTGAAGATGGTACTAGATATAAAATTACAGCGATTAATAATAACGAAACATCTGTCCAATTAAAAAGGATTTCTGGATATCAACCAGTTAATATTGGTAATAATACTTTAACTTTATTATCTACCCAATTTAGTCCAAGGTATGTTCATGTAAATGTTGGTTTTGATGAAAGACAAGGTGTATTTTTTAAAAAGATTGATGATAATTACAATGTAATTGGATCTACTTGGTCAACTGGTGTTGTTTTTTATAGTAATGAACTAAAGATTAATACTGAATTTGGTGTACAAACTTTAGAGACATATTATCAAAACTCGGTTGCTGATTTAGGTCAAATGTTTCTTGGTATGGCTAAGGAGAAAAGAATTAGTGCAATAAATTCAGTATTACCTGATGCACCAACAATTACTGTTGATAACTTCAAGGTAGTAGAAATAAATAAACAATTAACAAAGAGTGTAGATGCTGATACATTAAATGAAAAAGTTGCATTAAAAACAACATTACAATCTGAAATAAACCAAATAGATAAAACAATAGCACAAACTAGATCACGTATCAATAATGCGTCTGATGTTGCTGTTGCACCTGCTGGTAATAAAGCTTCGGAAAGTGCTAGTTCACTTAAAGGTACACAAGTAGCAACTAATGTTTCTGCATTACAGGCTAATCTTAATTCACTAACTAATGAACGAGTACAAAAACAGGATTTACTAGGAAGTACAGTTTCTGCTATTACATCCATTGTTGTAATAAATCCACAAATAGCGGTAAAATCTAAATATAGAGTAAGAGGATTTTGGCCAATACCAGATCCTAAGGGAAATCCTTTAACTGGACCACAAAGTGTAATTCAATTCATTATACAATATAGATATCTAAGCGATGCTGGAATAGCACCTCCTGTCGATCAGATTGAATACATCGATCGAAATACACAGAAAAAGACTGGTGCGTTTAGTAATTGGGTAGAGGTAAAAAGTTTAGTTCGTAAAAAGATATACAACAGCGATACTGGTACTTATGAATGGGCACCGGAATCTACTGATAATGCAGATGTACAGAAGATTAACCAATTGGATATACCAATAACTAAAGGAGAAAGAGTACAGATAAGAATACAATCTATTTCTGAAGCTGGCTGGCCAGAGAACCCAACTACGTCAAGCTTTAGTAATGCTGTTACTATTTCATTTCCTGCTGATGCTACAGTAGGTGCTACTAATACTACTATCACAACCAATCTTAAAGACCAAGCAGTATTAGAAGTACAGAAAGATTTATCTGCTAAAGGTATCGATGGTTTATTAAGTAAACAATTTACTGCAGGGTCTAAAAAATATTATATGGATTCAGAATCAGTATCTAGTGGTTTTTATGATGATGCTGGAGCACCTTTAGATTTATTCCGTAAAATAACTGAATTACAAGACCAACTTAATTCATTAAATGCTTCTATTAGTAATGCAACTGGTGTACTTGAAGTTTATTTAGTTGATAGTAATGATAATACCCAACTGGTAACTAATGGATCTACTATAAATCTTAATGCTGGTTATTACAATCAAATATATTCTAGTCCAACAACATCTGATGCTGGTAAAATTGCATCTCAGATATATGAAATTAAGATCGTTAATTCAGGTACAGGTTTACTTGAATTGGCTTCTGTTTTAACAGGAGGTCTTGATACTCTTGCTGGTACATCATCATCATATGCTTTACCTGAAGGTTATACATCAAATTTAAAATATGGTGAAATTCCAATTTCTATAACATCTTTAAATAATGCTGATATAGTGCCTGCTGATTCTACTGGTGCTGCAAACGAGCAATCTTTCCAATTATTTAGACAAGCTCCGCCGTATGCTTCTGGTAATTCAAATAGTCAATTTGTTTATCCTAGATGGAAAAGTGTTGGTTTTGATTCAAATCTTTATAATGAGGTAAATGCATATAATTCATCATATGTATATACAGGCGATTCCTCGGACTTACCGAGAAATGGAAGTCAACTTTTACCATTTGACCCAACACAAACTACAGTACCAACAGCTTCTGGTATAGATTCTAATATATGGGACGGTACAGGTACTGGTGGTACAGGTACGTACGAATGGTATGGCGGGGGAACATTAAGCGAATTCTGTATGCATCTAGACCATCCAGCAAGTACAACCGGATTAACATTTGAGCAATTGACTAAGCCTGATTTTTCTGGTGGTATTGTAGTATACCCTTATTTCAGGCACTCTGATCATTTTCAGTTAGATACGACTATATCTAACTTCTATAGTCAATTAGGTTATTCTTCTGTTACAACAGACTTTGTTACTGGCGCTACGTCAGCCAGACAGGATTCAATGTATCCCCAAAAATTAGGGTTTACTGCTGATGATGAATATTTAGTTGGCAGATATACATGCGGATCTTATTTATATCTAGGTCCTCCTTATAATTCAACTATACAAGTAGAAGGATCATCAAAATTAGCTTCTAAATTCATGAAATCTGGTGATTCTAATTCTCTTAGTATTCCTATAATATTCCAATTTAGAGCTACTGATAAGCTAGGGTATATTGGCGGATTTAGAGCGACTGGAAACCCAACTAATATAACATACACCAAAAAGATAGGTGTTGATCTACAAGTAAGGAATCAAAGTCCATTCTCTTTCGATGTACAAGTTACTGGTAAATATAAGAATGATACACTTTCTTCCCCTAATTTTTCAACAACTAGAATCATAGGTTAAACATTAAAAAATGGCAACACCAAGACTATTTGATTATAATACATCATTCGGATTATTAAGAACAAACCCAAAATTAACCGGTAACGTAAAAATATCGCTCGATTCGAGTGGTGGAGTATGGTTAAATTCGATGAATGCTAACCCAACACTGAGTGATCAAAAATATAAGAAATTTCGAGTTACTGGCGAAGATAGCTATGCGAGTGACCTTTTTAGTTTTTTTCTTGATGGCTCGATTTCAAACGATATTATATTCCAGGCTGGAGAGTTTACCGACGGGAGCAAGCAGTCTGTAAATAATTTTGAATATCAATATGATTTTTTCTATGGTGCTGGAGCTTCTACCTTAATAGATAGAAATTATGATGAAAATTTTAGGTATTTTCAACCATTATGGCTTCGAGATGAACTTCCAGAATTCTTTGTTATATTTAAGGTTCCGGGTCCGTTGAGCTACCCATACATAACAAACCAGACAATTATTACTGGTGATGTTGAATATAAGGTTATAGAAGATCCAGATTCTATAGAAGATTTTATTATTCTTTATAGTAAAAATGAGCTTGGTGAAAATATACAATATACTAATGATGCAATATTTGAAGGTAATTCGTTATATTCAACATATACAATAGTTTCCGGTACTGGTAAAGTTGTTGAAATGAATGAATTAAAGTATAAGTCTAATGTTGATAATGTACCTGATCTTTTCAATGGTAAAATATTACCTAATTCGATGGTTATATCGACCTTTGATCTAAGATCTGAAACGACAATAGGTAAATATATTAGATCTGTTATAAATGCAGAAGGTTATTCTAAAACCCCACTCGATTTCTCATTTCAACAAAATACATATACGTATTATAATGGTATAAGTGTAAAAGATGGGGTTTTTACTAAAAAGGGTGAACTTCTATCTGAATATCTTGTTAGCGAAAATGCATCTATACAATCAGATTTTGAAGAAAAAATAACTGAAGGATTTGAACGCAATGGTATAATTTGTCCAAATTTACTTAATCTTGAGTTTCTTTTTGATGATAAGGATTCTGATTTATATACAATCAATAGATATTATGGATGTTATGTATCTAGAAATGATCTTGGAGAGTTTAAATTAAATGGTAATTATTTCCATGAATTTAAAAATAAGGAAGGCAATCTAAATGAACCTAAACCAACTAGAAACAATATTGGTTATTATAATAATAATGTTTCGTCATATCAAAGTAGCACTGGAGGGGTAAGATTATTTTATGAAGGTGCTTCTGGTTGGATTCCAGGTTCTTATGATGTTAATGTAAATGATGCACAGAAATTATATTATATAACTGATAAAAATGATAATTTTTATTCATTAAAGAGAACAGAGAATTATTTATCTGAAACTGAATCATGGGATACCTGGACACCATCACATAGTACATATGGCCCATATGCTAGTACTGGATTTGGTATAACTGGTAATATAGCATTAGATACCGGTGATTTAGTAATTCCAAATAAATCTGTAGATTTATTAAGTTTTACAGGACATGGAGATATTATAGGTTCATATAAAGGTTTATTACCGAAAACAAACGGATATGCAAATATAGGGATTAAATTTCTTAATACTACTAATTATGCAAATAAAATAGTACTTAAGATATTTTGGCCAAACGGCACAATAAATAGTTCTACTGGTAGATATGACCTTGTTAAAAGCGGGGAATTTGGTGGAACATTAGTTGGTTGGCGAGCAGGTAGTTCATATAACATAGATAATGAACACTATTTTAATAGTATACAAGGTGAAACTAGTGATGTTGCAAATTCATTCAGTGAATGTATATCAGATATAAGTACTGTTGTTTGGGATTCAGTTCCTAATAATGACACCTCGATCATAAGATCCAAATTAAGTGGATATAAACCAAATAATTCATTTAGTATTGGTGTATTTGACGATTATGATACTTTTGGTCCAAATTATGCTGGTCAGTGGATAACGGAAAGTACTTATGAAACTAATAATATAGTTTATTATAATAGTGCTTATTATACATGTATTGCAAGAAGTAGCATGGGTCAAATCCCTACAGAAGAACCAGCTTATTGGTCTATATATATTCCATTTTCAACATCAGGTATATTAGAAATCGGAGGTATTGATGCATCTTTGGTTAGTCAACCTGTTAATTTTACTGGTGGAACTGACTATGGTTTATGTAGAGTTGCATTTAACATATCTGAGATTGATAAGATAACTGCTGGTGATTGGATAGAAGTTGAAAGCGGAAGAGGAGTAACTGGAGGTATGGCTATGATAGGATCAATAACTAGATATGTTGATTCTCCAGTCTATGATAATAATATAAATAATAAGACAGGAGAAGTAACATCTTTTACTGGATATGATGAACTTTTAGTTGCTAATTTAGTAGACCAGAAAGCAATTATAGATCTTGGTAGTGATTCTAAATTCAATGTATTTGAAATGGCCACATTATATAGTGGGGTTTTCTCATTTTTTGATATTAAAGATTTTGATTTTGATTTTTATCTTCTGTATATGGTATTACACCAACCCCAGAAACACATAGATATTTTGAATTGATTCCAGATCAACCAGGACAAATAGTAGAAAATGTAAAATATCTAATAAAGGATGGATTAGCTAGAGTCGATATAGGACTTGGTAGCGAGCGTATTCTTTCTGCAGGTAAAGTTTTCATAGGAACTAATGTTAGTTATTTTTCTGATGCTGGATTAGTGTCGACTGGGGTTAATGTAATTGTTGTACCTGCAATATTCATGCGACTTGGCTGGGTTGATGAAGCAACTGAATATGAACACGTAAAATTAGCAGAAGAGAATTTAGATGGGTTCTCTGGTTTTTATGGTATACAATCAATTAATGAGAATAGTATATTACCATCAGATAATAAGGAACTATTATTTGAATATGGTAAATTGGATAATGAGTATTTATATCTAGAAGAAAATTACACTTCTGAAAGAGCTAATAGATCCAGAATAGTACCGTATATCAATAAATGGGGATTTTTTAATGGGACGGATGCTAGAGGAAACCCATATAGGCTTAATGTATCCCCTGCTTTTAGTCCAACTAACTTTTCACCAAGTTTTCAAAGAGAAACGCCAGATCCCCAGTATTTAACACATGAATGGATGTTATTAGAGGGAATTCCTAGAGAATATCCAATAAATAGTATTGATGAACAAAAAGGATATCTACCTGGTGAAATAGATCTTTCTAAAATTGTTAGTGGTGCTTCCGGGGATTCTTTATATTTCTCCTCGTTTTTTACTGTTGATCCATTGGATTATGATGCACCATATAATATTTCTACTAATTTAACAAAGGAGTTATTTACACCTTTGGTTTATAATAAATCAACTGGGTTTTATGATACTGTTTTTAGAGGGATTAAACTTACACTAAAAAGAAAGAGTACTGTTGAAAATACAAATAATGGTACTGATAAATACATACCAAACTACAGGGGGTTTGATGATTATAAATTTGCAGCAATATTAAGAGTTTTACCAGAAGATAATAGTATAATCCAAGCACCAGTTACATATGAATTTATTGAAAATATAGAACAAAAATGCATACTTTTTGTTTGTAAAGTAGTAATAAAGGATTATAGAGCTTTACCTTTAGGCTATACTGGCGGAACGGGAGGAACACCATATCTAGATTATACATTACTATATTCTCTTAGTGATAAGAAAAAAGATTCATTAATAGGTTTAACTGGTGCATCTGGCCCAACCGGATCTGTATTATACGAGATTGATGATATAAAATTAAGTGCAGCTTTAAATTTATCTGTTGCTTCTAATAGTTCAGTAACAGCAACAACAAATCCAGGATTTGTTTATATCGAAACAAATCCCGATTATGATACAGATTTAAGAGATGAAATAAATTTATTATATCCTGTCGATGGTAGTTCAACACTTGGCCTAACTGGTCCTGGTAGTTTTTCTGTTCCAGCCATAGATTCACAGTATCCTTGGCCTATTGGAAGATCTGAAAATCTTGTTTTGTTTGGTCCGCTTGATGTTTCTAATTATGACTTTACTATCCCATTTTCTTTTACATTTGGTACGGCAGTTGTGACTAATGTACCATTAGGTTCTAGTAGTATATATAGAAATAATCCAGTATTCCAAATAAATGGTGGTAAAAATTATATGGACTTTATAATGAGAAGAATCTCTGTTGCTGATATTTCTAATAGAGTTAATACGGAAAGTCCATATATTAGTTACACCACATATTCATGGGATGAAACAACAGCATCTACAATTTCTGAAACTGATAGATTTCAAATTAGTATGGTACAACCAACTGCAATGCGTAGAAGCAGTGGATTAAGACCATTAGCAGATTATTCTGGTCCACAAACACTTGGTCAAAATCAACCAACTGGATATGATATTGTAAGCGGTGGTACTATCTTTGCAGCTGATATTTTAAGATATCCAGGAGGATATGAACCTCTATTTAGAAAAGTACTTAAATTTAAAAATGATAAAATTGATACTATTTTAGGCTATAATACAGCGGATCTTAAATATAGAAATTGTACATTTGCTCCTGAAAGAGAAATGTTCGGTCTTATAAAAAATATCGGTTATACTAAAGTTTCATTGGGTAATGATATTCTTAAAGCATCTGAAAATATCCCTAGTGGTCCAGTATATCCTTTAATAGGCGAAACTCCAATAGCAAATAAGGATTTTTCTGTATTTTATTCATCATGGGATCCTGGCTATTATAATATGTATACTTCTGCGATTATAGGAACTCCTGTTGCTGGTACAAGAAGTATGAAGGAAAATAAGTCATTTTTAGGATCTAAAATTATGCAAACCCCGTATTCTATAACAGCTTATACGTTTACAACATTAGAAATTTCCAGAACGAAAGGCTCAACTGCAATTAATAATATAAATAGTTTAGCTACATCTGCAATCCCTATAGTACAGAAAATTAAACCATCAACTTCAAATACTGGAATAGGCCAACTTGGTACCGTTTACAGTACTGTAGATTTACCTGTTTTTGATCAAGATGTATACCCTGACGTAGAAGTATTTTGGCAAAAGGATGATAGAACTAATATGTTATATGGATCTATAAGACTTGATCGTATTTTAAGAAGATATCTATTAAATAATGGTGTAAGTAAAGTATTTATTGACAATATAATTAGTGAATATGGTGTTGATAATCCTAATGATATAAATGATGATATTAAATCATACATAGATAGAAATATTTCACCTATATACCAAGGTATTGATTTTGATCTCTATGTGAAAAAATCAGGTGAACCATTAACTTCTACCCAAATATTATTGAGAGGAGATTTAATTAACCCAGACAGAATAAGATATTCTTATTATCTAGAGCCAAATTATAAATTGATAAGAATTAATTCTTTAATGTATAATTTTGAGGTTAAATTAGAGGAGGGACAAAATTATTCCACAACATTTACTTTTAAAATTGAAAAAATCTAAGGTGAATAAAATAAGAATATATAAAGAAAGAAATTAAACCAATGTCTGAATTAAATATAATAAAATTAAATCCCGGAGATACACAGGAAAATCTCGCTAGTAAAATGAATCAAAACTTTGATTCATTAGTATATAGTGGAGGAGGACCAAGAGGAAGAAAGGGGCTAAGAGGAAAAAGAGGGATTATTGGTGGCGGGGGAGATAAAGGTGATCAAGGACAGCAAGGAAGACGTGGAACTAGATGGTTTGTTAGTCCTAATGAACCTGTTGGTGGTAGTAGTGATCCTATATATTATGGTGATTATTGGGTACAAACAGTTGCTGGTGATAATACTATTTTTCAATATACTGCTAGTGGTTGGGTATCAACTGGTCACGATATGAAAGCTACCGAGGTATTTAAAACCATTTATAATATATGGGGTCCAAGTAGTAATAGAAATGCTATTGTTTTCAATAGCTCATTTCCAGCCTTAAACACTTTAGTTTTAAGTGATTCCCCATTATTAACTAATGCTAATCCCACTTATGCTAAATTATTAATATCTACTAATGGGACAAACGATTATCCATTATTGGAATTTGCTAAAACTGATAGTGCATTAGGAATTGGTACAATTCAAGATTATGGTAGACATCCACATTTTAAGTGGATGGGTACCGGTACATCTAACTATGGTTTATTATTAAACATACCACAAGATGCTTTTTCGATAAATACTGGAGGCGATTTTACTTTAAATAGTACAGGTGGAGCAATAAATATTAATACAAGCACTAAGTTTATAGCACAGAGTGATGGTAATATGTCAATTACATCTGGCAGTAGTATGACATTTAGTTCCGGTGCAAATACTATGACGTTTATTTCAGAGAAATTCCAAGTAAATAATAGTCTATTTTCCTTATCCATGCCAATTAATATAGTTGCAAGCACATCTCTACCTGGTTTAACTGTAACTAATACAGGGGATGGCGGTGGCTTACGTGTAGTATCAAGTAATAGCAGTTCTTCTTATTATTTAGGTAATTTTGTATCACGTAGTACAAGTAAATTTGGTATTAGAAACGATGGAAGGATTAATATTGCTAGAACGATTAATTCATTTAGTGATCTTGATGGCATAAAGGATTCTAGCTATACTGGATATAATAAATATAGCGAAACGGATCTAGATGTAGACTGGTGGATATTTGGGGTAACTGGTGCTAATGCAATGAGAAGTGGTAATACAGTATACGCAGATTTCGCAGCATCAGGTAGAAGAGGAATTAGCATACCGTTATCTACGGTAGCAGGGACTTGGGACGATTATTTAGATGTTGGTCAATCTTTAAATATAAGAATTTTTGCTCCTGATACTAAGAAAATTACTGATCTGGGTGTTAATACGAGTGGAAGTCCACCACTACCAGTGAGCTCAACAACCACTTATGTGCATTTTATAGAACCAGTTAAGTTTGTAGATGTTACTATAATAAAACTTGTGGCCGGGGTTGCAGCCGATAGATCCAAGGTATTTTACCATTCATGTAATGGGGATTCTGGGTATTTATACATACCATAAATCAAATAATTATATGAGTAATTTTAACACAAAATATATGTTACCTGGTGATAACAAGGATGCAATAATTCTTAAAACGAATTATAACTTTGATCAAATACTGTTTAATGGTATAGGTAAACCTGGTGAGATTGGAGAACCCGGTTTAACCGGTATTAAGGGACAGGTTGGTAGGGACGGAAACCTTGGGATTACTGGTGATAGAGCTTCTAATTGGTATTTTAGTTATACTGAGCCATTACCATCCGATTCTAATGAGGGCGATATATGGGTTAATCTAGGACCAACTGGATATCAAAAAGTTTTTAGATATGAATGGGATAATGGTGTACTTGAATGGGAAGAAGTTGATAGCCTTTTAAGTACTCCAATATTTGATATACTAGAAGAAATCTCTGGTCCTGCTGGATTAACAGAAGATAATGCAATTCATATAAAAGGAAGTCCAGGAACACCACAAGATTATAGTCTTGCTTTGTTAAGTAGAAGTGCTGGAATAGAAGATGTAAACCGAAATTTATCCAAGCTATTAATAGAGACAAATAGTGATTCAGAAAATCCTCTTATTGCTTTTGGTAAGACCTTTCAACAACAATCAAATTTACCTGGTTTATATTGGGCTTCTCCTTCGACGAACGATTATTCAATCAAATATACTAGTAGTGATAAGTTTACTATATCTGCTGGGGATCAAATTACATTATCAGCAACGGGTGGGACTGCTTCTCTTATTTCAAATGGTAATATGAATGTCCAAACTGGCACTTATGTTGTTATGCAAGGTGGAACAGCGAGTTTTGTTAGTAATTCACAATTAAATCTAATATCAAATAATATTAATGTAAGTACAAATTCCTTCGATGTTAATGTATCTGATGGTTGTACTGCTTCTGCAACAGGGGATAATATCATTACACTTACAATAGCAAAGGGTAATGGTGTATCTGTAGAAACTAATAATATAAATAGTTCTAAATTTTTATTAAATACTATTGGTGCTAGCGGGGATTCAATTTTTAAAGTAAGAAATGATGGGCCAATTATTGTTGGAAATACTGGCGACACAGATAACGGTTTAATAGTTAAAGATTTACAATTAGTTGATTATGTAATTGGACCTAGATTTACTAAAGGTTCTTATAATAATAATTATGTCGAAGCTGTCCCATCTAGTGATGAGGTTACAATAACCCCTTTAAAGATTGGAAATACTAAAATTCCTTTATCTGATGGTAATGCAGATAGATTTTATTTATCTCTAGGTAATGATTTTTCTTGGGTTGATGTATCAAGTTCAAAGAAAAGAACATTTAATTTCTTTTTGGATAGTGATAAATATTCTTTTGGTGGGATAAGAATGAAACAATATCCCCCATGGAGTGATATTACTGTTGGTATTCCTGATGGTGGTACTGGAGCTACTGGTGGATGTAGACATATCGAATTAACATTTTTTAGTGGTAAAACAGAAGCTTTCTATAGGACATTTGCTGGCGGAGGTACCGGACCAGATAGTAATTTTAAATGTGGTTGGATTTCTTATGTTTATGTAATACCCGGATCAATTGATCCAATTGGCGGGTCAACTAGTAGTGATCCATTTGATCCAGACCCAATAGGACCTAAAAGCTAATTAATTAAATAAATATGCTAACAAAAAAAGAAATAGAGAAAGCAAATAGAATAAAGGACGATTTCAGATCAAATAGATCAGAAATCCAAATTACCCAGAATGAAATGGAAGGATTATCAATTCGTATTAATGAATTATTGGATAATTTAGAAAAAATAAGAAATGAAGAGAGAACTTTTGTAGAGAAGTTAAGTAAGAAATACGGTCAGGGTGTATTAGATCCTATCCAATTAACATATAAAATAGATGATAAAAATAAGTAAAATATTAGAAATCTTAAGTTCTAAATTAACATTATTTATAGTGATTGCAGGACTTATATTCTTATTGTTCAGACAATGTGACGTATCAGCTGAAGCTAAAGATGAAGCAGATAGAAATTATAGAAATTATATAGCTCAGAATGATTCCATAAAATCTATAAAATCTGAGATGGGAAGTACAATTTCTGAAAAAGCTGCACTCGAGTTAAAATATAAAGAACTATCCAAGGAACAGAAGAAAATAATTGCTGAACTTGAATTAGTAAAAGGTAAGAAGCCAAAAACAGTAATTGAATATAAATATGTCTATATTGATAGTATAGTGGAAATCCCTGTCTTTATGAACCCAGATACTAGTCTTTCGTTCGTACATAACCCAGATCTTCCTGGTGATAATGATCTAAAAATAGACGTGAAAATTCCATACACCTTAGAATTGGATAGTACTTTAGATGAATCAACCAATAAGTTTAATTTCAAACCACTGTTGTTTGCTGATAAAGCGCAGTTGAATATATCGCAAAAAGTTAGTTTAACTACTGGTTTATATAGAAACCCTAAAGATGGTATGCTTTATGTTAGAATATCAACCAAATATCCAAATATCACATTTAATGATATAAAAGCATTGGATATAGTAGATACTGAAACAAGAAAAGCACTTAGAGATGAAAGAAAATCATTTGGTATTGGTTTCAATGCTGGATATGGACTTCTTTTCAGTGAGAATGGATATTCAAGTGGACCTATGATAGGTGTAGGTATTTATTATTCACCTAAATGGCTTCAATTTGGAAAATAAAATATATAGTTAAATGAGTTTCACAACCACATCAAAATATGTACAATTAGCTCCTTACCTGGTAATGGAATACTTGTATGCAGATCAACCAAATCCTGAGACGTATCCAGTTAATACTGGAGTGACAACAGTTGGGTATAATAAACTCATTAATGGCGTTTTAACCGATACTAATGGTGAAGTTACAAATGATGCCCAAATTTTCAACTTAGATGAGGATTCATCAATTACTCAGAATACACGTCTCAATAGTGTAGTTAAGGTAACTGATAGTTCGTTCATAACATTAAATCCAAATTTAATTATACCATATAACGATTTTAATAGTGGTTTAACATCTACTGCAAATTTAGAAATCACATTTCCAAGTAATATTAGCGTGATTTACGATAGCGTTAGGTATCACATTTTAGCTGGTTATAATCTGGATAATATAGATGGCTTAATTGTAACTATACAATATCCAGATACTGATGGATCATACGTTACTGTTTCACAGATTAAAATCTCTAAGGGTTCTGTTCAAGAATATACATTAAATCCAAGTCCATTAACGATTGGAGCTAATATATATGATAAATATTTTGAAGTTAAAATACCTAGTTTAGCTGATATGAATAATAAATATCAGGCAGCTTCAGCTTCAAATAAACCAAAAACATTAAGTGCTCTTACAAGTAAAAGTGGAAATGGTTATCTCATGGGACCACCAATAAGAATAAAAGCTTATGAGATATTAAATACAACACCGACTAGTGGTTATGATACTTATGGTACACAACTATCAGCATTACTATCATTAGAAACTACTGATCCATATAGCGATCTTGGTGCACATATAGGTCCTGCTGACACTGGAGATTTCTTTGAGTATTTTGCAACTGATAATGGTGGATTTCCTGAAGATTTTATTTTATTTCAAAATTCTATAGGAAATAGCTATTATATTCAACATGCAATAGAGGTATTAGAGCAAATAGGTGCAGCATTAATTGAAACGTCTAACTTTACGAGTATACAAACAAGTGCTTATGATGTACCTCTATTATTTAGACCAATCGTACAATATGCATCAGTTGCGACAAGTTTTACATTAAGATATACAATGACTTTAATTAATTCAAAAGATCAATCCAGATTAATTAGAATAGCAACATATACATCTAGTGATCCTAGTAGCTATGGTTTAACTATAACTCCATTGACGTTATCTATATTACCCCAACAACAAAAGATTTATAATAAAGTAGCAAACCGAGTAGATATATCAATACCCGAGGAAGTGCCACTAGTGGAGCAAATAGTTAAATATTCTAATGTGTTTATAGATAAAGTTTCTGTTAATACTACAGTATCAAATCTTAATATTGGTGGAACTGATATTAAGGAAATCGGTATTCGTTCAGAAAGAGCTAATACTAGAGAAATTGGTACCAGTTTAAGTGAAATAAATACTGATCCAACTAGAAGAATAAGCACTAATTCAGATGATGGTAATTTAAGAAGATTACCAATTTCATATGGTATGGGTAAAGCACATATAACAATATCCCCATTTGATAACTATTATAAATTTACATTATACCAAAAAAGTGGAGATGGGAGTACTAAAGAATTAGATCTATCAGCATCTGGAAATTATACAATGGTATTTATTGATAATAAAACTAACAAAGTATCTGCACCAAGTATAACTGATAAAAATCTAGCAAATCCAGGTAAAGGAGAACTTGCTTTTAAAGTTGATGAATCTCTTTCCACGCAGGTACTCCAATTTACAAACAGAAATTTCTATATCAGTAATAGACCTTCTGATAGTACTTTACCTGAATCACCTCTTGGCATATCTAAGGTTAGTTCAGTTAAAGAGAGACTTGCTAAAAAGTCAGTTGCATTAGATGATTCAATCAAGGATATTACTATGGCAGCTAAAGAGAGTTCGGTTTTTGGTACATCCAAGAAGATATCAAGAAATAGTGCTAGAATAACTTCTAAGTCAACATCTACTATTTATTGGGGTAAATGGCTTAAAGAAGGAGAAGGTAAAGATGAACCAAGTGTTACCTCAATATTAGATGAAACTAAAGTAATATTAGATAGTAAAACTACTACAGAAGTAGCTAGTAAAAAGGGCGTTGGTAAGAGTTCTTGGCAAGTAAGTGGAAGTAAAGGTGGTAAAAAATCAGGAACTTCAGGAACAGCAGATCCAGTTAAACCAAGTCCGATACCAGCTAAACTTGCTATGAAAGAACTAGTTTCATCTATAGCATCTGATGTACAAGGAAAAATCGCGTTAGGTTGGACAACTAATGAAATTATAAAATATTTCTTAGATCCATCGTCTCCTGGTTTTAAATTATATGAAGGTATAGATAAAGCAATATTTAAAGTAGCTGTTTCTGGTATATTTAGTGCTAGAGATATGATTCTTTTAGATAATTACGGGAATACTGAAGGAGGACAGAGTAATGGTGGTTCTGCTTCACAAGGAGGATCTTCATCAAATCAAAGCGGAAGTGATAGCGGAGGTTCAGGACGTCCTGGCGGAAACCCGAGATTCCCACATCAAGTATAATAGAAAATTATGGCTATATTAAACGCAAGAGGTAATAGTTTTTATTTTGTATTCCCAAAAGGATTTTTTCCTGACAGGGTGCATAAAAAATATATAGACTACCTAAAGAAAACACCGAATCCTTATGATACATTAACGTCATATATGAACAGTACTATACAAAGTGTTGCTATTCCATCAATTAATATAGATCTTGTTCAGCAAGTTAGGAACCTTGGTAAAATAGTTAATTATCAAAGTGCTACACCGGTACAGGATTTATTTAGTAGAGATTTCGAAGTTTCTTTTAGAATTTCGTCAGGTTTTATAAATTACTTTATAATGCTAGAAACAATTCTAGATAAGTTAAATTTCAAAAATAAGGAACTTTTCATACAAAATTTACCAGTTAGAATACTTAATAATGATGGAGTAATCGTAACTACTTTGATGTTTAAAGAAGTTACAGTTACTGGAATGTCTAACCTAGAATTGAGCTATACACAGAATGCTCCAGCAGTACATACATTCAATGTTATGTTTAAATGTAACTATATGGACGTGGATCTCGAAATTGGTAAAGACGAGTAAGATATATAAGATAGAAAAAATATAATATTATGAAAACATATTCAGACCTAGAAAAGATTAACGAAATGAAATATGGCCAACCTATGGCAGGTAAAGCAGATCTAAAACAACACATGAAAGATCTTTTAGTTGCTGCTTCAGGTAACGACCAAAGAGTTTTAAATGACATTGTCGATTGTTTAACGGAAGAATCTATGAAAAAATGTTATGATAAACTAACAAATGAATACAACTACACTGGTAAAAAAGGAGAAGCGGTAAAACCTGCTATCTAAGATTAACCACATAATTTATTTGAGAGGGATTATTTCCCTCTTTTTTTGTGGTGATATATACACCATAACCATTTAAAACTAATACATTGAAAACACTAGTTGGTATTGACTTCTCGTTAAATTCCCCTGCATTTTGCATATTAAAAGATAATCAATTTCACTTTGGCTCTTTAACTAGAAGCGAACGTACACCAGAGTCACTCAAAAAAACTAAGGTAAAGCCTTTTGCAATCTTAGATGATGTTGATATGGTGGACCTTATCTTCATGGATAAGAAAGTTATACCAAAGGATTACGTCGAGCGAGAAAGAATTAAGATTGATTATTTCATAGAATTAGTTGATAAATTTTGGTCTAGAATTTTAGAGCTTGTAGGTGATGATGAGTTCGTAGTAGCTATAGAGGGACTAAGTTTTGCTTCCGCTGGTAATGCTTTAATTGACATATCAATGGCCACTGCTTTATTGAGAAAAGAGATAATAGAAATGGTAGGTAGCGAAAACTTTTACGTATTCTCTCCTACTACAGTAAAGAAGTTTGCATTTAAGGGTAATGCTAAAAAGCATGAGTTATATGATGTAATAATTAATCATAAAGAGGATGAAACTAATTTGGAAATCTTCACTACTATACTTGCTGATAATAAGGAAGAGTGGATCACTAAGTCATTGGCTATCAATAAGCCTATAGATGATTTAATTGACGCATTTTGGGTAACTTTATTCCTAAAATCACACTTTTCAGAAGAAAAAAAAGATATATAGACTTTAAGGGAAACTTTTAAGGAATTTAGAGATAATATTAAGAAACATTCAAAAATAATTTAAGGAATATGAGTAATTTAGACATTTTTAACTTGGACACCCAAGATTTTGTAAACAAACCAAAAGGAGAAGGAACGGATTCAGGCTTTTATAAGCCATACCCAGAAAACGGAAAAGACGGTATCTACGAATCAATCATCAGGTTTTTACCAAACCACGCAGATGTTTCCAAATCCAAAATCCAAAAGTATTACGTTTATTTAGATGACCCTGCTACAGGAGACAGCTTCCCAGTGGATTGCCCGTCAACAGTTGGTAAGAAATCTATATTAAAGGATATGTTTTGGAAGCTTAAGAATTCGCATTCTGCAGCAGACCAAGATTTAGCTAAGAATTTTGGTAGGAAAGAGGATTATTATTCTCTAGTACAAATTGTAGAAGATAAAAACAATGCAGAATTCGAAGGCAAAATCATGATTTTCAAATACGGAAAGAAAGTCAACGAGATGCTAGAAGCACAAATTAAGCCTACCTCATCTTATTCTAAGTCATGTAATCCATTCGATCTTTTCGAAGGTAAACTTTTCAATATACACACTAGGAAAGTTGGCGAATGGAATAATTATGATATGTGTTCGTTCGTAGGTGATCCTTGTGCGATTGCAGTAGAAGGAAAATCAATGGCAAAAAATCAGACAGATATGGATACTATTATGGAATTCCTAAAAACTGGACCTGATAACTTGACTAGTTTCGAATATAAGGATTGGGATAGCGCATTAACTGAAAGAGTCTTGGGTATCATCCAAGCTACTGTGCCTGATGGTAGAATGGTTAATGAAGTAATTGGTAGTGTAAATATAGCAGCTACATCAACGCCAACAGCTGCATCAATACCACCAGTGGAAACACCACCAGTAGAAATACCTGCACATGTTCCACCAGCTGGAAATGATATAGGTAAAATTCACGAAGAAGTTAATGCAACTAAGATCGGCGAAAATACTACGCCTCCAGTTGCACCTCCAGTTGCACCTCTGGTAACAACTGGAAACGCAGCATCATCATTAGATGATCTATACAAAGACCTTTAAAATCCATTAAATACTAAAAGGGATAGGATTATTATATTCTATCCCTTTTTATTAAAACCAAGTATATGGATCTAGTAAAAATAGAAGGACTTCTAAAAGATATTCTCAAAAAGGAATTCCCAGGAGATTTCGCTAAACAAGAAATTTACCCAGCAGATAGTAGGTTAAATTTTTCTTGCCCATATTGTGGTGATAGTAAAAATCCAAGAAAGAAGAGAGGAAATTTCTACTTCACTACATTAGCATATAAGTGTTATAATGGGGGTTGTGGGATATTTAAGGATATTTATTCAATGTTAGATGACTATGGTCTAACCAATAAATTAACTTCAGAGGAAAAATCTGAAGTGTTTACAATAATAAAAGAAGGTAAAGAAAAACGGAGAACTATATACGGTGACGTTGATATTTCTATGTTATTCAATACTGATTTTTCAAAAGTTGTTATCCCTAGAAACTCCTTTGTTGAAAGGTTTGGTTTAGAAAATGTAAAGGGTTCAAGTATAGAAACATATTTAATAAGAAGAAATCAACCGTTAGATAATAGGTTTGCATGGGATAAGAAAAATGGAAAATTATATCTTTTTAATCTAACTAGAAATAATGAGATTATAGGTTTACAGTTCAGAAATATGAACAGTAAATTTGGTTCTAAGTATTATACATATAAGCTTAGTGGGATTTGGGAAAAACTTTATAAAATAACAGATGAAGCTTTCCTAACAGAGGCACGAAAAATAGACCCAGTTTCACACGTTTTTAATATCGGTACAGTAGCATTTGATCGACAAATAACTATATTTGAAGGTCCAATGGATTCTTGGTTCTGGCCAAACTCAGTAGCACTTTGTTCTATTGAGAACAAATTCCCATTCGAGATTGAAAATATTCAATATTGGTATGACTGGGACAATGCAGGTAGGGAGAAGAATTCTGAACTATTAACTCAAGGGGCAACTGTGTTTAATTGGAAGAAGTTTTTGGTTGATCATGACTTACCGATAAATAGGAAGTGGGATTTAAACGATCTTGTCAATTATCTAAGAGCTAAAAGAATAAAGATACAAAGGTTTGATGGTTATTTCACAGAAGAAGTACTTGATTTATTAGATTTTATAGATGGCTGAGCAAATGATGTGGGGAGAACACCCAAAAAAGAAAGATAAGGGTGGAAGAATTAAATTTCCAGTTACTTTGTTTATCACAGAGGACTTAGTGGCTTTAGGAGAGATTAAAGAGGATTTTGAATTAGAGGAACCAAGATTGAAAGAAACGAAGTTTACTGAAGTTGATATTAATAAGAAACAACCAAAGGTAAAGGGTACTAAACTATTTTAATATGTCAGAAGAAAAAAAGAAAATAGACTATGCTAAAGTTTTCGAGAATGAACGAACTGAATGGAGAGAAAAAATTCAGGCTATAGCTCTAAAACTTAAAGACATTAGAACAGTAGCACCTGCACAGGTTGAATTATTTTCAACTAGACAGGTATTAATAGAATATGGATTTAAGCTTGCTCAAATAATATCTAAACTTTCTACAAAAGAACGTCAGAAAAGAGCAGTTAAGTTAAAAGAATATACAGAGAAACGCGATGTTCGATATAACTCAACCGAAATGAAAACTCTAATTGAATCAGATCTATCAGAGATAACTGAAAAAATGGAACTAGTCGAGGGTCACCGTAAATATGTGGATCAAACAGTACAGACCGTTGATCATATGTTATATGGAATAAAACAAAGAATTGCACTTGAGGAGTATTTGAGAGGTAGTACCATAAAATAAAGATATACAATGTTAAAGTTTAATGTTTCAGAAGATAAAAAGTGGTTGATCTTGATCGAAGCCAATGATGAGATCGAGAAGAGACAACTTGAAATATCTCTGACCAAAAAAATAGATAAGTGGTTTTTCCATCCATTAGTTAAGAAAAAGCTCTGGGATGGTAACATTTGCTTTATAGAAAAGAAAAGTTCATTCTGGAAAGTTCCAATAGGACTATGGAATGAGGTTATGAATGTTGGTAAAAAATATGATATACAGATTGAAGTAAATGGTCTTACTGAAATATTTTTAACTGACCTAACGTTAGTAGCATTTACTGGATGGGCTAATGAATTTTTTAAGAATAACGAGAAGAAACCAAGAGATTATCAGATAGAAGCAGCATGGAGAATTATAAAATTTAGATATTCAATTTCAGAAATAGCTACATCTTCTGGTAAAACGCTCATAGCTTTTATGATACTTGCGTTCCTTAAAAGCCAAGGCTACATTAGAAAATTCCTAATGGTAGCACCAAAGACAAACCTAGTATTTCAAGGTAATGATGATTTTATAGAATATGGAATTGGTAGACTTGAGGATTGTAAGGTTCAGCAAATTGGCGGCGGAAGTAAATTAAGAGAAGGATGTAATGTTATTATTGGTACATTTCAATCCTTAGTGAAAAGAGACGAAGAATTTTTCGATGATGTAGATGCTGTTTTCGTTGATGAGGCACACCATACTGACACGATGTCAATCAAGAAGATCTTATCTAAGTGCACGAACAGTAAATGGAGATTTGGTATGTCTGGAACACTAACAAAGAGGGATTCAGCAGATCATTTAACTATTCAGCAGTACCTAGGTCCATTATTAGTTGAAATCCCACCCGAATTTTTATTTCAAAACAAATATGCAACACCTGTTGAGATTAAAGTAGTTGTATTAGATTGGTTAGATGAAGAATTAAAACTGAAGTTAGCTGAGCTAAAAAACAGGAATAAAAAAGATAAAGAGAAAACCGATAGTACTGAAATCTATAATATAGAGAGAAGACTTGTTATCGAAAGTAAAAAAAGGTTTGATTATATAGTTGACTTTATAAATAGAACAACCAAGAATTCGTTAGTTCTTTTCCAATCAGTAAAGGATGAATATGGTAAGAAAATTTGGAATGAACTTCGTGAAATAAACGGTGAAAAAGAGGTTTTCTATGTAGATGGCGATATTGATGAAAATAGGAGAGAAGAGTATAAGTCAAGAATGGCGGTAGGTGAGAATAAGGTGTTGATCGCTACATACGGTACATTCTCAACTGGAATTTCTATAGATAATCTACATAACATTTTTCTAGTAGAATCCTATAAAAGCGAAGTTTTAATAAAACAGAGTTTAGGTAGAGGTATGAGGTTAATGGAAGGAAAGGATAAAGTAATAGTCATTGACTTCGTAGATGATTTCAGTACTTCAAAATATGTAAATTATCTTATGAAGCATAGTAGCGCACGTATTCAAATATACGAGAATGAGAAGTTTATCTACAAGATTTATAAAGTAAAACTTTAATTTACGAGATATATAGCATAAATAAAACCCATGCTATGGACAATTTAAAAACTTTTGATGATTTCTTAAATGAATCAAAGCGCTATTATACTAATTATAGTGATGCCGAAAGAAAGATTAAGGAGATTAGAAGTAGGATTTCTGCAGAAACCCCACAAGAAAAGATATATCAAACGACATATGATGAAGCTGGTGCATTAAAGAGATTACTTAAGGGTGCTATTAATAGTTTAGCAGGACTCACAAGCGGGATAAGTGATTTATTTAATAATGGGAGAACATCAAGCATGTCAGCAGATGCTCTACGTGGGAGTCAAGATGAGATACTTTCTAAATGGGGTGATGATATAAGAAGAAAGGGTAATAACAAAGAAGCTGATTATGAGAAGTTTTATAGAGATGCAATATTAAAAGGTAGAAAATCTTTCGGTGGTAAGTTTGATCCTGAGAATCCTGAAGGTAAAGAACAAAGTATTTATGCTGAATATGTTAATAATGCTTCAAAATATTTCAATTTTAAATAGTGAGTAATTTGCTTAAATATAATCAGTTTACATCTTTGTTTGAGGGTGGTAATGCAATTACTAAATCCAGAAGAATAAAGGAAGGTGAGGTTCCGCAAACTATAAAGTCAATAGAGGATACATTATTTCCAATTATTGGGAATGGTAAGTTAGATAGTGCATACATTATTATAGGAAGTGTTGGTAAGAAAAAAGATCCAAACGAAACGTCTGGCGATATAGATCTTGGTATAAATAAAGCATTTATTGCAAATAAATTCAAGATTAAAAAGAGCGAGGTATTAGATTTTCTGGAAAAAATATTAACCAACGAATTGCCAAAGAAATTAGGATTTGATACAGAGATACGATTAATGAAGGGTATTAATGTATTGTCGGTAGGTTGGCCAATAGAAGGCGAAGAGAAGAATGGGCTGGTTCAATTAGATTTGATTCCGATTAGTGATATGGACTGGGCAAAATTTATATTTTATTCACCAGATTATAAAATTAGTGAAAGTAAGTATAAATCCGCACATAGAAATTGGTTATTTCAAGCAATATTATCATCTATGAAAGCTATAATATCAAAAGATGAAAATGGTGAAATTGAAGATTATAATGCTTATGTATTAAGATTAAGTGATGGAGTATATAGAAATAAGAAAACATACAAGGGGATTAAAAAAAGATTAGCTAAACCAAAGATAATTTCTAAGAAGGGAACACTTATAACAAATGATCCAAGAGATCTTGTAAATTTATTATTCGGTAATGGGGTTAAGCCAGAGGATGTTAAAACGTTCGAAAGCGCATGGAAATTAGTTATTAAAGATGATTTTAAACACAAAGACAAAATTGAAGAAATAAAAAAAGATTTAATTAGATATTTAACAAATGGGGATTATGAAATTCCTAATGAAATAAAATAATATGGCATTTACACAAAAACATAACGACCTAATATATGGAGCTTTAGAGATATTCTTAGAGAATGATTCTCCAAGTATTGTTAGAAGAGCGGAAAAAAATATACATTTTGTTACAGTATTAGGGTTTCATGGTGACATTATAGAGAATTCTGATGGTAATTGGGATATAATAGTAGAAAGGTCAATAGTCTATACTATCGAAAATTCAGTATTCGAGTTAATTACACAAGAGAACGATGCACCAAATATGGAGGAATTAGTAGAAAGAGTTATTGAATTAGGCGAAGAAGATTTGCATGATAAATCGAAAATTCTTTTAAAAAATATACTAGAAGGTATAGCACATATAGTAGTAGATAGTAATCCGTTATTAATGGCTAGTTTGCAGAATAAATTTTTACTTAACTAAGAAGATGGCAGGAATAAATCATTTATATGATATTTATAATAAGAAGGGATCAGATTTTATAGAACAACTTTTCAATAAGTTTGTGACTATTAATGAAAAAATGGATGGTTCAGCGTTTTCGTTCGAAAGGAATAGAAGCACCGGTAAATTTGAGTTTTACCGAAGAGATCAAAGACATCCAATTACATTGGTTGATAGAACACTCATGAAATATTATGAGAAACCAATACAGTATATAGAATCTTTACAACCGAATATAATAGAGCAAATCCCAAGAGGGGTTAGGTTTGGTTTTGAATATTTTGCCTCAACTAAACCAGTTGAGATAACATACGACAGATTACCTAAAAATAATCTTATCCTTTCATTTATACACCGCTTAGATAATTCTAAGAAGATCACTAAAATAATACATGATAAAAATGAGTTAAATGATTGGGCTGATTTACTGGATGTTGAAAGACCTCCTATAATTTTCCAAGGTAAATTGGATGAGGATCAGAAATCTGAATTGATGGATTTTTTAAATACCCCAAATAAAGAGCTAATCGAGAAGTTTAAGACCTCAAGTTTTGTTAGATTTATAATTAAAACACTTAATCCTAAGTTATCTAAAACCGCATTAAATGACGATCTTGATAAGGATGTCGAGGGTGTTGTATTCAAGTTTGGTGGTCAAGATAAGGACGAAACAGTATTAGCAAAAATGGTTGATCCAATATTTACTGAAATAGCTAAACATAAATCTGCTAAGAAAGAGTCTAAAAAGCCTAGTGATTTTTTAGGTATAACTTTATTAGATGTAATGAACTTCATACTTGAAAGAGGTTTAGATAAATTCGAAATTGAAGGATCAACAGACGATGAAAGGTATATTTCCTTTATATCAAGCGTGTTTGTGAAATTTTTAGATGAATATGCTGATAAATATAAAGGTACTGATTTCGAAGAACCCGAATATCTTAAAAGAGATGAATTTAGATTAAATAAGGAAATAATAAATGATAGAAAAGTTTTAAAATATCTTAAGAAAGATGATGCATACGAATCTCTTTTTAAGCTAATTCTAAACTCATTTAGAAAAATCAAATCTAGAACTAGTGGAATTGTTACCGATGGTATGCTAAAACAATTAAATGGGTTAATCAACCACATTAAAAAGTACATTAAAAAACCCAAAGAAGTAATAAGTGAATCAACGTTTATTTCATTTGCTGATTTTAAAAAGGATTTTGTACCAAGTGTTGATTATATACAAACTGAAAGTGAGGAAGAAGACCTAGAAAATCCATTACAATCTTATGATAATTTTAGAAGTAAACTCGAAACCATAGAGGAAAGCTCAAATGAGGAAACCCAACCTGAATCGCAACCACAACAAGAAGCTATATTATTAACTGAGAATGAGACTACGCAAAAAAGAGTCAAAGTTAATGTAATAATTGGTAGATTTCAACCATTTCATAATGGACATTTGAAGATGGCAAGAGTAATGAAGAAAAAGAATGATCTACCAACATTCGTAATCGTAGTTTATCCAGGTCATAATAAATCCGGTAAATCACCATTTAATGAGAATACAATCAAACATTATATGGATGCTGTCGTATCGAATAATAATGAGATAGAAGGATATTTTATAGTATCTAGAGGACTATTGGGTTCTGCAATAAATAAGTTAGTTAAAGATGGTTACGATCCGCGCTTAGTTGGTACTGGGGATGACCGTAGCGACGATTATAAGAAGCAGATGGACTACATTAAGGTATCCGATTTGAAGGATAATTTACATAAGTCCTTTTCACTAGAAAAAACCCCAAGATTGACATCAGCAACTAGAGTTAGAGCAGCACTAAAGGACGAAGATTTTTCGACGTTCAAAAAATTAGTACCTAAAGAGGTTAGTAATCTATTTAATAGTCTCGTAACAGAGGTATAAAAATAAATTAATATAGTGGAAAGAAAGATTAGAAATTTTATAGAATTTATAAATGAAGCAGATGGCTTTGGTAGCATGCCTTTTCTATTTAGGAAAGACGGAGACCTTTGTTATTATATGTTTAACCTTGGGCTTGAAAGTGGAGAAACAAAAGGATTTTCTTTTATAATAGGTAAATATTCACAATACGAAACAACTGAAGGGCCTAAGAATTCTTATGCAGTTTTAAATTTGAATGAAATAGCACCTGAAGAGATACAGGATATAGCAGTTAATAATAACGAACTACCAGAGTTAAATGATATAACATTCAATATAGAAGGTAATGATTTAGTTAGATTATTCAATCAGGCTTCAAAAGCTTTAATGAGTTATCTTGAAAAGAATCCAAGTGTGGTTAGAATATTTGACGAAATGAACTTAAATTGTAAAGCAGAGAATTACATGGAAAAGGTTAAATCTGTGATTGTCGCCGAGTTAGGTAATGAATGGTCAATGCAAGAAGGTTCAGAAGAGAAAACATACATTATAAGCAGATAAACGAAACAAAACGATACATATTCATATAATTTAATAAATATTAAAACAAAATTATGGAATCATTCGAAGAAATTAAAGATCTTATTTTAAATACTGAAGACGACGTTGAAAAATTTGCTGATAAAGGCAATAACGCAGCAGGTACAAGAGTAAGACAAGCAATGCAGCAATTAAAAAGACTTGCACAAGAAGTTAGAATAGAAATCCAAGAAGCAAAAAACGCTTAGGATAAAAGAAAGAGAAAATATAAAAAGGCAATCATTAGATTGCCTTTTTTGTAAAGAATAAAACAGATATATACATTAACTTTAAATTTTTAAATATGGCTTATTGGGTAGCAAAAGTAGATTATGAATCAGTAGAACAGAAAAGAAACGGAGATCCTGTAATTATTAAATCAGAATTCTTAGTTCCGGCAGAATCAGTAACAGACGTAGAAGTTAAAGTTGCAGAACACATGGAGGGAAGCACTGGTCACTATGAAGTTGTTCGGGTTTCAAAATCTAAAATAGAAGCAGTGTTAGAATAATATGGCAGAAACAGGTAGTTACATACCACCACAATCACCGATTGCAATACAACCAGGTGATAAAGGATTCGAAACCGTTGGTAAAGCATACAACCGATGGATGTGGGATTTTTCCAAATGGAAGAAGAAAAAGAAAAAGAAAACCATAATTGATCCTAAGACCAATTGGGGATTGAATGCTAAACCTATGTCTCCTAAAGAGATAAAGAAAAAGATGAAAACGTTACATTTGAAAGAATGGGATGAATTTTTTAATGAAGATAATTAAGTATTATGCCATCAATGAATAGAATGCCCCAAATGATTGCGGGATTTGCGTTAGGTGTTAGAGGAGGAACTCTTGAGATATCAAGCGTCGGAGAAATATTTAGAGAAGTAGTTAAAGAGGTTGCTAATAGTGATATGAGTGATGATGATCTTACAGCAGGTATGCTTGGTAAACCCGGAAAGTATACGGAGGCAATAAAAGAAAATATAGAATTTAATATGGACATAAATGAGAAATCGGTTTCAAAAGCACAACAAGCATTAATGGGACAAGCTTGGGCCTTAAGAACAGGACAAATTGAACTTGATGATATCAGTCCTAAGTATCGTAGATCAGTTAAGAAAATTGCTTTTAGTAAGATGGCAAATAAGGAACTTAAAGATTTTGCTAAGACTAAATTGGATGGACTTCCAATAAAGGGTAAAAAAGAAAAGAAGGAAGACGTTAGTGAAGGTAAAATACCAACTATTATTCCTCAATTAGATCCAGATTCAAAGAAGAAAAAGAAAGGGAAAAAGAATTTGGAGAATCTAAAAGACTATCGCGACTGGATAAAAGGTAATAAGAAATAATGAATAACCTTTTAGAATATGATAAATATGATCCTAAGGAAGAATACAAAGAGGATTCTAGGAGAGATCTTGATTTAGCAAAAATTAAGAAAAGTCAGGAATACGAGAATATTTTAGGCCTTGGATTTAAAGATATTACGTCAGATCAACAAGCAGGTAACAATACTATAAAATTCGAAAGAAAGAAGCAACCAGAAGAAAGGGGATATGGTAACGTTTTCTATACTATACACCCAACAGGAGTTGTTAAAAGGTATAATCCCAAAAAAGATACTGAGATGTCAGAGGGACAAGGTAATGCTATAAAAAGCTTTAAAGGACATTTTAGAACATCCAAAGCATATATTAAAGGTTTAAAATATCTATATGAATATCTTGTAAGAAAAGAAAAAAGAGAGGATTATAGATAATTATGGGGTGTGGCTGCAGTAAGGGTCCAAATAGACCCAAAATAGATCATAAAAAAGAGCCTGATAAATTAGCAGGAAAGAACGTTTTAGATATAAATAATAATATACTTTTGATAAATGCACCTATATATGATGTATATAAAGATATTATAGGATATATAGCAAAAGATCGAGATGGAAAAGTTGTTAGAATATTTGCTAAAAACGTAATAAAAGTATTAGATTAAAATGGAAAATTTATATTACCCAACCGGAGAAACAACAAAAGGAAGAACAGTAGTTTGTCTTTGTTGTGAAAATGATAAACCAGTATTAGAATCAATAGAAACACCTAATGAGATTGAAAGATCTCTTAAGGAATGGTTAGATAAGAATGATTATTGTGTGGAGCAATGGCAAATGGATGAAGCTATGTACGAATGCGGGCACGAAGATTATTATTTAATGGAAATGGATGGAGGAATGGATGGAGGCGGTGCGCATGCATCTTTAAGTACTACACCAGGAATGGGTCCAGTATCAACACCAACCGGAAATGGAACCAATACAGATTTCCATAATTCAAGTAAAACCGGATCTGGTGATAAGTTTCCATCATTAACTGCTGGAACCCCAGCAGCTAAAAAGAAAGGTAAGAAAAAGAAAAAAGTAAGAAAAGTTAAAACCTACTTAGATTTCTTATCTGCTATGAAGAATTTACAAGGAAAGTAGACATTTTGTCATATAAATATATAATTAATGCCAATATGTCTTACATATTGGCATTTTTATTTATGGAACATTTATTGCAATTATTAATATAAATTATAAATAAATTTATATTATGAATAGAATTAACAATACATTAACTATGCTAGATCGCATACTCGAAAACAATCTTTCAGTAATCTATAATAAAGATTATCATGTTGAGGAGTTAGACGACAAAACAACATTGGAAATGCCAGTTCCTGGATTTACCAAAGAGGACATAACAATCGAGACTATAGATGGAGTTCTAATCATTGATGGTGCGAATGAAGACTCAAGATGGACTGAAGATTTCACTAAGAAGTTTAGAATGCCAAATTCATTAGATCCTAGTAAGGTTGATGCAACAATTGAGAATGGTATTCTTAAGGTAACATTCGAACGAAGACCGGAATCACAATCTAAGAAAATAAAGATCAAGTAATGGTGAAATAATATAACCTCATTACACTAAGAAGCTCGACTTAAATAATTAAATCGAGCTTTTTTATGGATAGAAACGAAGAAATGCTACATAGGGTCGCAAAAGAATTTGCATCTGAATTGGATATGAGATCTAAAGATCCTGAATATAGAGGAGTTCTAAAAAAGGAAGAATGTATACGAAAATTATCTATTATCTTAGATAAAGATCGAACAAAAACCTCTGAATTGTTTGATAAAACAGTAAAAAAATATAAGAATAGGTTTAACTCAGATTAAAAAGAGTTAATAAGTTCTATAATTAATGGGTGTGGATAAATACCTTTTTTATCTATTCTTACATTAGTATGTGACCAGAGGCCTGGGTAGCCTTTTAATGCATTTGGTGCTAAATCGAATGCACTTTTACCAACAGATGCTGCTGCCTGTGTATAATTAGAATCCTCCCTGTTGTTCTCATGTAGTCTTTTACCTCTGTTATCAGTAAATCCGTTATGGTTTAACCATTTTTTACCTTCGAATACAGTATGGAATTTAGGCATTTCTTTAATCGTTTTATTCAATTCCCTTTTTAATCCTTTAGCTAAATCTATCTCAAACTCTTTAGCTAATTTCAATAATAGTAACCTTAATGATTCTATTTGACTTTCTGTATATGAGTGGAAATATTTAGAACCTCTAAATGGTTCATTTAATTCTATCACATATTTTGGATCGATTGGTATATTTGTTGATGTGTAAAATTCACCATCTAACGTATTAATCAGATCTCCATAATTACAAATCTCAATACCAATACTTTTTTGGTTTAAGAATGTATTACTTTTTGCTTTAATGTAAAGGTGGTGTGACCAGAAATTGGGCTTAAATGCTTCTGCTATTATTCCATCATAGTTTTCATCTAACGTAAGAATATCAGTGCCCCCTATTACATAGGAAACTCCGGATCTTATCTTGTTTGTTGATGTTGCTCTTTCTCTTCCCCATGATTTTATTACCCAATCGGGTCTATTATGGCCTTGGGTATGGTGTAAGAATATGGAATCTTTTGGGTGCGCTTCCGCGTAGTAAGATTCCTTTATTAAAGGGACTTTGTTGATTTTCAATGTAAATTGTCTTTATTTTGATGTCTTTGCTGTTGGAGAAAGTTCGTCGTGTATTCTTTGCTTTAAATATTTGATTAATTCCTTCGGTCCTTTTTTTCCGTCTTTTAATATATTATTAAATTCTTCTTCTTCTTCTAAAGTATCAAGATAATTATATAAATCTGTTGTTTGATACATTGCATCTACTACCTGTGGTGTTTGACTATGTGCAGGCTTATAATTACGTGAGTTAACGGTATCTTTATACCAATTTCCTGGTACTACTACACTCCCCGGAGCATCTGATGTGTAGAACTCAAGGAGAAAATTCTCGAAACTTTTGATCTTTTCATTCATATACTTATATATCAATCCGAATAACCCAGAATCGGATTCAATTAAAAAATAATAGATGATAACAGACATTGAAAACAAAGGAACTTATTTAAGAGTTTCTTCATTTTCTGAAGAAGGAGATCGTATATTCATACAGATCCCAATACCGGAAGAAGAAAGATTTATATGGGAAGTATGTTCACAATCAGACCGAAGAAGGGATCCAGAATGGAAAACTTGGAATGGTTTTCCGATTCGTAAAGTCCCAACTCAAAGATATGATAAATATCGAATGGTCCAGATGTTAAACGAGGCAGATCCTGAACTAACTAAACCATTATGGGAATACCAAACACCTAAAAAATACTTTATTGATATTGAGGTTGAGATGACCAATGAGATGAAGGATGCATTAGATACTGTAAATACCCCGAATAAGGTACTCTCGATAGCAGTAGCAACTGATAAATGTAAATCTATAGTGTTTGGGCTAGATCCGTTAACAGCAGAAGAACAAGGTGATATCTACAAGAGAATAAATAAATACTTGGAACCTATGGGTGATGAGTGGACGTTTAAATATAAGCAATTTGAAAGTGAATATGATATGCTATATACATTTTTCAAAGATTTTGCTCCTAAAATGGCTTTGATTACAGGCTGGAATTGGTTTGGATATGACTGGCCATATCTTATCAATAGAGCTAGAAAATTAGGTATAGATCCTAAAATAGTATCCCCTGGTAAATATCTAATTGGTAAAAATAGTTTACCTATGCACTTAACAATGGTCGATTATCTGGAGATTTATAAAAAATGGGACAGAGTAATTAAGATTAAGGAAAGTAATAGATTAGATTATGTTGCTGAAAAAGCTACGGGGTTAAAGAAAATATCATATGATGGTTCATTAAGAGATCTTTATCAGTCAGATTTTCCTAAGTTTATTCTTTATAATGTTATTGACTGTGCATTGGTGCATTATATAGATGTTAAGCTAAAAACAATGCTAACTTACTTCAAAATAGCAAACCTAAATACAGTGGAAATTAGTAGAGCTCTTTCACCTGTTTGGTCTACAGAAGTAATGATGCTTAAAAAATTCTTAGAACGTAAACAGGTTTTTGTAAACGAACGGAAGGATGAAACACATGTGAAATTTACTGGTGGATATGTTAAAGAACCGATAAGAGGTCTGCATGAGTGGGTTGCTTGTTATGATTTTGCTTCGCTATACCCAAATGTAATTGTTCAATGGGGAATATCACCAGAAGTATATAAAGGGAAAAACTTTGAAAGTATTAAGGATGGCTGGATTAAAACTTGTTCTGGTGCAGTATTTGGCGGTGACAATGAAAAACCAATCCTAAAGATTATAGTTAAAGATTTATATGCACAAAGAAAAGCTACAAAAAAACGAATGCTTAAAATGCAAATCGATATAGATCTAATGGAAAGAGAATATGAAAAAATGTAAATAAAATGGAAAAAGAAAATATAACAGGAATGAGTGGAATAACACAATGTGCGCATCTTAAAGTAGATGATGAATACTTAGAATTAAAAAGTAACGGTAAAGATGCTTTAGCATTTTTATTCAATATGCAAAAAGGTATACAAGAACAAATTTATGGGTACGATTTTGATGTAATCAGATCATCAATTAGATCATTAAAAGCTTTTGTTGACTGGAACGAAGAGGCAATCAGAGATGAGGATAGAGAATTGCAAGATGCTATAACAGGTATTCATAGTTACCCAAGATGCTGGAAACCCTGGAAAGCAAAACATGATGAGGCGATGAATAGATCTTTTTCGGATCTTACTAAGGAAGAAGTTATTGAATTACAGTATGAGTGGATTGATAAGATGCACTTTATGTTCAATGAAGCTATTGCTATTGGTTTAACCCCAGAATTAATAACCAATATGTACGCGGCTAAAAACAAAGAAAATCGCGAGCGTCAGGTAAGAGGTAATTATTAATTTCAAATTTTCTAAAAATATTAAAATGATAAAAATTAATGATGTAAAGGAAATTAGAGAACAGTTTGATTTTACCCACTTAGTAATATTGGGTATTGATGATGATGGAAAACAACATGTTGCTACACATGGTAAAAGTAAGTTTCATGCAAAGCAAGCTGCTGATATGGGTAATAAGTTGAAAGATGAACTACATTGGCCGAAGAACTGTAACACTAAACCACTTGAAAGAATTTGTGCTAATTGTGACTATTGGCAACGAGGATATCATAGACCTGGTGATGTTATCAAAGAAAATCAAAATGGCAAATGTATGTATAACCCCGATCCAATATTACGGCTTGAAAAGGATGTAGCTTGTGGTCAATTTATACCCCTGATGTAATACGGACATAATTATTAATTTTTACTATTACCAAGGATATATAAGCCATCGAAAGAGTTTTAAAGCTTAAAATTATTAAAACATAGATGGTAGATAAAGCAGTGGATTTTTCAACATTTCTTAATGAAATGCAGATTCCGGATAAACAGGGCAAAATTATAATTATGTTAGGACCTCCGGGTTCTGGTAAAGGTACTATTTCAGAGAAGCTTGCAGATAACAATGGTTTTGTGCATATTTCTACAGGTGATCTAATAAGATCATCAGAAGATAAAGAATTAAAAAAAACTAGTTCTAGTGGAGGATTAGTTTCTGATCGTGCAATAGGTAGATTACTAAGAAAAAGACTCAGAAAAATAGATTTTTCTAAAAATATAATTATAGATGGATTTCCAAGAACAGTAAAACAAACTAAACTCCTTGACTCTATCTTTGGTAAGTTAGGGGTTTCTTTAAACCATTGTATCTATTTAGAGGTTGGGGAAGAAACTGCTAAAAAAAGAATAATGGGACGAGCAGAAAGAGAAGGAAGAGAAGATGATAAGAACGAAGAAACTATAGAAAGAAGATTTAAAGAATATCGTGAAAAAACTGTACCAATCATAGAAAAATACAAAAAAAGTAGACGCTTAATAAAATTAGATGCATCCCAAAAAATAAGAGATGTATATAAAGAAGCTACTAAAATACTTGGTGTATCAAAATCAAGTAAGAAAGCCTAATTTTAATTAACGTATACTGAAAATGAAAGAGAATTTATTAGATGATTTCATCTTAAATTTTGAAACTGAGCTTGCAGATAGAGAAAAGGTTAATGAATCTGAAGTAAATCAAATTTTCACAATAAGCTCATTGTTAAGTGATAGAATAGTAGAGGAGAAGTTAGAAACTCCTATGTGTAAATTTATCAAAAAGCCACAAGCATTCCTACATTTTTACTTTAATAAAAAATATAATATAGATATATTAATTACTATAGCTGAAAAAATACTTAATGATCTTAACGTTAAATTCAAAAAGCATAGGTTTATTGGTTCACTATCAATTTTTTCAATCCAAAATAATACAATCTCAGGTTTACTAGAAGGTAGAGGTTATTCTATGTTATCATTTACAAGTGATATAGATGGGAAATGTACTATGAAAATAGAATGTTTAAGGGATAATCACGTAATTAAAATATTAGATGGAAATCTTGATGGTTTAACACTTGTTTATTGGAACGGTAAAAATATGAGTAGATCTAAGTTTGTTACTAAAACTGATGAAGTTATAGATGAAACATATTTAAGTAACGAATCAGGTCTTCTGAATATCGAGCTATATTCTACCTTAAAACGTAAAAATATCAAAATTATCGGGGAGTTTTCAATCGCTTATAATAGTGATATTATACTTGAACGTATAATATCTGTTAACCCAATGTAATATGAAATCTTTTCGGATCATTTCTCTATAAGTATAAATATTTATTAATCAATATTAGTAATGGGCTCTAAGAAAAGCAATAAGAAAAAGAAAAATACTAGTTTCCAAAAACAAACTAGACCGACAAACACCCCAAAAATCGATAAAACTAAACAAGCTATAAGTCTTTGTTTGGTTATGATTATCAAGGATGAAGAAGATACAATCAGAAAATGTATAACTAAAGTTGCACCATATATTTCAGAATATGTAATAGTTGACACCGGGTCAACTGATAATACACTCGACGAATTAAAGGCAGTTACTGAAGAACTTGGTCTAAAGGGTGAAATTCACGAAAGACCTTGGGTTGATTTTGGGACAAATAGAACGGAAAGCTTAGAACTATCTAAAGGAAAATGCGATTATCGATGGATTATTGATGCTGATGATACTTTTGAAGTACAAGATCCAAACGTAAATCCATTTCATTATGTACCAGAGCATGCAGATTGTTTGCAAATATTATACAGATTAAATAGCCTTCAGTATCACAGAGCACAGATAATTAGATCTGATCAAGATTGGGTTTATTGCGGAGTTTTGCATGAATATCTTGATTTACCAGGTAAGCCTAATATACAGCAATATCAACTACCAGGTGATATTTGTTTAGTTAATGCTAATATCAGTCCACTAAAAAGAGCTAATAGTCTTGAGGAAAAATATGCTAATGATGCTAAGACATTAGAAGATGCATTAGAGAAAGAGCCAACAAATAGTAGATATATGTTTTATTTGGCTCAAAGTTACAGAGATTCTAATCAAAAGTTAAAGTCCATAGAAAACTACCAGAGAAGAGTTGATGCTGGTGGATGGGCAGAAGAGGTTTACTATTCACTTTATATGATAGGGAGACTAAAAGAACAATTGGGAAGACATCCTGATGAGGTTGTAATGGCATATTCAAAAGCATGGGAATATAGACCAGAAAGACTCGAAGCAGCTTTCCATGTAGTTAGAAAATTAAGAGAACAAGATAGATTCGTTTTAGCTTTTACCTATGCTAGTATGGCGATTAAAAATCCAGGAACATCTGATATCCTTTTTGTTGAACCTGAAATATGGCAATGGAGATTACTTGATGAATATTCTATTGCTGCATTTAAAACTGGTAATCCTGAAATTGGTGCTGAAAAAATGCAAGATGTTATAAAAGCTGATTTTTTCCAATATATACAAGAGGGAGAAAGGGAAAGACTTTCAAAAAACTATACTCATTATAAACAAGCTGCAGCAAAAAAAGCAGAAGCAATCAAACAACAGAAGGCCGCTAGTAAACTAACGAAAAAGAGGTAAAAGCTAAATGTTGTTTATGATATATAGATAAAATAAATTACAATATGGATAATTTAAAAGAATTCGAGGATTTTTCTAACTATATAAATGAATCATCTAAGGTTCCTGTTTATAATGAGGTTGAATCCCAGAAAAATATAAAGGCTACATCTGATGTTGAATTACCATATTCTAAAGTAGCTGCTAAAATAACAGAGTTATTAGCAGATAAAAAAGCTGGTATAATTACAAAAATAACAGTAGTTGCTGATATACCAACACAAGGAAAGGGTGCTCCTGATTATATAAAAGAGGTTATATCAAAGGAAAGAGAAAGATTAGCCAGTATACATAAAGCTAAGATTGGAAAAGATAGTGAAATGGACACAGATGATGGAGATTTTAACTTTGACATAAATAGATTTGGTGAAAAACGAAACCTCTTTTTCGATTCAGAATTTGAAATAGTTGGTGTTGAAGATGGATTAATTATAGGGATTCCACATTCTCTTAAAGGAAAGGGTGATGAATATAAGGCAAAGATTAAACCAGAACAAATCGAAGAAATCTATTATACGAATAAGTAAATAATTGATTATAAACGAAATAATACAGCAAAGTGGGATAAATACCCACTTTTTTTGTGAAATTAAATATCGACATCATAGTATAATGCTAAATAAATTATAAATGACAAATAAAGATATTGAAGTTTTAAGTGACTTTGAACACATTCTACAAAGACCAACTATTTATGTTGGCTCAGTTACACTTACCGAAGAACATTCACCTATTATCAGTGAGGATAAAATATCATTAATAGATAATAAAATATCTGTTGGCATGTATAAACTTATTGATGAGGTTTTTTCCAATTCTGTTGATGAAGCAAAGAGGATGAAGAAGAAAATGTCTTCAATAACAGTTGAAGTTGATTCTAAGACAAATAGAATAAAGATAAGTGATACAGGGGAAGGTTTTGTAAATCCAGCTAAAATTAATAAAAAAAGTGGATTAACAAATGTTGCTAGTGCATTATCACTATTGAGGGCAGGTTCAAATTTTAAAAACGAAGAGATATCAGAAACTCTTATTGGTACCAATGGAATGGGTGTTAGCTTAGTAAACGCACTATCCAGCTATTTTTCAGTTACTACAACAAACCCAACAGAATATTATTCTCAAGAATGGAACAATTTCAAACCAACTAAGCCAAAGGTTCTCAAAAGAGGTAGAAATAAAATGGGTACGGTCATTACATTTTCTCCGTTACCTAAGATTTTTGATAATTGTAAATGGGATAAGGGAATACTCACCTCTTTATTAATATTAAAGAAACGTGTTCTTGAATCTGAGTTAAACACAAAGGATCTTAAAGTAAAATTCATATGGGACGGTAATGAAATCCCAATTGATACTAGTGTACTTAAACAGTTATCATATAAAACCAAAATTGGCGAATTGTTAATTTGGGAAAAGACCGGGGATTCTGGATCTATATCATTTGTAAATTCCGCATACTGTACAGGAATACACCAAAAAATAATAATAGATCAAATCAATGGTATATTAGAAGATAGTTTGGGTCATCACTTTTATGATTTCTGTTTGATTCTAAACCTTCCTCCTAAAAAGGTAATATTTAGAGACCAAAATAAAACAAGATTTGTAACAAAGAGGGAAGAGATTGAAAATATAATAGTTACAACATTCAAATCCTCGCTAAAGAAATTCTATACTACAAAGTTATTTAAGAAAATCAGGACCAAAGTTGAAGAAAGGAAAGACGAAGAGAGTTTAAAACAAATTAGAAAAGATAAGAAGAAAGTTAATATTAAATTTTCTAGGAAATATTTTCCACCAACATCAAGAGTAGCAAAAAATTTATTCATAGTAGAAGGATTAAGTGCGATGGGTTCAATATTACAGAAGAGAAATCCTGCTAATGATGGTGTATATGCTTTAAAAGGTAAGATCAAAAATGCACGTAGTTTATCTAGTCTTGCAGATAACAAAGAGATATTAGAACTTATGCAGATTCTAAATCTTGATATTGAAAGACCAGATCTAAAATGCCCATATGAAAACGTAGTAATTGCTACAGACCAGGATCCGGATGGTGCACATATAACATCTTTGTTAATAAACCTATTCTTCAAATGGTTTCCTTGGATTGTAAATAGTAAAATGCTTTATTTCCTTGAAACCCCATTAGTTTCTGTTGGTGAACGAAGTAAGACTTATTTCTATTCAATGGATGAATTTAAGAAAGAGAGTGTAGGTAAAAGATTTGGTAAGATCAGATATCTAAAAGGTCTTGGTTCACTATCATTGGATGACTGGGATTTTGTTATGAAAAACAAAAGAATGATCAATATTGTAAGGGATCGCAAATCAGCAGCTATGCTTGAGATGGCATTTGGTAAATCTGCAGATGCAAGAAAAGTATGGTTATCTAGCTTTAATGTCTAGCGAAACATCCTAGTTAATTAACATATAAAGAAAGTACACAGAGACCGGGATAGACATTTAATTGCAATCAAAGGAGATAATGAAATAACAAAAATATGAAGATAGGATTACAGGTATTAGCTTATAATTGTGCAGATACTTTTATTGAGTTGATTACCCCTTGGGTAAAGCTTAAGGAAAAGTATGACCTTAAAATTTGGGTCGGAAGCGGACAATTCAAACTTTATAATGAAATGGGCTATGAGAATTTGAATGGCCCAACTATTGAATTATTAAAAAAACTATTGGACGATAAGCAAATTGATTATCTTTTCCAACCTGAACCTGATGATCTATTAGCTGATCATTCAACGAGAGATAAATGTATCCCTTGGATGATTGAGAATGATATAGATTTAATGGTACAAGTTGATGCTGATGAGTTCTATGGGCACCAAGCTGAAGGATATCTTGGGTGGATAATGGACAATCGAAAATGGGATTGTTATTCAACATATCTTAAAGGTGTTATCAGTGAGGGTGTTTACGATGATTGGTTAAGGTTTTCTGCCGGATGGATTAAACGAAATGGTGGAATAAGCCATTATTATTTTGATGCACATTGGAGCTTTATTGGTAATAATAATCCAGATAAAGAAAAGGGAGATAAGAATATTGAATATCGCTGGGTTGAGACTGGTGAAATTCCAAAGTCAATAGCAAATCCGTTACATTACACATGGAATAATGATGCCATAGTAACAGGACCAGCACACATAAAGGATAAAATCGAATATCAAAAGAGATATTATAGTGATGGTTGTGGTTATATTTGGGATGAAGATAACAATAAGCTGATCAAAAGATAATGGAAATACATCACGATAAAGGTAGGTATTTAGTTGCAAATGCAATATTAGATAGTGATGAATACACTCAAAATCTACGAGATACTGCTTTAGAGTGTGTATTAAAATACAAGGTAATGGAAGAAAAAATAAAATTAACGCATAATATTAAAAGAGTTAGTGTGGATTGGCAAATGCCAGCCAGATGCCATTATGTGTATGAATTTGTGAACACCCAATGGCTGGAATCAATAGATGATCTTAGTTCCATTGGTATAGAGCATGATAGTCTTAAAGAAGAAGTTATCAATGCATTAGTTGGTGAGTTTAAAATTGCTTTGAATGCTGCAGTATTTGGTGATCCAGCTGGATATGAATACATACAAGAGCTAAAGAAAAATAAAGAAAAATATGAAGACATTGAACGAAGAAGACTACAAAGAATTCAAAAACTTTGAGAATAGCCTTTTAAACCAAGAGGATGGTGTAAAATACAAAGCTGATGACGAGATTAATGCAATAGTTAGAAATGATGCATTAACTTCATTATTTGGTAAGGAACATTTTGAGTTTACGATGGATAAATTTGGCTATAGTATAGATGACCTAGGTAAGGACGAGAATTACAATGCCATCTATGAATTTTTAAATAGAATATAATGCAAAATAATAATTACTTTGGTGATTGGAGAACTGAATATACTGAACATCCACAAGCAGATATTTTAAAGAAACATGTAGAGCGTTCTATACAGGATTTGTTTTTAAAAGCATTAAGATCACAAAATGAAACGTTTATCTATATTTTTAATAACGAGGAAAAAATAAATGTTTTTTGTGATCGAATGACTGAATATTGGGTTACAGAAGAGGTTTATGAAAAGTGTGCTGAAATAGTTATACTTAAAGAATCATTAATAAATAAACTAGCAACAATAGAAAAAAAGCCAGTAGATGGAACTTTATTAAGAGAATGGCTTAAATCATCATTTTAAGAATATATTTTTTTACTACGAAAATAATCTTATATTAGCTGCATAATTAAATAAATATTTATGGAACAAGATGCTTATGTGCTACTTGGTGTTAAACGAGATGCTACACAGGAAGATATAAAAAAAGCATACAGAAAACTAGCTATAAAACATCATCCTGATAAAAATCCAGATGATAAAAAGGCAGAGGAAAGATTCAAAGATATTGCTAAGGCATATGAATCAATAGGAACTCCTGAAAGTCGTCAAAAATACGATAACCCCCATCCTTTTGGCGGTGGTTTTGGCGGAGGATTCGATCCATTCGCTAATAGTGGATTTGGTAGCAGAGTATACCGTGAGAGGAATGTTGTCCAAAAAGGTAAAAATATCAATGCTAAAATAGAAATATCATTGGAAGATGCTATAAATGGGGTTACGAAAAAAATTAATGTATACCGCAGAATGCAATGTTCTTCTTGTGAGGGTACTGGAGCGTACGAAGCAAAGATTAAGCAATGTGTATCTTGTGGAGGCCTAGGAGTTAAAAGATCTGCTATAAACACTGGACTTGGGCAAATGGTAATGGAGGAACATTGTATAGATTGTCAAGGTACAGGTAATATACCAGAATCTAATTGTATGGTGTGTCATGGTAATGGTACGGTAAGAGAAATAGATACATTAGAAATAAATATACCAAGAGGTTCTGTTACTGGTATAAGATTTAGTGTACCTAATAAGGGAGATATGGCAAAAGCTCCATCAGATCTTGGTGATTTAATCGTTGGTATTTTTGATAAAAAGCATGATTTTTTCATAAGAGATGGAATAAATCTAATATGTGAAGCAGAGATAAGTTTTGGTGATGCTTGTTTAGGCACAACAATTAATATACCAAATTTAACATCAGGTGGTGAATATAAAATAAGCATTCCTCCTGGAACTGATGCAGGTAAAATATTTAGACTTAGCGGAAAGGGTATGGCTGAATTTGGTACCTCGTTTTATGGTGATATTCTAGTTCGGGTTAAGATCAAAACACCAAAGGAACTTAATAATGAACAATTAGAATTCTTGAAAAAATACAATAAACTATTTCAATGATAATTATTTTTCTTCTAATTGGATGGTCAATTACATCAATCTTAGTTAATGGCATCATATTTAATTCATTAAGAAACTATACAATCGTTAAATTACCCAAATTATCGAATTTAATGACGTGTATGCAATGTAGTGGTTTTTGGGTTGGGGTTTTATTAGGGCTATTGTCGGTATTCAATATCACTATAAACCCAATTTGTGAGCTTTTTAATATGAAGATTGGTAATTCATTTTTTATCGATATACTTGTCCTTTTCTTTTATGGCACATTAAATAGCGGAGTTTCTGTTATTATAAATTCACTATTAATATACTTTAGTCGTAAGGATTAAAAAGCATTATTAAAGTTAGATAAATATAGGGTAAAATAATTGATTAAATGGATATTCTAAATTTTAATAACTTCAGAGAAAATGTACTAAATGAAGAACAAGCAGCAAAGGTTGTACCTGATGTAGTTGCAAAAGCTCTTGCGAATTCTAAAGTAATAAATGATGAACTAGAAAAAAAAGATAAAAGTAATGGCATAGATGGGATCACTGGTTTGGATCTTTTTCTTGCTACTGAGGCAGGAAAAGGCTTAAAAGAAACTTTGTTGAAAGATCCGACTTTAATAGCTGGCTTAGTAGCAGGAGGAATAATGTTTACTGATTCTCCAGATAGTGTTGAAGAGATAGAATCTGGTATTAAGAGTACTAGTGGAGGCGAAGATAAACTAAAATCTAACCTAGCATTATTCAATAGATTTAGTAGTGGTTCAACAAAAGCAGCAATCAAACCAGATTGGAGAATGTTGCCAAATAGTTCACCTTTTAAGTTCCAGAAAACCGATGAAATAACATGGAAAGTTTTATATAAAGCTTTAGAAAATCTTAATTATGCACAGAAAATGGATTGGAGTAAATATAACTTTATTGCAATTAGGAATACGTTAGAAAACAAGAGAAAATCACCAAACCATTTCATAGATTTATTCGTTTTAATGTCACCAAAAAAGAATAAAAAAGTTTATAAATATAAAGGAACTACTGTTCCTGGTTTAATATATTTACCTATAGCATTTAGAAATTGGTATATTGCAAGTGGAGCAGCTAGAAATATAAATAAAAATGGATTAGCTATTTTACAGCCTGGTGTTTATGATTATAAAATAGGGCAGCATAAGAAATATACTGCTATAGTTGAAGCTGGTCCAGTTAAAGTTGATAGATACCAACCAGTAGCAGATCCAAAAGATTGTAATTTCGATACATTTTCACCAGGTAATGGAGGAGTAGGTGATTATGGAATTAATATTCACAGAGCTAAAAAATACGGGAAAACAGATCTAGTTAATTCTTTCTCTGGTGGCTGTTTAGTATTTAGTCGTGCTAGTGGACTCGAAGAAGTATTAACAAAATTAAAACGCGCAGGACAACAAGATATTAAACTAGCTTTAATCAATGTTTCAGATATATCAGAGCTTGAAAATGATTAAATTATAGAAACCTTTTATCACATAATGCTATAGAATTTATAGACAAAAATAATTATGTGGAAAAAGTTTTAAGTATAACAAATCAGATAAATAATAAATACAGAGACTATGCTCTGTATGTGTTACAGTCCAGGGGGATTCCAAATTTCTATGATTCCCTTACCCCAGTACAAAGGATAATTCTCGAGAATGCACCAAATTCATATCAGAAAACTGTAGGTATTGTTGGTGAAGTAATAAGGACAGGTCTTTATCATCATGGTGATTCATCATTAGCTGGAGCAATATCCAAACTAGCTAGGCCATTTGGTTGTTCTGCGCATATATTAGATGGTGATGGATTCTTTGGGTCACCAGTAAATCCAAACCCATCAGCTCCGAGATACACATCAGTTCGTATAAATTCAACAGTTAGAAATATAGTCCAGAAACATGCAGATCTAAATGAGAAGAATGAGGAAGGAGGTCATGATTGGTTACACCTTGAGCTCCCAATTGGCTTGTTAACCCATATAATTGGTATTGCAGTTGGTTACAGGACTAATATCTTACCTAGAAAGTTTGAGGATATCATTGAATATTTAGATGGTAAGAATAAACTATTAAAACCATACTTTAGGGATTTCGATGGTAAAATCTATAAATTTGATCAGTCTGATAATGTTTGGCTTTTTGAAAGTGGATTTACTGTTGATGCTAAAAAGAAAACTATAAGAATCTTTGATCTTCCTCCAGTTATGAAATATGAATCATTCATGAAAAAGCTTTTAATTAAGCTTGAAATTAATGATTATAATGCACATTTGACAGATAGCTCACAAAGTAAATGTGATATAACAGTATCGCTAAGAAAACTTAGTGATAAAGATTTTAAAGATGCTGTTGCATTGATAAAAAAACAAACACAAATTGCAGTAAAAGAGGATGTAGTTTTTATAAAGGATGGAATAGTAGCTCAGTTCGATTCTGTTAAGGAGTATCTTGATTCATTTAAAGTGCATTTAGAAAATGTTAAACTTAGGAGACTTATGAAGGATGCATCAAATCTTTCATTGGACCTTGAATTTTTAGAAGCAAAATTAAAGTTTCTTATTTTCATGAGGGAGAAAAAGAGAAAGAATGCAGAGATCATTAGCTTCATTAGTGGGTTTAAAAAATGGATCGGGCAGAAACTTTCTAAGATTGAGATAGTAAAACTATCTCCTGAATACATAAAAGAAACTCAAGCTGAGATAAAGACAGTAAAACTTGAGATGATCAAAAACAAAAAATTGATCACTAAGCAGGAAAAAGTAGTTAAGAAAGTTACTACTGCTCTAAAGAAAAACAAAGCAGCCTCTCTTATACCTAGATCCATATCAGAGAGACCGATAATCATAGATTCTGAGGTTGAGATATTTGAGGTAGAGGACGAGGACGAGGATAACGAATTAATAGAAGACGAAATATAAATTATTTATTCAACTTAACCGAAAACAATTTAGTGTTTTACAATAGAAGAATAAAGACAGAAAAATAGAATAAATGAAAATTAGAGTAACAAGCACCACAAATCTGATTGCTTTTTTAAAAAAGCTAAAAGTTGTTGATCGAAGCGTATTATTAGAACTTACTAAAAATAAACTTTTTTCAAAGGTTCATACGCCAGATAAATCCGTTATGAAGTATGCTTCAATAAATATTTCGGAAATATTCGATGAAATAAAAGGAATAGATGATATCCACGGGGATAGAATCAAGATAGGTCTAATGGACATAGGTAAATTTATTGATTGTTTTAAACATTTTAGAACAGAAGAAGAGATTTTCTTAGATCTTAAATTATATGAGGGCGAGGATGGAACTATTACTTCTGAATTAAAGGTGATTTCAAATTCACTAAAAATTCGAATTCGTTGTGCAGACCTTTCGTTGTTGTCATATGTTGATGATGAGGTTCTTAAAATAGTGCATTCAAAAGAAGCACCAATGGGTAAATTCAAGATTTACAATTCAGACTTTGCTGCAGTGGTGTCGCTATGTGGGCTTGAAACCAACTCGGAAGAACTATTGGTTTGTAGAATAAATTCAAAAGATGTAAGAATAACTGGGGATTCTTTTGATTATAAACTGAATATAAATAGTAATGAAATAACTACAAGCTCAGATATGGATGTATCCATTTATAAATCACATCTTAATTATGTAGATAGCGAATCTAGTGATTGTTATATCCACGAGAATAGGATTATATTCTTCTCTGAACAAAGTGAGACTTCTACCGCAGTTGGAGTAATAGAGGAATAACATGACAGAAAAGGAAGAACTAAAAAAGAAAATAGAAGATTTAACTGCTATAAAGAATGAACTAAAGAATGAGGAGCAAGCAATTAAACTAACCATGAATTCTATCTATGGAGCGGTAGGGAATAATTGGTTTGTTTGTTTCAATCCTGCAGTTGCTGAAGCGGTTACTCTACAAGGTCAGGATTTAATAAAGCATTCAGAGAAGCTTTTACATAAATACTTCCATGAATTCTGGCATAAAGATAAAGAATTACATGATATACTTGGGTTAACTAAAGTTGGTATAATCCATAAACCAATGGTTGTTTACGGTGATACTGATTCTAATTATATTACTTTTCAAGATGTTGTCGCTTCGTGTGATTGGGAAGGAGATCCTAAGGAATTAATTCTACAGATAAATGAACATAGATTAGTTGGATATCTAAAGAAATGTTTTGATATTTATGCTGAAAAATGGGGAACCGATAATTATCAAGATTTTGAACTAGAAACACTTTCTATAAATGGAATCTTTTTAGGTAAAAAGAAATATGTAACCAACATAGTTTATTCTGATGGTGTACATAGTGATCCATTAACAGCAATTAAGACCACTGGGGTTGAGATGATCAAAGGTGGAACACCATCTTTCGTAAGAGAAAAATTATTATATCTTACTAAATTTATTTTCGAAAAGGGTAGAGGATTTCAGCTTCGTGAATTTGTACAGGAGTTAAAGATCATCAAACGCGATTTCAAAGCACAAGAACCTGAAAATATAGCTGCAGCAATAGGTCTTAATAATTATGAGAAAGGTATTGTTAACGACACTACAGCATTGGAAGTTGGTAAAGGTTGTCCTATACATGTACGAGCTGCTGGATATCATAATTTTTTATTGAATGGTTCACAATATAAAGATAAATATCCACTTATAGGTAGTGGAAACAAAGTTAGATATTATTTTGTTAAAACAAAAAGCATCAAAGATAATAATGTTTTTGCATATCCACAAGGTAAATTCCCTTATGAATTTGCTCCACCAATTGACTTTGATATGCAATTTACTAAGACCATATTGGATCCTATAAATCGCTTTATCGTCGTAATGGGTCATAATCCAATTAGTCCAAACCTATTTATGTTAAACATATTATTTTAATGAGCTTTAATAAGAAATATATTCCTGAACTTGAAAAACTAAAATTAATAAGAGAATCATACAATGACGATAAGGAATTTCTTCGGGTTTATTTATATAAGCCCGATGCTCTTATAGGATCAGATATTTCAATGCAATATTTAGAAGATTTACATAAGAAAATAAATGGAAAACACTAAACAACAATACGAGTACGAAGACATTTATGGTGAGGATTATGAGGATTATAAAAAACTTCTAACTGAAACCTATAATATGATTCTTAAAGAAAAAAGAAGTTTTATGGTAGATCCGTATTTTAGTCATGCTTTTAAGTTTGAACGAATACAGGAACTTATTGATTTCTTTGTATTGGAAGAAGAATATGAGAAGTGCAAAGAACTAAGAAAGATTAGAGAAGCTATAGAAATACAAAACCTATTAAAATAATGGATACTGTAATATGGGCAAGCAAATCATTATATAAAATGATAATTGCTTTAATACTAATTGAAATAATGGGAATTGATCCAAATACTGCGTGGTACGATATTTTAATTATATCAACATTTGCTGCATCAGTATTTTCAAGTCTACCACAAAATACTAAATAAAATGGACAAATTAAAAAATAACGAACAAGGTATTATTTATGCTCCGTATATAATGGTAGAAAGTACAGATGGACCATCTAAGGAATACAAAGAATTTATGGACTGGTATGATAAAGAACATAAAGCATGTCCTAAATGCGGTTCAACTGGACATACAACTACTCTTGTTGCGTATATAGAGAATATGTATGATAAGGAAAAATATATGGATCTGAATAAATGCGGATGTACAAAATGTGGAGATACACACACTACACACGAAAGGGTATCAATAAATGAATAATAAATATATTAAACTTCTTGAATCAGAGATAATTAAACGTGATGAATTAATATACTTAATGATGCATAATACTCATAATTATCAAAGTTTTATGCTAGATAAATCTATTGGGATTGATGAATTAATAATTAAGTTTAAAAGTGGCGAAACTATAAACAGTAATTTAGTTAAAAGAAGAATAGAATCATTACATAAAAATATTATAAAAAAATAAATATGGAAAACTTATTAAACCTATTACCACAATTTATCCTATTGGGTAGTATCTGGTGGTTTATCACGTCAGTAGTTATCTTCTTTATGTTTCTGTTCATAGCAGAGAGTAAAGAAAATGGATTTATTGCATTCTTTGGATTCTTAATATTTAGTATTGTAAACTATTATTGGGGTGACTTTAATGTTTTAGCTTATTTTTCATGGGCTAATATTGGAGCTTATTTTGGTATTGGATTAGTTTATGCTTTGTTTAAGACGTACGTATATGCAAAGAAGCAACGAGCCAAGTCATTGACTGATGAACATACATCATATAAATATAAGCGAGAAAGAGCTATAGAAGATCTTAAAGGTAATGTATTCCGCTGGTGGTTTATCTGGCCTATTTCTTTAGTATATTGGATATTCTCTGATTTATTTAGAGATATTTGGGCTTTTCTTTGGGGAAAGGTCAGCATATTCTTTACATCGATATTCGACTGGGGATTTGGAAAACCAACCGATGCTGAAATCAAGTATGAAAACAGAAATAGATTGCCTTTTTTGTAAAGAATAAAACAGATATATACATTAACTAAATAATTATGGAAAGAAAAGAAGTTTATAAAGCATTTGATACTGAAAGAGAGTATCAGGAAAAAGAAACCTCGAACCCAAATCGCCCAGATATGATCGAAGAATTTAATATGGGAACAGCAATGCAAGCTTTAAATGTGATGCTAGGAGTCGCTGGTAATATATGGTATACAGAAAGTCCAGAGAACAATTATGAGGGTACTATGAATATGTTGCGTAAAATTGGGGGGGTTTGTACACAAATGGGCGAAAAATACGGAATGCCTGAACGTAAGTGAATATATAGATAAAATAATTCACGTAACACGATATGACCGATCGAGTATTAAATTTCAAGGGGTTTTTATATGAATCCGAAAACCAGCCTAAGGTAAAAATAATTATGCTTAGTGGTGGTGAATTTAAGGGTAGTATAAGTGAACCGCTAGCAAAAGAATGTAAAAAAAGAAAAATTGGATTCCATTTTGTTAATACTACTGAATCCGAAATGGAGAAAAGTGACCTCGGACATACCATAATAACTCCTGATGGGAAAGTTAAGATAGATCCAGAAACATCAGCTATTTTACTCAGAGCAGGAATGATAAAGAGCGTACATAGTGAAGCTATAGTAGAAGAGCTTACTGCTTCTGGTTATTTTATTGTTAATAGTTTAAAATCGATGCAAATCTGTACTAATAAATACATTAGTGGAGAATACCTAGAAAGGGCAGGACTTCCAGTTCCTAGAACAGTTTTATTATCAAACGAGGATATTGATCTCGATATAATAGTTAAAAAAATAGGTGGTAAGTTTCCAATAATAATGAAACTTCTAAATGGATCTAGAGGGATCGGGGTTTCTATAGTCGAGTCACAAAATTCATTCAAATCAGTATACCAAACACTTAAAAAACTAGATCCTGATAATGAGGTTATTATTCAGGAAATGATAGATTCTGATTCAGATATACGAATTCATGTTTTAAATGGAAAGATAATCGGTTTAATGCAAAGAACTACAGGAAGTGATGATTTTAGAACGAATTATTCTTTAGGTGGAAGTGTTTCAAAAATCAAGATTTCTAAAGAAATTGAAGATATTGCAATAAAAGCTGCAAGCGTAGTCGGATGTATTTGGTGTGGTGTTGATATAATGATAGATAAAAAAACCAAAAAACCTTATCTCTTAGAAGTAAACTCTTCACCAGGTGTTGAGGGAATATCTAAAGTTTTAGGTTCTCCTATTGTTAATAAGATTATAGGTTTCCTTATTGACAAGGAAAATTGGAAATATACACTAACCGAAGCTGGATACCTAGAAGTTATTGATATTGAAGGTATTGGTAAAGTTGTTGGTCTTTTAGACAGCGGAAATGGTGGACTTACGTCTTCTATACACTGTGATGAGATTAAAGTTAAAAATGGATATGTATACTGGAAAATTGGCAATAAGAAATTTAAGAATAAGCTAGTAAGAGAGGTCGTTGTTTATCCAGGAGCAAATAATAGTAGAATAACCGAAAAAAGACCTATTATTAAATTAAATGTTGATTTCAATGGTACAAAATTACCAATTGATGTTTCTGTTGTTGATAGAGGGAAAAAATCTGCACCATTCTTATTTAATAGAAAACTAATAAAACATTTGAAATTAATGATCAATTCAAATGAAATTTTTATGGTAACTAAATGTTTTGATCCAGATTATGATCCTAAAAAATCTAAAGGCAATCCACGTTCTGGTGTTGAATTCATGATGAAAAATAAATAAATTATAATAAAATGGGAAAAGAAGGAAAAACTGAAAAAATTCAGGTATTACTCTCGACAGAAGAATTGGGAGAATTAAGTAAAAAGATATCAAAAAAAGCTCTTACCAAAGGTGAGCCTCCAGTATCTATATCACATTATGTTGGTGAATTAATACGTAAGGACCTTGGAAGAGCTTCTGGTGTTAAAAAATAGAATAGTTAATTAACTATTTTTTATAAAATCTTCATACCCCATTACTCTAAATGATGATGGGGTTTCTTCTTGTGGATGGGTATCCTCAACATGATCGTCATCTGCAACATGGGTTTCATCCTCGTCATCATCACTATATGCACCTTCGGGTTCTACACCTTCTGGTTCATCAGATACTATTTCAGCAGGTATTGTAGCTTCAGCAGGTGTTTCTTCAGTAGAAACTTCTGCAGTTGTATCAGTTGCTGTTGTTTCGGGGCTTTCCACGACTTCACTGTTATGATCTCCAAAGTTATCTACTGTTGGTGTAGCCTCTTCTATTCCAGTTTCTTGCGGTGTGTAATCTAAGTCATCTTCAACCTGATTATCTAATGTTTCTTCGTTAAGTTTTTCTGTCATTATTTTATATTAAATTTATAAATCTATATATCAATATTATATTGTCTTCTTTTAAAATGTTCCGGATATATAGTATATGAGAATACTTTTGGAGTTTGATGATTTTATAGACGAAGCTTCTTTATCAGAAGAACAGCAATCGATGATAAGGGCTTTTGTAAAGAAATATGAAAAATATTTTAATTTTCATGATTCTGCTAAGTTTGAAGAGTCAATAGGGCAGATAGCTGATGATATTATGTCAAAACTTTCTATATCAACAAGTTTAAAAGATGCTGTTGAAGAATATATTACTAGTTTACATACACTATCTGATGGAATATCAGTTGTTATGACACCAGATCCTCATTTGATTTATAGAAAAAATCCAGATATGGTACAAACTATCGTTGGATAGTGAAATTAATCCGTAAATCAATACTATAACTATTTAAAATAATAAATTATGGACGCATTAGAATTTGTAAAAATAATAGATAAAGATTTAACAATAGTTGATTTTTGGGCACCTTGGTGTGGCCCATGTAAAACACTATCACCAATATTAGATAGTATTAACGAAAAAGATACTGAATTGAAAATTTTGAAGGTTAACGTTGATGAATCAAAGGAATTAGCAGCGCAATTTGGAATCCGTAGTATACCAACAATGATATTTATGAAGGACGAAAAAGAGATTGATCGAATCTCTGGTGTAATACCAGAACCTCAGTTGCTTAAAATCATAGAAAAGAATAGAAAAGAATAATGGAAAATTTAATAGAGACTTTGACTGAATTATTTAGCGAACATGAAGAAAATCCACAGTTTTCCGAACCTAAATGGAATCCTAATGGAAATGGTGTTATGTATGTTGAGTTTCAACATCCTGAGTACGGTAACGCAAGAATAAGATGCAAGTTAGCTAATAGACTTGGTGATGTTAGTTTAGTCTCTGCTAAACCTATGAAAAGATTTAATGAGAATAGTGCATATCCATGGGATAGCACTATAAAGAGTGTTTATACTGTTTTTTCTAGCATCCCTGGAGTTTCTGGGGTTGCAAATAGAGGAGTTAATAGATCTTTAATTTAAGCTTATGAAATTTAATGAATTTGGTCTTCCAGTTACATTTGGAACAAAAATGAAACGTATCCCATGTAAGATTGTTGGACATAGGTGGGACAAAAAAGATCACTATATACAACCATGTAAGAATTGTGACAAGGCAAGACATCGAATGTATTCTGAATATAAAGCTATGTCGGGAGAGAAAAGTATCTCTTGGCAAATTATATAATCGGGCAATCTCAGGCAATAGGTGGCAATTCTAAGTCACTCTACTAATCTATAAACATATTAAAACCAGATACTTAATAATATCTGGTTTGTATTAGGTGGCAACGTCAGGCAATTAATGGAGAATTTTACCAAAAAATACGAATCAAAAATAAAAAATACCATATAATAAATATGATAAATGAATTTAACAAATACGCAAAAAGTGAACATAATATAAGTTCACTATCAATGCATCGCTACAACCAACATATTGAAGATTCAATGACTCCATATATCTTGGAAGAAAGGGAAATGAGAGTTACTCAAATGGATATATTCTCAAGGTTGATGATGGATAGACTTTTATGGATATCTGGTCCAGTTGATGATATGATGTCAACAATAGTACAAGCACAGTTGATGTTCTTGGATTCAGTAGATGAAAAAGATATTACTATGCACATTGATAGTCCTGGTGGATACATCAAATGTGGTCTATCAATGGTTGATGTAATGGATTACATTAAATCTGATATTATTACAGTTAATACAGGAATGGCAGCTTCTATGGGATCTGTATTACTTGGTGCAGGAACCAAAGGTAAAAGATATTCATTAAGATTCTCTCGTGTTATGTTACATCAGGCTTCTGGTGGGTTTAGTGGAAATATACAAGATGCTAAGGTTAATATTGATGAGCTCGAAAAGTATAACGAATTACTTTTTGAATTACTTGGTGGATATTGTGGTAAAGATGCAAAACAAGTAAAAGAAGATGCAACTAGAGATTTTTGGTTAAATGCTGAAGCAGCAAAAGCATATGGTATAATCGATGAGGTTATAACAAAGAAAAAATAATTTTTTTATTACGTAAATATTATCTATATTTGCAACTATGAACATGATAAACCCTGAAATGAAGTTATTATTAAATAACGAGCAAAATGTATTCTTTACATCAGATACACACTATAATCACCCGAATATATGTAGTGGTACTACCAAGTGGACTGAGGGTGGTACAAGAAGGGATTTCTCTTCAGTCGAACATATGAACAACACAATTGTTAATAATATTAATAATATGGTGGGCCAAGATGATATTCTATTTCACTTAGGTGATTGGAGTTTTGGTGGATTTGATTCAATAGGAGAATTTAGAGATAGAATTGTTTGTAAAAATATTCATCTAATTTTAGGAAATCATGATCACCATATTGCTAGAAATAAAGGTGGAGTGCAGGATCTATTCTCATCAGTTCAATATTACTTACCTCTGACCACAGTTAAGCCTGGGGAAAAAAGAAATGATAAGCATATTAAAACTAGATTTGTTTTATTCCATTGTCCTATTGCTAGCTGGTCAGGTATTGGTGATTATGTAATCCATTTACATGGTCATTTACATTCGAATGAACATAGTAAGTTCCATCCAGGAAAAGCTATGGATGCAGGTCTAGATGGTAACAATCTGGATCCTTATAGACTAAGAGAAATCATAAGTCATATGAGAGGTAGACCTAGGGTAGGTATTCGTTTAGGTTTAGATCACCATGAGGCGAATCTTGCTAATCTTTAGTGATATATACAAAAAACAATATATCAAAGAATGGAAAATTTAAGATTATATGAAGAGTTCATAAATGAATTCAACGATCCAAGTACACCAGGAGCTCAATTGATCAGGAAACTGCATCTTGCACAAACTGAAGAAGAAGTTGATAAGATAAGAAAAGAACTTAGCCAAAAAGCATCTTGGGGAAAAAGTGATGTTGATCATATGTTAAGGAAATATCGTGAGAGCATTGATTATGATGGGCCAGATTTATTTGTTCCTGATGAAAAAACAACTAGTACTACTAGTGTTAGCAATTCTCCCCAGTGGACTGATGAATCATATCAAGAGTGGATTGATAGCATGGCATGGTCTGAAGGTGAAGTTGAATCTGATTATGGTTATGAAATGGCTCAAAATGCAATGCATGAACCTGGTTTAGTTGATTTTGTTAAGAAGAAAATTAATAATGATGGTGGTGACGAAAGTCCATTGGATAGAATTCAATGGGATATAGAAGCATCTATGGGGTAAATGGAGTTTAAGGTAACCTCCTGCAAATTCGATTCCAAACTTAATGATGTACCAGAATTACAAATCAAACTGGAACAGATGTATGAAAATGGTTGGGAATTAGTTAAGATGTTTGAACCCACAGAGCCCAAATATACCAAAGAGCTCTATTGTAAATTAGTCTTTAAAAGACCAAAACAATTATAATTTAATTCCCGAATAATTTCGGGAATTTTTGGTGGTTAAATTCTATTTACTAAGGGAATTGTCAGATAGTGTGGATATATAAATAAAATATTTTATGCTATGATATACAAAAGAAATTGTCCTAAATGTAATAAAGAAATTATATATGCAAATAAATACAATCTTAAAAATGCAGAAGAAAAAAATAGTTTTTGTAAAAGTTGTGCAGTTAAATCTGGAATTACTGAAGAAGAAAGAATAAAAAAGAAAGAGAGGTTTAGTGGTAAAAACAATCCTATGCATGGAAAAACAGGGGAAGAAAACCCGTTCTATGGTAAAAAACACTCTGCTGAAACAATAGATATTTTTAAGAATGTAGATCGATCATATACTAAAACCGATGAATTCAGAAAGAAGATAAGTAATGTAACCATAGGTAAAAATAATCCAATGTATAATCGTAGCATGCATGAATGCTGGGTTGAAAAATATGGAGAAGATATAGCTAATTTAAAATTAATAGGATTTAAAGAAAAACAATCAAAATTATCTAAGGGTAATAATAATCCTATGTTTGGTAAAACATCTCCAAAAGGTTCTGGTAATGGATGGTCTGGTTGGTATAATGGTTGGTTCTTTAGAAGTATATTAGAACTTTCCTATATGATTAATATAATTGAACGATTCAAGCTTAAATGGGAGAATGCAGAAATAGCCAAATATAAAGTTCCTTATAAAATCAATAATTTTGATAGAACATATAGAGCTGATTTTATCATAAACAGTAAATATATGCTAGAAATAAAACCAGTTGCATTACGGAATACTGAAATTAATATATTAAAAAAGAATGCAGCTATTAGTTTTTGTAAAAATACTGGGTTGATATACAAAATAACTAGTTGTAGAATCTTAACAGATCAAGAGATAGCAGAGCTTTTTAATACAGATAAGATAAAATTTACAAAAATATGCGAAATAAAGTATAATAATAAGTATAAAAGTAATGGATTTTAAAAATATTAATTATGAATAAAAAAGAATTGTGGATTTTACGTGGCCTTCCTGGGTCTGGAAAAAGTACAGTTGCCAAGTCATTAAACGCTTTGCATTTTGAGGCAGACATGTATCACGTAGATGCGAATGGAGTTTATAACTGGAAGGCTGAAAATATAAAGAAATCACACGCGTGGTGTAAAGAAAGTGTTGAAGCTAGTATGATTGGATCAAAAGATAATCCTATGTTCGAAAGAATAGCTGTATCTAATACATCTACACAGGAGTGGGAAATCAAACCATACCTTGAATTAGCTGAGAAGTATGGTTATAGAGTATATTCATTAGTCGTTGAAAACCGTCATGGTGGGGAAAATGAACATGCTGTACCAGAAGAAACTATCGATAAAATGCGTGAGCGTTTTGAAGTAATACTATAATTTTTTTTATTACGAGTATTATTCATACTTTTGTTTAAAATAAATTTTCTAATGAAATGATTGATAGCAGAGAACAAATAGGGGATAAAATATTCATTGCTCAGACAACGTTCTATATTTATGAGAATGAAGAACATTTACAGAGCGATAGACCTGCTTTTTGTACTACCTCGGATAAGGAAGTCTTTGAGAGTCATAAAAGCAGACTTAAAAAAGAATTAGGAATCCAAGAAGATGTTATAGAACCAGAAATCAACGAACCTGAATTCCCCCACGATGTTTGGACACATGAAGGAATGACCCGTTGGTGTAAAATTTGTGGAAGTAGTGCGAATAGAAAAGGAGAATGCATACACCCAAAATGTAAAAACTATAAAGAATAATATGTCACTAAATTTAGAATGTCCAAATTGTCATAGAGTTATTGGTGAAGCCAGTAATGCTGATAATTATATCCATCATTTCTATAATCATAATGAAGAGGGTGAACCAATTTGTCCAAATTGTGGTACTGGTGATGAACATGGAGTATTTTATTATGCGATAGTTATGATCGGAACTGGATGGCTTGGTGGTTTGATAATTTGGGGATTTGTTGAATTAATAAAAATTATTATATGAAAAAAAGAGTTTATAGAATGTATGGGCTAGTACCATATAGTCTTTCAGGTGAGCAAAAAATGATCCAATTTGGTCATGGTATACACAATGCATATCAAATCGAGTTTGGTGAGGATGAAGATTATAAACAATGGGCAACTAAAGATATGACCGTTATGGCTCTCAATGGTGGAACCACGAATATGAGAATTACTGAGGAGGGAATTCCATTCGGTACTCTAAACCAACATAGTATTACATTGGATGATATGGAGGTTAAACATTCACATTTTTATGAACCAGATCTTGGTGACCAATTAACTGCAATTACGTTTTTGGTTGATGAAAGAGTTTGGGATCACAAAGGTGAATATCCAAATTTTAAATATGACGAGCATTATGATACTCATTACGGATCTCAATTTTATGAATGGAAAATGAAATTCTCTGATGACGAGGATGAAGCAGATCGTATTGTTGAGATAAGAAAATTTTTAAGCCAATTTAGAATGGCTTAATTTTTTTATTACGAAAGGAATGATTATATTTGTGAAATTAAACAAAAATGAATATGAAAAAGCTGTTTTTTACCTTGCTATTATTTATACCAATATTAGCTTTAGCACAAGAAAATAACGTATATAAGCAAACCTCAGAATTTGCTTTTCATACAATCCAAAAGGACACATTATATTTGGATATGTCAAATTATGCCACTCCTGGTATAGTTAAAGTATGGACAGAAGATACTTTATACAATCAAATTAAACCCGTCATTATTGTATTACCAAATGGAGAATTTTGGTGTATATTAAGCGAGATTGAAAGTTGTATTATCTGGTCATATACTTCAGATAGAACTGTGTATTCCGAATATCGAATTAACAAAAAAAGGAAAAAATCATATGAGACACAGAACAATTCAAGATTCGAAAGTAAATAGTATATTAACACCATTAAATCTTTAAGTTATGGGGATTACGGGAGATTTTTCAGCTTGGGCTGAATCGGAGAGAGGTAAAGAATTTTTAATGGAAATGAGTAAAGGCTTGGATCGAAAAATCGAAAAGGCTAAATCTGAACATGAAAAAATTGAAAAACTAAGTAACGAGGAATTCGATTTACATATCAATAAACTTAGTGATAAATCACCATTACCTGCATCATTACTATTTGATGTTGCCGATCATTATGGTGAACCTTATACTGATGCATTGGATGAATTTGATGTCAAATTTGGGACTGGTTCGGTAACATACAGAAACCATATCTTTAATTGGGTTAATGGACAGGGAACGATATTAAGGATCTTTAAAGATGAGCCCGAAGGGCCAAAACAGTTGTTATGCATTTAGAAGATTATAAAATATGAAAGAGAAAAAAATTAGTGCGATCACCAAACTTAAGAGAAAATTCTTTTCTTCGCTTACTGGATTTAAAATTGAAGATCTAAGTATATTAAAAGAAGCTTCCAAATATAATGAATATGCTACAGAAGCATTAGATGAGGAAGATGGTTTAAATGATAATTTCCTTTTTGACTTTAAGAATTATGGCTCAGGTTATTCTAGAACCAATGGCAGAACTTTTATAAGTCCATCCTTTGTTGGTGCTGATGGTAATATTATAAGAAATGTATCGCCTATAACTGATGAGAATGGTAATTCTGTAGTTGAAGGTATTGGTGAGGTAACAGAGGTTCCAGTTAAGATTTCTGTTAAACCAAAGGATGTTTTACATGAATTGGAAACTATCCCAACCCCATGGAATCTAATTAATCTTGATGATAAAATTGCGATATTAAGACAGAAAAAGGAATTAATTGTACAAAAATACTCTAGACGCGAGGTTGTAGCACTCATAGAAAGACTTGAAAACAGGAAAAAATATGCTGAACATAATAAATTCTTCCATGGATTTCAAAATACTACTGATGAGAAAATCAAAGTTTTGATCGATAAGTATGAAAATTTAACAATGGAAATATCTGATCTTTTTGTTCCTGAATTCCCTGATGAAGCTATTAAGATAATGAAGGATTACACAAGAGTAATGAAAAAGGTATGTGATAAAAAGCCAGTTTTTTATGTTATTGCAGAAAAGGAAGAGTTCAAGAAAGCTGATGAGAAAAGAGATCCTATTTTACTTGTACAAAGTCCATTTGGATTCTATTGGCAAATATTAGGTGCTTGGGATGAAGAAATGATTTTACTTAGTGAATTATAAATTTTTTTATTACGTAAAAAATATCTACTTTGCGATATGACAAATATAGAAAGAGCATACATGATCGCCGAAAAGGCACACAGAAACCAGTCTTATGACATTTATACGTATATGTTTCATATCAGAATGGTTGCTGGTATTGCTGAATCCCTTGGTTTTGATGAAATCATTATTATTGCTTGTATTCTTCATGATACCATAGAGGATACTGACATTACTTATAATGATATCAAAAAAGCTTTCAATGAAGAAATTGCTGAAATTGTATATGCGGTTACCGACGAACTTGGAAGAAACAGAAAAGAAAGAAAGGGAAAAACCTTACCAAAAATAAGAAATAACTGGAAAGCAGTTGTTGTAAAGATTTGTGATAGAATTGGTAATATGACACATTCAAAATCTTATAACAAAGATAAATTTAAAATGTACACTAAGGAATATGCTACTTTTCGTAAGGAGATTACAAATCCAGAACACAAGAAAAGAGAAATATCTATTGCTTGGGTAGAATTAGAAAAAATAATAGCATGAGAAAATTAGCAACAATTAGAAAAATCTCAGATATCCAACCTATCGAAGGTGCTGATATGATTGAGGTCGCAACCATAGATGGTTGGAAAGTAGTAATCGGAAAGGATGTTGGTCATGAAATTGGTGATTTGGTTGTTTATTGTGAAGTTGATTCTTTTCTACCTGTTGAACCAGAATTTGAATTCTTAAGAAAAAGCTCATTTAAAAAAATGGGTGACAAAGAAGGATTTAGAATACGCACAATTAAATTACGTAATACTATTAGTCAAGGTTTAATATTAAATTTAGATACTTTAGCTGTAATTACAAAAGGAAAAATCGTTAAAGATGGAGATGCAACGAAACTAGTTATTGAAAATGATATATAGAATAAAAACTATATATTTATGAAGCCAGATATAACCATATATAAAATAACAAATACTATAAATGGTAAATGTTACATAGGTAAAACCTCAAATTCAATAAAAACTCGCTTTCAAGTGCATATAAGAAATGCTAGAAATAAGATTAATAGAAAATTATATGATGCAATGAATAAGTACGGGTATGATTTTTTTATTGTCACCGAATTGGAAGTATGCTCGAATGAGAAAGGTGATGTATTGGAAATTCATTATATAAAGGCATATAATTCATTTAGTGAGAATGGATATAATATGACTATAGGCGGAGACGGGGGAAATACTGGAAAATATTATAGTAAATCTCCATATGAATGGATTAAAGAAAATAAAGGAGAGGAAGAAGCACAAAGAATAAAGAATGAAGCATATAAGAAAGTTTCAAAATCATTATCTATTTATTGTAAAGGGAAATCATTAGAAGAACGATGGGGAAAGGAAAAAGCTCAAAATGCTAAAAGTAAAATCAGTAATTCGATAAAAGCACTTGGAATAAAACCCCCAATAAACCACTGGGAAAGGGGAAATCATCCGATGTTAGGTAAAACCCACACCGAGGAAAGTCGGAAAAAAATGTCTAATGTTCGTAAAGGAAAGGGGTATGATGAAATATATGGTAAAGAAAAATCAGATGAATTAAAGGCTAAAAAATCTGAATTATGGAAGGGTAAACAAAATCCAAATTCAAAGCCAGATCTAACTGATATCGAAATCAGATCTATTTTTGAATTATTATTAGATTTACATACACTCAAAGAGATTTCTAAAAAGATAAATATTTCTGAATCGAGAATTAGAAAAGTTATCAGGTCTTTTGGTATTAAAAACCTTCAGATTGAAAAACGAAAATTGGAATTTAAAACTTTAATTGCTAATATATTAAAAACATGAAAGAAATTATATTAAATGAAGGAACTGATGTTACTGAACTTTTAGGAATTCAGAAATACGAACCACCTATTCCAGCACAATTGGGTGGTAAAGTAAAGGGTAACTTTCCTTCGTTCATTAGGAAGACCGATGAAGAACGCGTTCAGAATCTTGTAAAAGATTATATGAAATGGGTTGAATATGGGATTCTTTTCTATGCCACTGAAAAACTCGATGGTACCTCCGCAACTTATTACCTATATGATGGGGAGTTTGGTGTATGTTCTAGAAATTGGGATATGCAAAGACCTACTCCAATTGAAAAAGGTGCTACTATAATATGTGATGATGGTATTGAAAGACTGGTACAAGAAAACACATATTGGAAAGTTGCAAGGGAATTAGATATCGAAGCTAAAATGCGTGCAATCGGCGGAAATTTTATGGTACAGGGAGAAATTATAGGTGAAGGAATTCAAAGTAATAAATATAAAATTAAAGGACAAACATTAAGGGTTTTTAGTTACTTCAACATTGTTACCTATGAATATGGAAATCTTGATGAACTTATAGGTATTACTAATTCTATGGATTTAATAATGGTTCCTGTAATTGATGAATACTTTACTCTTCCTAAGACCATAGAAGGTATATTAGCATATGCTGAAAGCAAATCCAGAATAAATACCCAAATAGAAAGAGAAGGTGTTGTCGTTAGAAGTGTTGATTCAGTAATATCATTCAAAGCAATTAGTAATAAATTTTTAATTGAAAATAAGGAATAATGAGGGTATCAATAAGTGGAATAGTATGGTGGTTTGTTAAAGTAGCTATTGCTATAGTAATTGTTTATTATATAGCAAAGAAATTTGCAGCTGATGAAATTAAAGATCTTAGATCCAACAATGAAGCTTATAAGGAGTTGGTTGGTGAGAAAATTGTTTTAAGTAAGGATACGTTAATAATTATTGATTATTCAATACTTAATAGTACCCTGGAATTGGAGGATGGCAGAACTGTAAATGTAAATGTCTATAATGATCTTGCATTGAATAAGGATGAATATAATTTCAAAAAGTATAATGAAAGTAACGGAACTGAATATCAAGAGTCTGAAACTGAGACATATGATAGCGGAACTGAATATTATTAAAACTTAATATTATGAACGAATATGTATGTTGTGATATACCATGTCATGATAAGGATGGAAATTATGTTGCATGGTGGAATCCAGCAAATGTCCCGTTAGTAATTAAGATATTAGAAAATGAAAATCCTAGTTATAAATTTCATCAATTTGTGACTAGTCCAGGAAATGGAGGATATAGTGAATTTGCAATAATGAAAATTAAAAGCTAATGCCTACAATCTATAAATATCGATATTGGTGTGTTACTTGTCAAGAATGGGAACTATTTAGTGCACCCTTATTGGACAAGGAAAAGAAAGAAAGAGCTTGTGAGGTGTGTGGGAATCCAGCACCAGACGGACTAAAGTTTGGTGATGTTCCTGACGAGAAAATCCTTGAGCAGAGAAAGAGATATGCTGAGTATAGAGGTCAAAGGTTTCGGAAAACCATGAATACGTACATGAGGCCTTATAATCAGACGAGTCAGTTTCTGGATTTATTTAGAGAAGATGTTCCTGTTGAAATTATTGAACATGATGCTGGGCAAGATAAGATTGATTCTGATAAACGCATGAATGCGGAAAGAATAAGAGTAGAAAATAAAGAAGAAGTATTAAAATATAAAGGGCTTAAGCGAAACGACATTTGTCGATGCGGATCAGGTATAAAATATAAAAAATGCTGTCTTCATAGAGTTGGATCACTAAGATATTAAAATGGGAACTATAGAAAAAAGAATTTATGGACAAACTATTCCAGAATATGGATGTGAAATATTTACAATAAAGGTATTTGATAAATGTGTAAAAAAAGGCCTTTTCATAAATGATAATGGTAGTGCTTATTATGTTAAAGATAATAAGATGTGTAGAGACGAAGAGTATTTTTCATCAGTTCCAGATGATGCAACACATGTTGTTTGGTTTAGTAAATAATATTAATTATTATGAAAACCGAAACTATAACTATTTATAGATGCGATCATTGTAGCAAGATATACCAGATAAAGCATTATGCAGAAAAGCATGAGAAGTCATGTACCAAGAATCCAGACAATAGAAGGCCTTGCTTTGGTTGTGATAATCTGAAAATGAAAAAAACAACACTCCATAGTGATAGTTATGCTGGAGCATATGATTATGAGGTAGAAATATTATTTTGTCAAAAAGTTAATTCCTTTTTATATCCACCAAAGGTAGAACATAAGAAGAATTGGTACGAAACAGATCCAGTCTCGAATAAACCAATGCCTAGGGAGTGTGAGTTTCACACATATGAGGAGCTTGATTTTGATGAAATATTTAAAGAATAAGAAAATGGAATTGAAAGAAAAAATACAAAAAGATTTCATCATAGCGATGAAAGAAAAAAACCAAACACCTAAGGCTGCATTAATTAGTCTTAAAGCAAAAATTCTTGACGCTGAGAAAGAAAAGATGGATTCCTTGGAGGAATCAGAGGTTTTAAAGGTTATAGCTTCTGCGATAAAACAACGTAAACAGTCTTATGATGCATATCAAGAAGCTGGACGTCAGGAATTAGCTCTTGTTGAATATGCTGAAATGGTTGAGATGGAAAAATATTTACCAAGTAAGCTAACTATTTTTGAAACTGAGTTAATAGCTAGAAAGTTCATAAAAGAGCTATGCTCAATTCCACAAACTAAGGCTTTACCTACACAAGCAATTATAGGTAAAACAATGGGTATGTTCAACAAAGAATATACCGGGCAATTTGATCCTAGTAAAATCAAGGCTATTATTGAAAGCGTTACAAAATAATTTTATTATGAAAAAGAAATTAGTATTTAACAATAAGCCAAATCCATCTAGAATCATAGATGGTAAAAAAATATGGTTCGGACGTTCACCTTCTGTAATATGTGCTATTATAGTAAGAGAATGCCCGGTTCCTGGTCATTCTATTGATTATATATTAATTTCACGTAGGGGTAAAGGTTCACCTGACCATATAGGAAAATGGAATCTGGTGTGTGGATATCTTGATTGGCATGAAAATGCCACAAATGGCTGTTATAGAGAAGTCTGGGAGGAAACTGGTTTAGATCTTAAGGAACTTATAGAGACTGAATATGTATTAAGTAATCATATGGACCAGCCTTTTTATGTTAATACTGATCCATCAGAAAATAATGAAAATGTTGGACTTAGACATGGTGTACATATAAGGGTTGAATCAATAGAGGATTTCATTAAAAAAAATCCATTAACCTGGGAAAATTCAGAACCGAATGAGGTAGATGGATATGCGTGGATAACTTTAGATGAGGTTGAAGATTATGAGTTTGCATTCAATCATGATGATGTTATACGTTACTATGTGGATATGGTAAATTAAGGTCTTATTTCTTTCCTACATCCAGCAGATATTCTAAAATGTAATAGCCCGCTTAGATTATCACTTACTGTAAAGCTTAATTCATCTCCACTCTCAGGTTTTAATAATAAAGGTTCATTATGTGTTGCTCTAATAGTAACCCATGTATTCGTTCCATCACTGCCACTTGCTGAAATTTCTGTACCTGCTATTTGTATCATTTCCATCATATTCAAAATGGTAGTTGAAAATAATATTTCACCGTTAATCTCTCTTTTGTAACCTAATCCAGATATTAATGTAACCCCTAAGAATTGATCATAAGGCAAGTAAGGCATTGTTGCATCTGCAAGTGTTCCGGCCATAGCATCTACCATACTTATTTTAAATTCATCAACAAGTAACCAAGTACCTTTTTCTGGTTTTATTGAATATCTAAGTGGGGTTCCTGTTTGTTTAAATTGAATATCATCAAGATAATATTTAGGAGCTTTACCCACTGATATTCCTTGTATTACTCTTAAAGCATCAAGTGTTGTTGAAGCAGATAAGTCACCCATGTCTGTTAAAGGAATAACTATATTATGCCAAACATCATAAATATTATAAGAAAAATAATTAGATAGATCGACTGATGTTCCAACTTGTAGATTTGTATTTGTGTCCCAACCATAAAGAATTATGCTATCACCAGCCTTCCAATCTTTATCGACATAAACCCATATTGTTAAAGCAACATATCCAGTCATATTAATTGGGACAGAACTTAATAATTGATAAACATCATCTATTGGTGCATTATCAACTTTTAAACTATTTGCTCCGGCAAGAGTATGGTTTTGGTCGCTACTTATAAAAGTTGTTTTAACACCACCTACAATATCCGAAGCAGTCCATAATATATCATCTGCATTATAAATACTTGCAGCGGTTCCACCAAATGCAGCATTAACATTCATATCAATACCTTCGGTATCATTTGAAAAGAATAATAATTCATTCTCAAACTCCCGATAAGGTACTGTAGTTACAACTAAAGCATTAGTTTTTATGTTATCAGTAGTAACAACTTGAGCTTTTAGTCCAGTTGCTGGGTCTGTTATATGTGATTTTATTGGCATTATTAATTAAGTTCTATCTACCATTAAAAATGATACTCTCGCTTTCGTCTCGCCTGTTCCTCCTGTTGTGAATCTAATACCCATTGTATCATTTGATCCTAATATAAATGAACCCTCTTTATTATAAACAATTTCTTTACCGTTACTTTCAATATATTGTTTATCTATAACTGTAAAAGTACCACCCATTGTTGGGTCTACCCCTGTTGCTATCACAGGTGCTACATTTCCTGAACTCTGGTTCATATTAATTGGGGTTACCGTTGATCCACCACTTGTTAAAGTTGCACCTACTCCAATTTCGAAGTAAGTACCTATTACTGGCACTGTTCCAGTTACTACAGGTTGCATTCTAATATAAGTTATAATTAGGTCTTGTGTATTTGATATATTTTTTAAATGTAATATTGTTTGTGTCTTTGCAGTTATCCCTGTATCAATACTTTGAACCTGGTAAGCATGACCATAGGTTCTTGATATATGATATTGTAAAGAATGGGTTTCAGAAACTACCGTTAATCTATTTTCAGAATTGACTGCTGCTATTTTTCCACTACCTTTACCGTCTTCTATTTGTATTCCCATATTTTATATTATTTTTGTAATGTCAAAGTCGAACATAGCAACATTAATTGAAATCTTTTGACTAGTATTTCCTGAAGGTGCTGTATAATTTATACCAAAAGAATACCCTGGTGGTATTACAATTCTCCCTTCTTCTATAGTATTGCTTGTTCCTGGTGTAACATAAGCCCACCACCAATGGGTTCCCCCACCATCAACTTGTGTTGTCATACTTTTCTTAAAAGTTCCAACCATAGTATCTCCATTTCCGAAATTACTATTTACTGGAACAATATCTGTTCCACCTGTAATTGTTGAGTTTTTATAATATTCTAATGTTCCGCCTCCAGTACCGCCAGTACTTTCCCATACATCAAAGAATACCCTATCAATAACGATTCTATTATTTGTATCCGTATCATCATTTTTAATCCAAATCATTGGGGTTTCAACAGCATCTGTTAAAGTAATTTCTTCAGTTGTCGCTTCATAATAATGTCCATCAATCGATGATTCTAATCTCTGCTCAAGTGAAGTGGCTCTTGTCATTAATTGATTATCATTATTTACTCCAGCAGAAAACCCTCTTCCCTTTCCGTCTCTTATTTGTGTCATATTTATCTTTTAATTATCTATAATGTCTTCGTCACCTAAAATTGTATCGGTTAATATAGACATTTGAAGATTTAATCTTCTCAATTCTTTTAATATTCCTTCTAATAACATTTCAGTTGATTGTTCTGTATTAGGACTTATTATGTCACCAACTTCATTTTCTACCTGTATTGATTTTAGATATGTCATGTTATTATATATCTTATATTATTATATATCTACTTCCAGTTGATTGAACTGTCATAGCATTAGGAGATTTAAGAGTTTGAGTTAATTCAAAATCTATGGTTTCAGTTCCTGTGGTATCTACTGTTATAATTCCAGGTCCTGAATTTTTTATAACGAATATTTTACCCTTAATCCCTACTGCACTACGTAAAGTTACAGCAAATGTGTTTTCTATGCAATCAATGGTAAAATCATTTTCAGTAACTGTATATGCTGCAGAGATTTCAATGATCTCTCTGATTCCTGTAATTTCCTCGAAAGTTAAATTAGTAGTATCCAATATAATTGGATTTGCAGTCGATAAATTAAATAATTTACCTGCATTTGATGTACCTGAAGTAACTAATACAATAATACCATTAAAAACATCATCGTTTGTTGAAAGATCTATTGATCTATTCCATCCAGTAGCACCAACATCATAAATCCCATTTTCTGAAGCTGTTATTTGCTCTTTAACCAGTATCCTATTACCTGTTGCACCGCTAATCCCATCAATAGTTTGTATTCCTGCTAATGCTATATCTTCAGTAGTAGTTACTAAACATGGTATTTTAATGCTTGCTCCTCTTAATTGTGAATAATTGTATAATCTTGTGCCCATTTCATTTTATATATTAAATTTCAATATTTAAACTATTTGGTTAATGCTAATAGACTTTCTAATGAACTTAGGATGTCATCAATCCCTAAAGGAGAAAGATAATATACTCATAAATTAATCTTCTGTGGGCCAGTTTGGATTAGGTATTTTTGTATTATTAATGATATCTATAATATACTCAGTTTCCAAATCATCAGGGTCTATTTGTTTTATCTTTAATTTTTTAAGTTCACTTTCTATAGAAGAAAAATTAGGGTCATCAACTACATCTAAATCTAGGTAATATCTATTATTGTAGAAAGTAACTAATTCTATAGCTGCCGCTCCATTATTATAAGTGCCCTCAAATAAATGTTTATCAGAAGGTTTTATTTCTATCATATCTCTTTTATTTCCCATTATAATGCGTTTATATAAGTATTTATCGCTGTGGCGAAATTACTAGCCTCAGTAGTAGTTAATCCTGCTCCCATAAAAGCCATCTGCGTAGATGTTTGTCCATGACTAAGCCAACTTCTAAATAAATAAATATAACTAGAAGATTCACTTGCTGATGCTGTTGAATTGTCTTGTCGTTTAGTCCCGTCTACAAATAAATCCGAATCCGTGCTATCTAATCTATTGGTGTGTAATAATTTAGTAGTTGGATTATATGTTGTACTATTGTTACCCGAACAGTTTATTCTCCAAGTTAATCCCGCAGCAGTAACACTACCATACATATATAAGTCATATGTAGATATAGCCCCTATTAAGCTATCATAGCTCTTTCCACCAGCAGCATTTCTATATATCCCCATACTCATACTATTCTGTGATACATTAACACCATCTACAGTTGGTCTATAATTTGTATTCAATGACTTATCAGAGCCATTACCCACAAAACCTACATCTACTGTAAACGTAGGACTATTAACTTCTGTGAGATTAAATTCATTTGCTAACCAATTAAGTCTAGCACATGCTTGGTTATGAGCAGCTAACATATAAAGAAAGTCTAATTTAGACCATATGCCATATCCTTTTAAACTAATTATAAGATTATTAATAATAAGCTTTCGGGTATCATCTGGTTCACTTCCTGCCGTAGCCATCCTAGCAAATAATGCTATAGATTCTGCTTCATAATTAAATTGATTCAAAATTCCTATTAATAATTTCCTCATTACACTCCCCCTACGCAAGTCCAAATATCACTTGCTACTTTTATTATTTGGATAACTTTATATTGCCCACCAGTATCTAAACCTCCATTTACCGTTACTCCTGAACCTTCAGCTATTGTAACTGTTCCTGCTCCTTGTTGTTCTATACTAATTGCTGTACCTGTTGTAAATGCTACTGAACTATTAGGCGGGACCGTTCCAGCCATCGCAGCAGCATTATTAAATCTTATATACTTTTCAGCATCAGCAAGCACAAAAGTATATGATGTTGAAGCTTGAGCATCAACAGTTAAACTTATAGCAGGTCCAGTTGCTCCAGTTGCTCCTGTAGGACCTGTTGCTCCTGTCGCTCCTGTTGCTCCTGTTACTCCATCCATACCACTTGTCCCTGAACTACCAGCAATACCACTAGATCCTGAAGAACCACTAGAACCACTTGTTCCTGAAGAACCTGAAGAACCTGCAATACCACTAGATCCTGAAGAACCACTAGAACCACTTGTCCCTGAAG